AGGCCCAACGTTTGGGTGGGCATCAAGATCCCAGACCGAACCAGAACGCCATCATAGTAGACGGGCTTGTCGACATAGGTCGTGATGTCGCCCGAGTGAAACTTGAGCCGACCCGTGTCGAGCGCCCACTCAACCGAGCCAGCGGGAGGGTCAGGGGAGAAGGCGCCCTCGTTGGGAACCTCAGTTGAAACAAGGTATTCCCGGTACCCAATTCGAAGCCGGGGGTTTTGCAGCGTGGCTGGAATCGGGTTGAGCGCCAACGAGTTGTTGCCGATGGTCCCCAGATTGCCGTTGGATTCGCTGAACGTAAAGAATGTCTGCTGTTGGAACCAGACCGTTTGGCCCACGAAGCTCCCGGCAAGATCGACGGGTGACCAATTGAGGTTGCCGGTCGCCATCGAGATCTCAACCTGACCAGTGAGCAACGCTGGGTTGAAGTCCAAGTCCGTGAGGACGACGGAGGCTATGAACGTCGTCGAGGCAATCGAGACCCGAAGCGGGAACGCTGCCAAGTCCGCTGACAGCGGTTTTGAAACAGAGATCCGGTTCGTGTTCGAATCCGTTGCGAGAACGCCCGCCTCTGTGGGAGACGACCCGGGCAAGAGCTTGAACCGCTGGTCTTGGCCCCCGTAGTCGAATCGGATGACGACTTCGTTCTTGGTCCACCCGAAAAAGGTGTCGATCAGACTCCCGCTAACTCGGTCGTCCTCTACCAACACCATGAACTCGACCCGGGGGTTGCCCGAAGCCGGGTCGAAATGAGCGTCGTAGGTGACCTGGTTGTAGACGTAGTTGTTCGGCGTCGCCGTGAACGGCGAATTTGCTGAACCTACCCTCGGTGGCTCCAGGACGTAGCCTTCGAATTCCAATCCCATGTCGTATCCACATTTTCATTAGATGATTGGCGACTACCTGGTGTAAACATCCCTAATTGCTCAGTGCGCTGAGACATTAGATGATTCCGCCTGATCCTAGCCCACTCGACCCAGAGGTGGAAGCGGATCCGACGATTGGCATTGGCAATGTCAGTGCAGCGAAGGTCTTGCTCAAAGCAAGCCCAATCGCCGTCGCAAACTTCACAGGACCACTCCCAACCATCCCCACCATCGAGAACCCTTGAACCATGGGTACGCTAGCCGGGGGAGCAAAGAATCTAGCGACAGCAGATCCAGTCCCAACGGAAGGATGCGTGGTCAGAATGAGGCCTTGAACGAAAGCAGCCACCAGTCCATTGGCAAGCCCTAACTGAAAGAGGGGACCGAGAGGCCCAAGCTGCGCTGTAGCAGCCATGGATTCGATCAGGAAACCGTACAGAGCGGGTTGAGGCACGACAAGAGGAAGGCTACCAACGCCCACCCCAGCGGTGCCCACATCCACCGTGGCGACCCGGATAGTGGGGGTCCACAAGCTCAAACCGGTCCCGATGCCCGTGGCAAGTTGCGGCATTCCTGTCCCAATGTTCCCGGTTGAAGCTAGATTCGGGATGAGGACAGATGCCGAGCCAGGACCCGTGATCGGCATCAAATGCTCCTCACGATGACGCCACCCTGAAGAGGATTGCCCGTGGTCCAATCCAAGCTCGGACCTGGAGTCATTGGGTAGCCCCGGGACACGCCGTAGACCGCTGCGGGCCCGCCAAGCAGGATCTGAGGTGCCACTGCCGAAACAGCAACCGCCGCCGCCAGGTTGACCGCCAAGCTCGCAGCGATGCTCACGGCTCCCGCACCGGCTGCCACACTCACGGCTCCCGCCGCTGCATTGAGCGTGACAGCACCCGCCGCTGCGCTCATGGCGATGCCGCCGACGCCAACCGCCACGTTGAAAGCACCACCGGCACAGTTGAACGTCGTCACGCCGCCGAGCACCGTGGTGGAATATGCGCCCGCTGCAATGTTTTGCAGCAAACCACCCGCAAGAACGGTTGAGGACTTACCACCGGTCACGATCGTCTCAAGGACCGCCATGGCATGATGGTATTGGGACTTGCCCGACACCATCTTGTTGTCCTCACCACAGTTCAGTGCATGACCATTTATGGCGTTGACGACCTTCCGATCAACTTGCTCGGTCTTCAAACCCGAAACAATGCACGATTCGGAGCCGTTGACCGTGTTGATGTAGTTGCCCTGGCAGACCATCCCCATGTTGCCGTTGATGCTCTCACGGCGTACGAAGCCGTCGTCATCCGGGTTGCCTTCCCAAACTGACTCCGTCGAGGACCCATAGCTGACATGAACCGACTCACCGCTGGCGAAGTGGCCGAACTTGGCTCGAATCCCGCCATCGGCCACAAGATGGACCGATGTGTTGCTTGGGCTCGTAGCTCCCAGCCGGACTTTGATGCCGCCGCCGCAGTTGATCTCGGCGCTGACATTCTTCTCACGAGTCGTTGCGTAGTTCTCGACTCGGCTTCCCGGGATGTTAGCGAAGAACTTCCCTTGCTTCGAAACGGCGACAGCGAACTCTTGGTCGCCCGCTGAGACGATCGGGTTGATCCGGAAGAGAAAGGCGCCGGCCGTCTGGTTGACCAAGCTGTCGTCGGTGGGAGACCGATCGACCGTGTTGAGCATGAACCGACCCGGCGTTTCTTGCTCGAAGTCCTTGAACATCTGTGGCTGAAGAGGGCGAGCGTACTGTCGCATCCCCATGAGCGAGTACGGGTCGTTACCCACGACAGTGCCATAGACCAACTCGATGTACCGACGCCTGTTGCGTGCGCTCGCGCCGAAGCCATCGATCTCATCCAAAACGTTCGTCTGGAGATCCGACGTGTGCGAAAGCTCCATTCGGCTCTCAGTGAACACCTCACTCCCAAGCCCGTTCTCCGATTCGAAGGAAACGCCCGGAAGATTCACCACATAGTGGGTTCGCTTGCCGTTGGCGTATGTCGTAGGCGGAAAGTCCACGGGGTTATTGATGAAGCCCGGCTGAGCCCACCCATCCTCATCCGCCCAGTTCTTGGTTGCCTTCGTGCTGTTGTCAGGCCCCGTGGATCGAAGCTCGTCGATGCCAAAGTAGCCGTCGTCCTCATCCTTGAAGAACTCGGTGACGTTGCCGTCGACATCGGTCTTGAACAGGTCCGGTGGGAAAAAGAAGGCGCTGCGCCGGATGGGACCGGAGATGTGTCGAAGGCCGCTTGCCGCCTCGACCCGGTGAATCGCTTGTGTAACAAGAGTGCGCTCGTTGTCACGAAGTTCGATGAGATCCCCAGCCCGGTTGGAAATCAGAACGTCCTTGGTCAAAGCGAACTCGGCGCCGGCTGCGCTCATGCCGCCAACGTCGCCTGCCCGGAGCTTCAGCCTCTTGAGTCGGTAGGTCGGCCCAAAGAAGTCCTGGACGTCTTCCGCTTCCGCCGCCGCAACCTCATTGGGGTCGACCGGGGAGAATGGGTCGAATCGGATGGCGGCTCGGTTGCCTTGGGGAATGTATCCGAGGATGACCGGCATCCACAACCGACGCTTGAGTTGCCGGTAGCCCAGCAAGACCAAGCTGTTGTTTTCAGGGATCCCACCCCAAAAGCTTCGAGGACCCATCTGAGCTTGGGTCAGGTCGACTTCGACGGCATCCTCACCACCACCCGTGATGATCTTGAGCGTCGCCTTCATGTTGACGTCGTCGACGTCGGTGATGAGCGCGACCTTGATCCCGTGGTCACCGATAGAAAACTGTTCACCCCGGGAGTGCCCAAGACCCGCTACGTACCCGGGAGCATGTTTCCTACCGCCCATACTCAGACCTGTGCCCTCTTGTCGGCGATCTCTTTGTCGAGACGATCAAGGTTTTTCTGTGTCTCGTTGATCCGGTCATCCACGTTGCCTTGAGCTACGCCCCGGTTCTTCTCACCAATGAGCGTGTCAAGTTCCGCCTGAGTTTGCCTTCGCTGTTGGTTAAGGCGAGCTAGCTCGGACGTGGTTTTCGTTCGATTTACAGTTTCGTTCAAAGAGTTTCCAAACGCACTGTAAGCATCCTTGATGTCGCCCACTGCATTGGAGGCTACCACGGCAGTGGCTCTTGGGTCACCCAATGCCGCTCGGTTCGAAGCCGAATATGGAGGCGCAAGCTCTGGGGACGAAGGAAGTGGATCCGCCAGGGCTTCCCCCTCGACGAAGACAGGACCCACAACCTCAGTTTTCCCTCCCCGGATCGCCTTCTCGTACTCGTAATGCGGTTCGTCGAGAGCGGAGTACAGCGTGAACATAAACTGGTCTGCCCTGGCGATCGTTTCGTCGAGGCTTTTGGTAAGCAGGTTGGGGCTAACAGGCCTATTCTCCGCAAACGCTTGCTCGTAGGTGTAGCGGCGCTGCGCATCAACTTGACCGACAAGATCCTGACCGGTGATTGCTGATTGTGCTTCCAAACCAGCTTGGGTATCAGCATCAAGCCCAACCCCAGTGATGGGGTCGACGTCTTGACCGAACGCTCCGAAGAATGTCGAACCGCCACCGGCAGAGGATGGCAAGGCGCTCAAGTCCGACGACGCCTGCGTAATCGTCTTGACCTGATAGCCGACGTTCATGAACGCCAAGTCGCTTCGAGCCATGAGGCACGAACAATCACCACCCTCATCTTGAATGGACATTTCCTTGACGTGCATTTCCGCCAGGGTGAGCGCCCGGCTCAACTGCGAAGCCTCAGCACTTGCCGGAAGGTTCTGATCAGTTGGGGCGCCGATGATGGTCGACTGATTGTTGACGAAGTTGTTGCCCGGATCCAAGATGGTCGGAAGTCCGGTGTCGGGGTGAATGATTGCTGCCGTCTCGGTGTCATCCGGGGTTAGGTTCGCCACCGCCCATGCTGGGTTGGGGTACGGAGACGTGATGGTCGTCAACCCTGCCGACTGCGACCGCAGAATGCTCAAGAGGTTGCCCGAGAGCGCAAGCTGTGTGTCGATATTGGCTGCCGTGAACTTCCCATCTTCGATAGGAATAAGCATTCCATCCCGTAGTGAGATCCCACGTCCGTAGCGGAAGTGGCCGACGACTTCGAAGCCCCGCTCGTCCGAGACCGGCTGGATCAAAGCTGATCCGTGCTGGCTCTTGGCAATGGAGATGAGGGTGTCGTCCTTGTAGGCCAAAAGACGCTTGCGAGGAAGTAGGAGCGTTTCCAGGATCTTGCCGGACGCGTCGTGGGCGTAAGTGTAAACGCCCGCCGAGTTGAGTCCGTAGGAGTAGCGGTTGATGATGTACTTTTCTCGCAGATCGTCCGAGAAGTTGTGAACGTACCGCTCATCCATCTCAGCGATCTGCTGTTTACCCGCCGATTCGATGGCCCCTTGTTGTTTCTTCCGCTTGTCGAGTTGCTTTTCCAAACCGGCTGGATTCCGACCCGCCACGCCTTGGAGTGCTTCTGGCGACGGTGTAAAGGGGCGAGTGTAGACCAAAGCCACATTCGGGTAGCCCATGACCCGGCCCGTCTTGGGGTGCCGAAGCACGAGAGGGGCGTAGGGCGACTCGTTGTTGATCACCAAGTCGGGGGAAGCCGATGGGATCGTTGCCGCTCGCCCAACGTCGAGGCGGAAGGATGCGTTATTTGCCAGGTCTCTCGACGTGAACAGCCCTTCGTCAACCGCATCCTCACCGGAAGTGCCCACGTTGACCGCTGAGGAGCCCTTGTAGCTCGCCATCCGAAGCTTACCGATCCCTTGAGGGGCGATATACTTCTGGCGCTTCGCCGTGAGCGTAAGGGTCGTGGTTGCTCGCCCACCCATTTGGATGTTGTGCGAGATGCCTTGGATGTACCACATCTGGTCCTTGCTCCCGATGTAGATCGGGAAGCCAAGCCGAAGCTCTGGGCGGCAAGGAATCGTGACGTTGCACCTATGGCGTTTCGAATTGATGCGGTCGAGATGGTCCATCCCGACGTAGAACATGAGTTGGGTCGAACCGAGAAACTCGCTTGACAGTGTTTGGGGTCGCCAGCCGTACTTTCGGAGCAGATGGTAGTCGGTGACCGAAGTGAACGGCGTGCATTCCTCTGGCATGCCGTAGTCGACGTTGCCTCCGAACGCACCTTGAATGGTCAACTGGGTAACCACCTCAGCTTCAGACTCCGAGAAGTCCCAGTCAATGACGTCGATGTCCTGGATCCACGAGACAGGCTTGTTCGCGAGCACGTCCATATTGAAGAACGGAGGCTTAAAGACGATGTCCCCGGTCACATCCATGAAGAATTCGAAGCCGATCGCTTCTTTCGCCGAGTTTGCAAGCTCTAGCTTCGTTTGGTACTCGCTCTGCCAGAAGTTGACCTGACCCGCCTGACTGAATTGTGTGCGGAAGGCCGTTACATTCGGGTCCGTGGGGTCATATACCTGTTGACCACCGTACTTGCCGCCGTTGGCCTTACGGACGGCGCTAGACGCAAAGGGCTGCCCGCTTCGAACCCGGCTGTGCTTGCGGAAAATCTCATAAAGCGTGTCGCCCCGTACCGCTTTACCATGGCTGCCATACAGCAAGAGGTTGGACCGCATCCGCTTGAAACGTTGCTCCCAGTAAATCATGATGTCGGTCAGAGCCACATTGAAGGTCGCTTTTTGCTGGGCTTCCTTGTAGAGGCTCACGAGCGACCCACTCCCGACCACGATGTCCCCGAAGCTCACCTGAGCAAGTGTCCAGATGATGTCGTAGGGGTTCATCCCGAAGAACACGTTGCCGAAGATGCTTCGACCTTGCTGGCCGGTTGCCTGCGTGAACGCCGGGTTGATGTTCATGCGGCACAGTTCCCACCACTTGAGGATGTCCTCGCAGTTGATGTTCACCGTGTGCTCACCACCCGAGTAGCTGTCCCCCACCTCGGTGACGAGTCCCCAAAAGATCGGGTAATACTGCGGAAGCCCTTCCATGAGGAAGTAGCCCTTCGCATAGATCTCGATCTCCATCATGGGGGTGACGATGGGATTGCCGTCGAAGTAGAACTCATCGACCGTGTGCCGGGGGACAGACATCGAGATGCTTGCCGAACCGGGAGCATTCTCGACGTTCAGATCGACGGAGACGCTCGTGATGTAGCGGTTGAAGTCAAACCGACGCTGGCAGTTTGGGCAGCCCAGAACGTCGGTCTCGCCGTTGATGTACACGAGCGCGTCGGGCCCGTGCATGACGGTGGGGCGCTGGCCTGGGTTCCAGGTGCCTTGGAAGGGGCTGCGAGCCATTAGAGGTTGAACCCCCCGATTCCGGTTCCGGCTGTGAGGCCACCTTCACGAGCGGGGGCAACGGTTGCTGGCGCTGGCGGCGTCACTGCCGGCACGGACTTTCCACCCTTGGGTGTTGGGACTGTTCCCGGCTTTGGCCCCCTGGAAGCGGCTCGGCGTCCGGAAGGTGTCTTTGAGGCTGAAAGAGCCGCTTCATCTGCTGTGGCGACTTCGAGCATCCCCCGAGCTTGACGTGCGGTGGGGCTGTCCGGATCTATCGGGTTATTTGTGGGCGGCGCGAAGGGGGCTGCCGGAAGCTCGTTCGGGTTTGCACCCACGAGGTACTTCGAGTTGTAGTTCATCCCTGGGTCAGCGACTCGATCAAGCACGAACGACGCTCGCACCGTGAAACTGAAGTTGTATTCCAGCGTGAACGGAGCCGTGTCCGTCTCGGTGATGCTGAAGCTGTCGAACGAGCCAAAGTAGATGATGTTGTCGTAATAGATCCAAATGGACCCCACAGCCGAAAGGTTCTGGTACTTCTGGCTAGTCGAGAAGCTCTCAAATTCGAGCCACAAGCCACCGTTGTTCCGATACAGAAGCCACAAGGACATGAAGTTCTGGTAGCTCTGCGAGAAGTTGCGAATCGTTCGGCTCAAGCCGGGCCCACCAAGCCCGGTCGTCTCCGTGTAGCCCAGGTTCGCTACGCTCGCATTGTACTGAGGACCACCGTACTTGTCGACAGCATAGAAGCCTGCAATCTTGCCGCTCGCCTCGATCTTGCCTTGGTTGTCACCCCAATGCTCGACGATGGGCCCGTAGCGACCGTAGTTTCCATCGGCAACGATCTTCTCATCTGAGACCGAAAACTTCTGTGGCGCGATGAGCATCCGGAGGGGCGGCGTGTTTTTCATCCGCTCAAGCTCGGCTCGCGTCTTTTTGATCATCTGGGTTTGAGCCGCAGTGAACATGGAAGCGATCTGCTTGCCGGACAGAATCCCCGTGTCTGCTAGGCTGTTCTGGAGACTCCGGATGTAGTTGGCTTCGGCGCTGCCATCCTGCCAGTTGGATGTGCCATCCTCCTCAGCTTGGTTGCAGGGAAGCGCGTCGGTCGGGTTAGAGCCGGCTCCAGAGTATGCCCCTTCCTCACTGCGCTTTTGGGCAGCTTGGATCTTCGCTGTCACGCCAAAGGGCGGTAATCCAGCTACGGCTGCTCCCAAATCCTCCAACCCAATATAGCCTTTAGCATACGAGTTTTTGCCACAAACAACACCGCCAATCTTGCCGCCTGTAGCCAATTTCGAGTGCAACCCATCTGCGCCACAGTTCTGGTCATATGCCCTCGCATTGAGAGCACGCTCACCAGGTTTCAGGTCTTTGAAGTCATCTGGGTTCGCGTCCATGTATCCTTGCGATGCGTATAGGATCCCCTCTGGGTTGCCTCGAACATATCCGAAATGCCCTACGTACAGGTCTTGCTTGCCTTTACCTCGAACCCGAGACTTTTTGAGAAACTGTTCCCAGTAGGGTAGCTGTTCCTCCCCAGAAAGGTCTTGGAAATTGTACCAGTCGTCTTCGCTCACACAGGCGATGTGGGCGACGGACTTGATGAGCATCCCAAGTCCTCGTGCCACAATCCGATTCGGGTCGTTAGCAGGACCGGCTGCCTCATAGGGATTGAACTGCGATTCATTGTAGAAAATCGCCGCCATAGCATCGGGCTCGACCCCAAGCCGTTCACACATCTCGACCCAACGAAGCCAGAAGTCGTCAGACAAGTCCGTCCATTTGAAGTTTTCCTTGTCGAGTTGCTTCTCATGGCTCCGATTGCCCGTAGTGATGTCTGTGAAATTTGCACCAACAATTGCAGCCACACTGTTCGACCGGTCGAGAAGCCGGCCGGTGACATTGGACGAAGGGGGAAGAATCCCCACAACGAACTTCTTTACCTCTTGCCCACCTCGAAGCACGGCGGGGGACACCGGCACAAAGTCCTCCCCAATTGGGTCGTCTTCCAAGAGGAAGGCGTCCGATCCGCCCAGAATAGAATAGACGCTTGGCTCGTAGTAATCCGCCGTGGCGTCAATTTGCTGGTAGATGCGATCGAATTTGGGATCTGTCATGATCGAACCCCTAGAACTGCGTGCCTCGGAAACGAATGTTTCCGAAGTTCCCGCTTGTTGCTTCTCCTAGAAGGCTATCACTTGGGATGTCAGTCTTTGGCTTGGGCACCGAGCCCTTTGCAGGTCCACGACTTGCCGCACGACTTGCTGAGGTGGCTGGTTGCTGTTGCTCGGCTGCGATACCTTCCCGAGCGGGGAAGGTTTGGTCACCAAGCTGAATGTCGGGCAGGGGCACGCCAGCACCCTCGTGAGCATCGGGATCCGGGATGTTGAACAGGTCTTCTTCCCGAGCTTGCTGATCCGGGGTCCGGCTCGTGGTTGCTTGGGCCTCTATGTTGGAAGCCATCTCGTTCTGGTGTTGGAACATCGGAACCCTGGGCTTGGGTCCGTAGAGCGACGAGCCAGAACGAGCGCCTGGGATCATCTGGATGATGTGCTCGACCTTGAATGTCCAATTGAGCGTGAAGGCATAGGGCGACTCATCAATTTCCTCGAAGGCGAACGTCCTGAAGGTGCCAAGAAACGTCCCACGGTCATACATGAGCATGATCTGACCTTGAAGGACGATGTTGCCCGTAGGGTCGTGAATAGAGCCGTTGTTGTGGAAAAGGTCATAAAGGTCCCGAAACCGGTCCCATGCGATGGTTCGATGTCGGAGCAAGCTCGCCAACCCCGTGTAGATGTTCATGAAGGCGCCGGTCGACCCGTCGGCGCTGATCTCGGTCAGGTCATCCGGCCAGTGTTGCTCAACGAAACCCCCACGAGTCTGAAATCGCTCGATCCGCTTGTTGAAGTTCTCAGAGAAGGTTGCCGGGTTCACATGGAGCACGAGAGCGTGCGGAAGCAAAACCCGACGCCTATCGAAAGGGCTCGTCACCTGGAACGCCATCGGAATCAGCGGTGACTTCCGAAGCGCTGCACCGTGGACGTAATTCGTCTCATTCGACGGTGCGTCGATCCGCTTGAAGTCAGGGCTCGCCGACCTGATATAGGCGTTTCCCATTAGCGCACCGTCTTAAGGTGTTCGTGGTCCTGGATCCACTTGGTCACGTGGCTCTTGAGGTACCGCTGGAAGTCGGATCCGAAGATGTCGCCACCACCGCCCGAGACGTTGACACCAATGCTCACGTTGTTGCCACCACCTCGACCGACCGGTGAGATGGTCTCACCAGGCCCAATCGGTGCCCACCCCTCGTTGTTCGGGGTCCGAGCAATGCTTGCAACGCCGGAAGGGCCAACGAACATTGCGGTGCCGCCAATGGCATTTTTCTCTTTCTTTGGGTTGCCAAGGAAGTCCATGAGCCCCTTTTCACCCTTCTTTTGGGTGACGCTCATGACGTCCCTGCCGAATTCCTTCGGATCAGCCCCTGCACGGATCTTCTCGATGATCCCAGCCGGGTCATCACCAGCAAGCGCCGAGTACAGGAAGTATTCCAGCAAAGCAACCCGGGCGGCGTTGAGGGTTGAATCTTCGATGACCTTGGAAACATCGTTGTCGAGTTGGGACTTGTCGAGCTTGACCCCTCGGTTGCGCAGATCCTTGTGAAGCTCTTCCAGCTTCATGGAAGCGGTCATCGTCTGGACGTGGATGCCGTTGAGCATGTCCTCTGCCGGGCTCTTGCGACTTGACCCTGTGGGCGCCACAGCCCCAAGTGGTGTAGCAGGGGGGACCGTGACAGCACCGCTTGGTTGCCCGCTTGGAGCGGCTCCGGGTGACCCGGCTGGGGATCCCGCTGGGGCTGTTGGTGCCGAAGGATTCGCCGCTGTCGCTGCCGCTGCCGCTGGACCCGGCGCTCCAGCGCCACCAGGGGGCCCCATCTTGGTGGTGTCACCGATGATACCCGTAATCTGACGAGCCGACATATTTCCGAAAAGAGCCGACATAAACGCGCCACGCTGTTCGTCTGTCAACCCTGCTCCCGACATAGCACTCTCGATCCCAGCACTCTCGCCTTCCTCTGTGGAAATTCCTGTCACTAGCTTTTTTAGTTGGTCGCCGCCGATTCCTGAAGCCTGTCCAGCGGTCCGAATCCGTTGTTGACCTTCAAGAGTGACACCGCTTTCACCCCCTAACAAACCCACGCCAGTAAGCGTGCTGTCAATATCTGTACTCACAGCCTTGTAAATGTTGCGATATTGATCCTGCAAAGTTTGCTTTTCAAGCTGAACTGCCTTTAGCTCGGCTTCCAACTTTGCTTTTGCTTCAGGGGTTTGAGCGTTCCCGATGGCCGTCCCAAGCTCTGCTTCCCGAGCATTCAACCCCTCTACCTTTGAGGATGTCCCTCGGAGTGTTGATCGAACAGCCACACCGCCCCCGCTCTCGATAGCAGCCTTTTTGTACTTCTCGACGTCGCCCCCGGAAGCCTTCCACAAATCGATCAAGTCTTTGCGACCAGATTTCCTAACCTCAAGACCTGTTCGGTCGGCCTCATCGCCCACCGTCTGTAGAATAGCGTCCCAAATGCCCATCATAGCGTTGTAGATTTGGTTCATCATGAAGTCGACGATGATCCCGAGCTTGTCGAGCATCGAAGTCATCAAGTCCCCTTGCTTCTCGGCTGCCGACCTTGTATCCCCCATTTCCTCGATGACCTTCTTTTGGTCAGGCTCCATCCGGTCGAAAAGCTCATCGTATGCCATCGTCTGGATTTTTTTGGCTTCCTCAGGATTGTTTTTCATCTCCTGAGTACGGAAGTCCTCCATCACCTGTTCGAAGATGACCATCTGATCAAGCTGTTCCTCGGAGATGCCCAGGTTTTCAGCCATCATCTCAGCGCCGATGCTACCCCGGGCATCCATGAGCGTCTTAGCACCCCCAGCGAACCGACTAAGAGCATCCTGCATGACTTCCAAGGACGCACCTGGTCCCAAAGTCCGTGCTGCCATCGCCGTGGCGAACGGACCGCCCTTGCTAGCCATCGAATCTTGCGTTCGGGTATGGATGATTGCTTCCGTAAGCTCACCAACCATCGCTTCAGGCACACCTTTGAGAATCTCAGAGGTGCTTACCTTTCGGTCCCGAATCTGTGCCTCCAAGGCTCCTGTATCACCACCAGTCACACCAGCAATCTTGCCTGCGATTCCGGAAGTCTTGCGCTTGATATCCCTCTGGACCGCACCAGCGACCTTTTTCGGACCCGCCAGCAAAGTCAGACGAAGTCGTTCGAGCCGCCCCATCCCCTTGAGGCCCTTCATAGCCGTGTTGAAGAATTCTTGAGCTGTTCGGGGGCTCATGGCCTTACCGATCTTGCCGAGAAGCTTCACGGCATCGCCCATGCGCACGTTCCACAAAGCAAGGTCGGAGCTAATGCCTCGAATCATCCCGAAAAACTTGTTAAAGGCAATCCCCGAATCACCAGCCGCCATCTTCATCTTCTCGAACTCGAAGCCGACTTCCCCGGCGCTCATCGCCATGTTCGACATCAAATCCGCCTGAAAGCTACCGATCTCGTTGAGGGACACGCCGAAAGCCCGAGAGTAGGCGACCGCCGACATGGTCGCTTGCTGGAAATTCATCACTGTTCGGGTCGCCGCACCGGCACTCTTCTGATACGACTTGAATTCCTCTGACAAGTCGTATAGCTCGACACCCTCTTGCGTAAGAACGTTGGTGAAGGCGATATGTTCGGCCTTCGAGATGCCCATTTTGAGGTTGGAAAGACTGAAGGCATCATCCCTCAGACTTTTCATTGTCCCGTCAAGCTTCGCAAACGCTATGTCGGCGTTGTTCGCATTGGCTGTAAGAAACTTGCCCGTTGATGCTGAAGTCAAAATCTGCTTGTTGAAGTCTTTCGCTGCCGCTTCGGCATCGAGCATGAGCTTCACAACCCCGACCAAGGCTGAAGCCAAGCCAGCAACAAGGGGGCCGATTTTCGCTAGAACACCCGCCACCTTGGAAAACTTACCCATCATCTTTGAAAGGCCAACAATCCCCTTAGCGCCTGCGAATTGGACAGCCCCGGCCGCACCTTTACGTTGCTTACCTGCAAGCGCCTGTCTTCCAGCGAACTTTCGCATCGCCTTTCCGACGCCCGGGCCTGTCCCAGCACTGAGGCTACGCATGCTGCCCTCAATGATGGTCCCCATGAGCTTACCGCCAGCCTGAAAAGCCCCAGCGATGTCCTTTTGCAGTAGCTTGCCGAAGACGTTCGTTCCCTCGAAAGCCTTTTTGATGTCGCCAGCGAACGCCACGAACTTGAGCTTGATTGTCTTCTTTGCCAGCTTCTCGGTCTCGTTTCGGACCCGATTGAGGGCCTTGATCCGAGCCTGCGTGGACTTCATTTCCTGTCGAGCTTTGGTTTGCTCGGCAGTGCTTCCCTTTTTCGCTGTGTCTTGTGCCTGCTGATAGGTCCGGTTGAGATGCTTGATCTCATTGTCGACCATCTTGATGGCGTGCTTGCTGGCTTGCACTTCCTGACGCCACGCACTCCACCCCTTGCGTGCACCCTCGACGCCCGCCATGGTCGCCTTGTCCATCCCTCGCATGGCCTTGGTGATGTCCTTGGCACTGCGCATGAACTCCTTGTCGACAGCCTGAAGCCCTCGGATGGCACCCTTGGTGTCATACTCAATCTGAAATTTGAGGACTTCAGTAATTGAATCGACCATCGACTATCTCCGGGCCTTTCTAACAGGGATCGGCATGATGGGGGCTTGGGGTTTAAGCCCCCACTTATCCATGAAGTTATCAGTCTTTTCGGGGTCTTGTTGTGGCATCTCCGCAACCCCTTGTTTTTTCCCTCTTTTCATGAGTCGACGTTGAACCTGTAGTGCGGTCAGTCCTTCGAAGTCGGTTGCTCCGGTCGTCTGACGGTTGCCCCACTCTTGGTCTCGGGCCTTAGCAAGCTCGGCGAGCCGAGCTTGCTGCTTCTGTTGACCGTCACGCACACGTTGCTCGTGCTGTTCAATGACCGTGTCGTGCCAGTCCTTCTCGCCACGAAGACTCTTCTCAAGCTGTTCGGCCAACTCTTCCGTCGTCTTGGCCGTGACCATCACAGCGCTGCCCTTCTGGGTCTTCTTATCGTTGAGATCCTCGCCGAACAGAACGTGGCGTAGGATCCGGTCACGGCGGGAGATCTTCTCTTCCTTGATCTTGCGGCGCCGATCGTTGTCCTGCGAGTAGACCTTGGAAATTCCTTTGCCAGCGAAACAGGAGCCTACGAACTTGGCGTTGTCCCACTCACGTTCGATCAAGTCCTGTTGGTCCTCGTAGAAGTTGAGCGCTCGCCACACCAACTGAGACCAGTTGAGCCCAAGATGCTCGGAACCCGAAACCCCTGTGACAGCCGGGCTCGTCATGTCCATGCCCTGAAGCTGTGCCCACCGAAACCGGCTCGAAGGCTCCATCACGAACGCTTCTGTAAGCGTCACGGCATCCGCCGCCCGCCGATTCACTTCCCCCACATGCCGTACAACCTTCTGCCGGACCCGGCGAGGTAGCCCGTGGAACATGCTCGCCATCTCCGAGAGCCATTGGTGCCTGTCTGGCAGGATGTTCTGTCCGTCCACCATGAATATGTTGTATGCCAAGAAAAGGTCTTGGAACTTGGCCTTACCAGCACCGAGGTTGGCCGCTTCGAACTCATGGTGGTTGATGGACTTGAACACGAAGTGGACGCCGTTGATCTCACCGGGGAAGGTGAGGAAGCCCCGTGTGAGTATGGGCTCGACGTCCTTGAAGATGGCTTGGTTGACTTCCGGAGGCGTAGGCGCTTTGATGCGGATGTCATCCGGATCGGGCTCCCCGGATTGTTGACGAGCTAGCTTTTGCTGCTCCTTTGCATAGCGCTCTTCCTCCTTGTCCATGGCCTACGTTGCCGGTGGCTTCCACTTGGGGTTGAGCCCACCGGTTGGAGGCTGGTCCAAGATGTTGCGAACCTCTTGTGGGTTCACGGGGATAGGCCGGATTTCAGCAGCCGGTCGGCGGGGCCGGGGGCGGTTCGGATCGGGGGGCTGAACGGCTTCCGGAACCGGAGCCCCAACACCCACAGCGTCTTCCTGTGCTGCGATCTCCTCCGAACGTTTTGAGCGAACCGCCATTGACGTGGGGGGAGCCACTTGAGCGGGAGGAGCGCCCGGGCCTGTCGGGACCATCTGGTTCGGTTGCGGCTGCGGGGGGGCCGGGGGCTGTACCTCTTCAGGTGGGGGCGCTGCCCGATTGAGAGGCTGCCGGTCCCTCATGAGTTGCTGAGGATCTGGCGTGGTCTCGGCTGCCTGTGGAACGACCTTGTCGAGGCGTTCGACCGCCGCTTGCGCATCTTCCTTCTCACGGGCGCTCTTGTGGGCGTAGCCCGCTTCATCCAAGATGTTGGCGAACATCTCTTTCTGAGCTTCGACTTCGACTTCCTTCAACTCCGCAATGAGCCGACGGGCCTTCTCCTCAATCGTCTCATCCGGGATGGTGAAGGTGACGCCCTTGGTCGCTTCCTCATCGGCCTTGACCAAGTTCTCTGCAAACTTCCGATATGATGTGGAGATGATTTCCCGGCTCCACGTGTTCACAACGTTCCGGCGCACCCACTCATGAAGCTCCAAAGAGACTTCACGAGGCTCGCCCGTGGGGGGCTTGATCGTTGCTTGGCATCGAGAAGTAAGCGCCGAGTCCTTGACTTGCTTCGCCGTCGACTCGTCAGGGGCAAGCACCTCGACGATCCAAGCACCGGAAGGCGCCTCATCCTCGATAAACTCGACCCCTCGAAGGTCAACTTCGTTGATTTGTAGAAGCGCCCGGCAGATGTGGGACTTCTGGAATTCGAAAAGATATTCGGCGTCGTCGAGCCCTTCAACCTCTTGAACGATTGCCTCAAGCTCGTTCGGCCGCATATTTCGAAGGACAAGTTTCATCCCCATGAGGGTGAACTCATCCTCGATCAACCCGATGTTCTGCGCCTTTCGAAGCGCCTCTTGAATCTTACTCGCTCGAATCGTTGTCATCCCAATTTCCTTTCGGGACGACTACGGAGCGATGGGCCCCATCTAGGTTTTTATCTGATCCCTGCTAGGGGTGAACCTTACTGATCCCATCTATATCTCCATTGTCGTCGACTAGAGGCCAGCGGCGAGCGTTTCAGCGCCCGTGTTCACGTTCCGTGAACCACTGTACCTCAAGCTGTATCCGAGACCCGGCTCAGCGCCAACGTCCGAAGCGTAGGGCGAAAGACCGGTGTCCACGAATTCTCCGTACGCACTCGTGCCGTCGATGACGTCTGTGACGGTCACGGACGAGTTTTCGGTCACGATCGCCGCATCCGACGTGTAGGAAGCGCTGTAGCTGTTGAGCCAGCACCCCTCGTAGAACGTCAACAGAGCGTACACGGTGGGCAGAACGCCGGCCGCATTCGTGCTTCGTGCGATCACGTTGTTGCCAGCGGTGCCATCCATGTCCTGTTCGCTCGTGATCTCGGAGAACACAAGCTCTTGGCGGATGTCGAAGGCCCAACGGTGATGCTTGAGTGACCGAACGAGCCCCTCGACGCCACCACGATACCCTAACGTTTGGAAGAGGTTCACGGCGTACATCAAGGTCTTGTTCAAAGTCAGGGTCATCGGCTCCGTCACGCCAGGCACAAGTTCGGCGATTTGATCACCAAAACCCACGCCCCTGACGGACTCAACGCCTCGCGACTCGTCATGGCCGAACTCGTTCACAGCCCCAATTTGCTGGAACTGTTTCTTGCCGACCATGTAGCCGTAGACTTTGTTCTTCTGGGAAATAGCCGAACGAGTGTTGGGCGCAGTCCCCATGCGGTAGATGTAATTTGAGGTATCGGAAGGCGCACCCATTTGTCACTTCTCCGGTGGGAAGAACAGACCGTGAATGCGGCTCGCTTCCTGGTCGAGTTGGGCCAGGCGGTCCGTCGCATCGGACAATTTGTTCTCCAGCAGCACATCGTTGAGGGTCGACGTGACGGTGTACAAGTCTTCACGGGCTTTCGACGCATTGAACTTGCGGCCCGCCGTCATCAACTCGTCAATCTTTTGGCCCGTTGCCTGGACCTTCTGAAGAATGTCGGTTGCCGTGAGAGTGTTGGTCTCGACAAGGTCAGGACACCCCTGACCTTGTGCGCTTTCGCACAAGCCCGCCAAAGCATCCGTAAACGCCTTGCGCTTGTCGGCAGACACCTCACCATTGGCAGCTTCAACCTGAACTGCCGCCATGGTCTGCTCTACCGTTGCCAGCTTCGATCCGATCTCTTTGAGGTTCGGCATTCTTCGTTCTCCAGTCGTAGATCCACAACCAAGTGTTCGGATAAGTGGACTAGCAGCCCACCGGGAACGGCGAGGTGCGAGAACCTCCCACATCTGGTCGATGTCCACAGAAAGCATGGCACTTCCAGATTTGAGGAACTCATCGAGCGCACGCCGGGCAAAGGACGTCGACAGCGCAAGCTTACGCACGAAATCCAGAGCGCTCACAGGCCCTAGATTCAGCTTCTGTCCACCTGGTAGCTGGACAAAGGCAACATTCCCGTCTGTGGAAATGTCAACGAGACTTCGCATGCCTTACATACCCCACAAGAGGATCACACACGAACGAAGACTTCCATGAGATCTTTTTGCTCAATCAGGGTCCCTTCACTGGGTCCGAAAAGCCAGTTTTTCTCGGCTTTCCACGAGGTTCGAAGCCCCATGGCGGTTTCCATTTCGTTCAAGATGGCGGCGGCGTTCCAAAGATCGAAGCCCACCAACTCGCTCTTGCGCGCTGCCACAACCGTCAACCGGTCCTCCTTAGCATAAAACAAGAACCCTCGAAGGTGCCCCTCCCGGAAAAGTTCAATCCAATCCGCCAGCAAGAGACCCGTTTCCGACTTCCCAATCACAAAACCGTTGGTTCCGACGTCCAGGACCCTGGGAGGCGGCGGTTCTGAGGGAAGGGAAGGGAGCGACCCGGTGTGAACATAGGTGTGGATCCAATCGACCGCCGTTCTGACCCGCTCCCCCAACTGAGCTTCACTACCAGCGCCATGCACATAACGGCGCAAAAACTCCACGAATCGGGCAAAGTCTCGATCCACATGCGCTAAGGCAATGAGCCCTAGTCGATGAACTAGATCCACCTCGTAGACAAGACCTGGCATCCGAGGGTGGATCGCCAAGTCCCTCTTGAGAAACAGGGCGATGGCAAACAATGTGTCCACATCCCTGATCTCAGATGTAGCAAACACGGTGAAAAAGGGCGTCCCTATGATGAGATCTTCGAAAAACCTAGGAAGGCTCTCGTAGGAATTCAAAGCATGGACATCCATACCAAACAAAACAGCATGGGAGGCGTCTTCAGAGTCTTCAGAAAACCGATGATCTATGCGGACGGAAAGCTCAATGGGCTCGACCATCCGCCAAGGGTATCACGGGTTCCCGCTGTGTGGAATGACAAGAGAGGGGCTGGCACCAGGGAGTCCTTTCGCCCCGGCCGGACCCTTGTCTCCCGGGGGGCCTTTGTCGCCAGGCGAGCCTTTGTCACCCGGGGGACCTTTGGGACCGACTTTACCCACCGAGCCCTTGTCGCCAGCGGGTCCCTTGTCGCCCTGGTGGCCTTTATCGCCCGGTGACCCCTTGGGTCCTTTGGCTCCGGTCGGGCCCCGCTTGCCTTCAAGCTGAGCAAGGATGCGGGGGTCATCTCGAATGGCATCGGCCAACGCAGACCGCAGCGCCTCATCATTCCGCAATTTGTCGACCAACAAAACCCGAAGCGCGTCATTGTCGGCAATCTTTTTGATGAGCATCGAGATGCGCTCTTCGTCAGATTGATTGACGACGTCCTTGGCCTTGGATTCTGACCACCCCTCGACCTGGTTTCGATACTCGTTGGAGTCAGCGATCTGACTTACCATCTGCTGTCGGAAGTCATGGTTGTCGACGACGTTGGCCTTGACCACCTCAAGTGACCACGTTCTTACCAAGTCCTCAGCTTTGAATGCCCCGACCACCCCCAATCCGATCGTTGCGAGCATGAACCACACGAAGCTCTTTTCCAAGATCTTGCTGCGGTCGCCAATGACCTTCTCGATTTGACCCCACCAGTTCGGAGGGGGTTCGGGGACCTGAGTCACCCGGGTCGGGGGTGAGGGCGAAACTTCAGAAAGCCGGCTTGGCTCTTGACTGTTCGGGGGTGTGGAGTCTGGCATCGGATCCTCCCACGAATAGCCCTTCTATAGAAGGTTCAAGGGTATGGACCACGAGATAGCTCAACGTGTTGCCTCCCGGTTCCTTGACCAAAAGGAAGCCGGGCGCATGGACAATATCGCGAAAGACATCGCGAAGGAAATCTCTCGTCTGACTGGCATCGGCATCGACAAGGCTCGGTCCATTGCCAAGGCGGTTCTCAAAAAGGCGAAGAACCCCAGCGCTCGGGACCCTCTCGACTACGCTCGCCAACTGGGCTTCGAGGTTGAGCGGGATGTGATCGTCGGCCCCCGGGGCAAGATGAAGGTCGACGCTATCTTGGAACTCGTCCCGACCTACTGATATCAGAAAGAATCTTCTGCCCCCACAAGGGATCTTCTCCCCCGAAGGGGCCCAAGCACAAAGTTACCCCTGAAAGTTGACTGGCATGCCCTTCGCACCTTAGGGGGAGCATGGTCCTCAACATCGTCCGCTATGACTGCGGCTGCATCGGCATTCACGGGTTCGCCAAAACCCTTCTCCTCAAACCCTGTGACGGGGGGAGGGAGGACCCTACCCTCAATCCCCACTGGCGAAACATGCTCGACAAGACCCACGAGCCGGTCTCTGACGTGGTTGCTCATGACCTTCTGGACGAGCTTACGGATCTCGTCCACCTTGGGCACCGCTTCAAAGACCTGAAAAGGCTACTCGACTTCCCGATCAAGTAGCCGGTCCCAAAGTGTTGGGGGCAACGGACGGACGAGATCCCGGCAGTAGACGTCGTCTTCCGACCACTGCCAGCCACCTGAATCCCGGTGTGCATCCCAATGGTTTTTGGTGAGCACGCAGGTCTCCCCATTGGGCAAATCGATCTTGCAAGTCACCCGTGGTACCAAAAGCTCGGTCCAGGGGGGCCCCTCATTGACCCGGTGCAGCCCTTGGTGGTTTTCTTCCAGGGTGCAGTAAATCGGGTGGGTTGTGCTCGTGGGGTGGGTGGCTGGGCATTGGGGCATCCCCCTTACCCTACACCAGTTGATCGAAGCCAGCCTAGTGCCTTAGAGGTACCATGAGCCCTTCCGACACCCACAACGCATTCAAAGCCGTTGCCCGCCTCGCCGTTGCCGCCGCCGCCGAGCATGTCGACCATGCACGATTCAGTGGTGAGGATCCTGACCCGGAGATGTGCATGGGGTTGTGGCAGACCTTCCAGGACACCTTCTCCAAGAACACCTTCCCTGGCGACTATGACTTGGCTGTGACGGTCTTCAGTGAGACCTTCAAGCACACGGTTCGAGCCGTCGCATCGGCGCTAGAGACGGCCGATGCGGCTCACGAACAGATGGAAGCTGAAGGGTTCTAGGGTTCGTTTTCTTCAAGAATCTGCATGATATCATCGATATTAACAATATTGGTCTTCGTAGACCCTTGGGATCGCTCCCGGGGAAGGGCGCAGCACCACACCCAAGCATCCTTGGTATGAGCCTCCTCATCTGTGGGGTGGTTCACCAGATGCCGCAAAGATCCGAAGTCCAAGTTGCCCTGCTTTCGGCAGTCCCAAAGGTGCTTTTCAGCGCGACTTCGGGTCCAGTAGGGTTTGGGGTAACGGATGTAGAGCTTGCCCTCATCGAGACAGACAACTCGCTCCCGCACCCGGTCTTGGATTTCCCTCCGAACTTCCTTGACTGGTCTTTCAGTAAGATCCGACACCCATTCGAGCAAAAGATTCATTGCCCGCAACTGATCTCGCGCTGCGATCTCGCTCTTGGTCATCCACACCCCTACACCAGGACGTCCAAGAGCCGCTCCCGAAGATAGGCCACGTCCGTGTAAGGTTCGTCCTCCCGGATGACGAGGATGCGCAGCCCAGCATCTTGCGCCAGCTTCAGTTTCATAGCATCACGAGCTTGAAGGTCTTCGAACTGTTCTTCCGACTCGATGTAGTAGGACGGGAACGTCCAATGTTGGTACCCAGTTGACCTGAAAGACGCTGGAACCGAAAAGGCTTGTTTTCAAGGGGTTTTCGGTTCCAGGTTTTCCAGAAATCACAGCCTTGCGCGAAGGTTGAAAGTCACGACCAAGTACAAAAGCGGGAAGATCGGCTGGTAGTAGGCTTCTGCCCGGAGAATCGTGGGATCCTCCTCATCGACTTCGGCCGAGAAGCCCGTGTATGCGGCAACGATCTCGGCGTCAATCTGCGCCTTGAAGAAACTCGACATCGTGATGACGACATCGTTCGTGCGCTGGTTGAGGAACTTGATACCGACGAAGGCATCGAGCACTGACCGGCTTCCTTGCTGCACGTAGTCGGCGATCTGTGTGATCGTGGGCAGCCGGGTCAGGATTGTCGACATGTTGGTCGTGAAGCCCTGACGGATGCGGACGATGGGGTCCAGATCTTCGAGGATCGTGACACCCGCCACAGCGGTCTGGTTGGCCTCGACCGTGTCGAGAATCCGAGAAATCCGGGTGAAGCCCAGGATCCGGCGCCGGGTGTACGGAGTCGCCACGTCGATCGACGGGTTGACAACCGCTCCCGCTACAGCCGCTGCGAAGAACGTTCCGTCCACGAGTTGCTCGTAGCTCTCACCAAGCTCGTTGGTCAGGGTGATGACCGACGAATCCGGGTAGAAGGCGACGATGCGGTTCGACACCAGGTTGCGAGCCACGGTCTGAGCCGAAGTGGGCTCGGTGCCCGAAGCGAATCCGATGAAGCCCATCCGCTCGCCCTGGTTGCGGATGTTGCTCATCTGCTCACAGTGCTGCATGAGGTAGGCGTACACCGTCGAACTCGTTGCCAGGGGCACGAGAATGTCGGGCCGGATGTTGCCTGGAAGCGGGGTTTCCAATTCCTTGATTGCGTTCAGGAAGTCGGAATCCGAAGCCTGGTTGGTATTGGTCACCTTCAGGACTTGCTTCATGCCGACCAAAAGGGCGCCGTTCAAGAGCGATAGGTAAGCTGCGAGGCTCAACCGGTTCTCGCTGTTGACCGGTCCGTAGTTGGCCTCGATGCTCTTCCATTTGCGGTAGATGCGCGTCGTGAAGTCTTGCTTCAGGTAGCGGTAGGAGATGTAGTAGAAGTCGCCTACGGCTGGCTCCAACCCGCCCGGGTTGAACGTTTGGAGCGTTGCGGTGTCATCCACGCCCACGTTGATCGTGTTGGCGACGACGGTCTCCAACCCGCCCATGGCGTAGGTGGGAACTGCCGAGTTGACCACGAAGGTCGGGCTCACATGAAGTTGGAACCAACCACCGGTTGCGTACGAGCCGTCCGTTGCCGGAAGAATCGAGAAACGCAGACCCGTGTTGCTGTCCGTGTACGTCTGGCCTGGGATGCCAGTGCCACCGGAGCCGCTCGCGTTGTTGCTCGACACGGTGTACATGTCGTAAGCGTCTTCGCCGATGTCGCCGCTGGTTCCTGCGATGATCTCGGTCCCCGTGGTCGTGTTGAACGCCGACGACGTGGTGAAAGCAACGCTGGAAGTCGTGGCGCCCGTGGTGAGCGACTCGATCGTGAGGTAAACCTGTCCGTCGATCATGCTGGAGTAGGCCAAGCCATCGACCGTCAAGCCTGCCGTCGCCATCAACGAGTTGACAACTTCCTCGATATCGACCCGGGTCTGGCTGGCGCTGTCGTTCTGGTTGAAGCCCAGGACCGTGTTGCACGAGCCGCCAAGAATCACGAGCGACGATACTTCCGTGTTGATCGTGCTCGTCAGACGAAGCATGTTGAGGTTTGCCAGGGTGCCGGCGCTTGCCACACCGGTAAGGCCCGGATAGGCATTGACAACGATCGCGATGGCAGCCGTCGTCACAGCGGCACCGCTCGGGAGCGTGACCGTGTAATCGACACCGTCGAGACGGAAGCTCAACTCGTCATTGAGCCCGGCTGTGATGTTGAACGGACCAGCGTTCGAACTGATCATCGTAGCCGGCTTGTTGATGGCGCCGGTCGTTCCGTCCACCCGGTTGAAGGTCGACAGACCCAAGGTGGCTTCTGCCGTGCCCTGCATGACCCGAACGTAGCTGTTCGCGTCGAAGCCGCCTGGAATGGCTGCCGGGACCGAGTAGCTCTGAATGGTGAAGAACACGTCGCCCGTACCAGCACCACCCACTTGGAGGGCTGCGCACAGGTTGTTGGGGGCCGTTCCGGCGAAAGCTGGGACGACATCGATCACGGCGTTGATCTCGGCCGCAATGAAAGCCGGCGTCTGGTTGCCGAGCGTCAGGGTGACGCTCACCGTCTCGCCGTCAATCTCCAATTCCAATTGCTCAGCACCAGCGATGACGCTGATATCGCCCAGGTCGACACCGGTCTGGATCGGAGTAACGGCAGTTCCGACCATGGTGCCTCGAACCGCCGTCAAGAGGTTCGTTGCATGGGCGTTGCCGTTGAGGGTCGTGTTCCAGGTCGCGCTCGCCAGGTAGAAGGACCAAGGCTGCGCACCCGTGGTCGTGTACAGAGCGTTCTTCGGGGTCGACTGACCGAACGTGACTGTCGTGATCTCGCTGACAGGCGTTCCACCATCGTGGAAGGCATCCGGGATTTGCTCGACGCCACGGGGCCAATTGATCGTCTCGGTGAGCCCGCCGCCCTTGGTGCCCAAAGTCACCTGAAGCAAGTTGCGGTCGAGAGCGTTGCTGTACACTTCGTACTGACCAGCGCCCACAGGACCGGCGACCTTGTTGGTCAACAGGAAGCTGTCGTCCTGAATCCGGTTGTAGTAGAAGGTCGCGAACGCCAGGAAGTCCGGTCGAACCGAATCTTTCAAGGTGATGGTCCGAGTCTCGGCGTCCACGGCAACAACCGTAGCGGGGTTGCGGTTGAGAGCATCCCGGAGATCATGACCAACACGAACGACCACCAGGTCAGGCCGGTTCGATTCGAGAGCGTACCGGTTGTTGGCGATCTGGTTGTACAAGGTCTGGCCGAGAGGCGTATCCCTGCCGTTGCCCAAGGTGGGCACTGCCGGCAAGAGGAACTGATTCGGCGACTGCACAGCGGGGATCGCTGTGGTGTCAACCACACGGTCGCATTCGGCGAGGTACCACTTGTCATCCACGAGGGTCGGGATGATCTGAGTCTCGTCGAAGGGCTCGGCTCCCGCTGAACGGGTTGTCGAACTGACGGTGTAGCTCGTGCCCCAGTTGATGATGCTGACATCCGGGCTCGGGTTGCTCACCACGAAGTCTTGACCTTCGAGGTAATCGTTCCGGCTCGGGCTGATTCCGCAACGAAGCACGTTGGTGACCAGCGTGTTCGGGAGGTAATCAAACGTGTCCTGCCAGGTGTTCGCCCAGTACGTGAGGACGACCGTCGCGCCGGGGGCGGGAGGCGATGCCAGAGTCACAACTCCGTTTCGGCCGTCGACGGCCGTGGGGATAACCTGCACACCGTTGACCTTGGCGACCACCTTGGAGGGGTCCGTGGTCGTGATGCCGCCAGAGGAACCATCCACGATCGGGATGTTGAAAACCCGGAAGTTGACGTTGCGGTTGGTCTTCTGTCCCGACGTGAATCCGAGCGGGCCGTTGGCCGATCCATCACCGATCTCGATCTCACTCGTGGCACTGAAGGTGATGTGGTTTTTGCCGTCGTTGTCCGCAAAGACCGTCGTAGAGAGCCCTGTGATCAGAGACGCATCGATGACGCTCTTGAGACTCGCCGCCGTGTACGCTCCGGTCGGGAAGGTGACCGTCCACGTCGCACCATTGACCAAGATGATCAGGGTGTCGATGCTGCCAGACGTCATGTTGAACGGTTCGAAGCCAGGGCTTGTAAGCGAAGCGAAGTCGCTCGTGACCTGTGCCGAAACGTCATCCGTGAAGCTCGTATCCGACCGGTGGAAGAAATACGTGCACCGAATGTCCGACGTCGCTTGAGGCGGAACCTGCAAGGTGACGTAGCCATCCTGCCCTTGGACCGAGCCAACCGAAACCGGAACGCCATCCACCGTACAGGACACCGTCCGAGTGTCGTTTGTCACCCGTCCAATCCCTTGGCCGTCCACGATTGGGAAGTGACGTACCCGGAACTTGGCGCGAGTCGACCCATCCGGTGGCCCTAGTACGGGATTCGCCGGATTCGTGTCGTCCACGACAAAGCTCTGCGATACGTCCTCAGAGACAATTTGTTGATCTTGCGTGGAGCTTGAGCCTCGGACCACTTCGAGATCAAGTTGCTCCAACTCCTCCTGTCCCACACCGATGTAGACCGGTAGCCGCACAGTACCAACCAGGTTGGTAACAGCAGCGTCAGTCAGCGTCTTCGTGTAAGGGCCAGGCGGCGCGTAGGTGATGAACGGTCCCAGAGTCATTCCCGACTCTCCTTAGTTATCTCGGTCAGTTCAATCTGGATTCGGGTGCCAGCGTTCTTGGATCCGATCTGCATCCGCTTCTCGCGCTCACAAGCAGCGCCTACGAAGGGCATGGTCAACGATACTTTAACGACCGGTCATCCTCAGGTCCCCAAGAGGGGCTCCGATTTCGTTGGCGACATCATTGTGTTTGCGCAACGTGTTCTTTCGCGCTTCGACTCCCTCATCGCTCAGACCCTCGTAATCAATGTAATTTCCGTCAGGGTCGTCCCGCCGAGTGAGTTTATCGGTGCCGGAAGCGTCCCGCACCTTTTTCTTGGTAGCTTGGCGAGCATGGATCTCGGCCCACTTTTGCTGGGCATCCTGCCCGACGCCATGATCTGCCGTGGGGTAGTCGTCTTTGTGGACCCCGGTGTTTCCTGGTGCCCCATTCCCACTAGAAAATGCAAATCCAAAAGACGAATCCCACAATCGAGGGGCGGTTGCTGAACAGCGGGGGCAGGCATGAGATGGGTGCTCGCCCATTTTCAGGTTGCGGTTGAACCGAAGTGTACAGTCTTGGCACTCGAATTCGTAGCGAGGCATTTTATGTGATCCTTTCGTAATCTGCATTCCGCCCGACCACAATGGGCGACGTCTGGAAGAACAAATCGCTGAAAACTTCTCGAATTTGGTCTTCCGTGGGGGTACAGGGACTTGCCGCAGCATCTTGCTCCGGTGTGGTGGGCGTCACCTGGCTGATCGTCAGAGGTAGCGGGATATGCATTTCCCAATCTGAACGAAGTTGAATTGACATAGAAGCGGTGAAATAAACAGAATCGGCCGTCTCGTCATATGTATCCTCAGCTTCGCCGCCGATGGAAACGTCAACGATTTCAATGCCTTCAGCCTCAAGCCGGTTCTTTTTCTCGCCCCACAAATACATGAGGGTCAGGTCGGCCATCTCTTCCATCTGAAGCGGGTCTCGGGAGATGATATCGAAGTCAAAGTTCACTTCGTACTTGCCGCCGAAGGCTTGGGCGGTATCGACCCGGTCTGGGGTGACCACGATCGCGACCTTGTCCCCTGCCTCTGCCCGCTTTCCGAAAGCCATGATGACCCCGGGCAGCGTTGTGAAATCGGCCGTGTTCCATGCAAACTCGACAGGCCCGATGCTTGGGACAGCGTATCGGTAGTCGGCGGTCAAAACCGAGTTTGGCCCCGACCTGTACGTCAACTCGATCGCCCCGTTGTCGTAATTGACCGTGTAGTCCTTGCCCTCACGCAAAAGAACGCTTCGGTTTTCCCAGAGTCGGAGCGTCCCCTGCGCTGGGACCCGTTGAAGCTGGGCATGACGTTCGATCCCGGAGACGAACCGGAGCACGGCCTCATCCCATTCAGTCAGGAGAGGGTCGACCGCAAAATGCCCTTTTCCTTGAGCCGTGGTGGGGGCGTCAAGGATCTCGACATAGTAGACCCCCGCAGCCAAGGGAAAGTGCCCCACGTCTTTGATCCGGCCACTGTCCTCCCGCACCCACTCGATCGGGTGTGCTGCCTTTCCCACGTAGGCCAACATGGCATGGCTCACGACCGTGCCGATGTAGTTGTCGCCAGAAAGCTGTACCTTGTTGGCGCTGCTTCCCTTGATCACGATGCCAAACTGAGGACGTGACTTGAACTCGTACCGGTTCTGAATGTGCGGCACGATCTTCCGGTAAATAGGATGACGCGAGAAGCTGTCTCGTAGCTCATTGATGAGCCGACGTTTTAGAGATCCGATGAGGTAGTAGTACACGGGCTACTCCGCATGTTCCTCCATGGCGAGAACGAGCAAGCCAGAAGCGACGGCTGTCATGGGATCATCCGCATGCCGAACCTCGCTGATCTCGATCGGGAAGCGCTTTCGAAGGTGTTCGAACTCATCGTTGAACACATCCATGAAGCCGCCCGCCAAGCTGGTGCCGCCACTCACCACGAGCGGAATTGCTGTTGGAAGATCCATGGTTCCACGCACGGCCTTGAATTGGGTCGCGACGTGTTCCAACACATAACGGATCAAGCTGCGGACGTACAAGGCGAGTGCTTCGGCCTCCCGGTTGGACGCATTCGCCAAATCGATGCCCTTTTCCTTGATCGAACACATGCGGGCCGAAGTCGACCCCATCGCTCTTGCCGCCTGACTGTCGACCCAGTCGCCACCACGAGCAACCGAGAAGCTCATCCCCTCGATCGTCTGGAAGCTCAAAGCCACGTTCGCCATGCCAGCGCCGAAGCTGATTCCCAAGCCGGAAAAGTTCGTATCCGAACATTGGGAGAAAATGATCGCCATCGCCTCGTTGGAAGCGTGAGGGGTGTAGCCCAACTCTTGCGTGATCTTGCGGAAAATCTCCGTGTGGTAGATGACATCCTGCGTGGGATCGTCTACCGGGGCTGCCGGCACGCTGAAAAAGCAATGCTCGTTCTCGACCACGGGCTCCCCAAGGACGTGCTCGACCAGCAAGCTCAACACTTGCTGCGCGTCCAACTCACCGGGGGCGATGACGCCCCTGGATAGTGGGCGGCGAGCCTCACGCTTAAACAAGTTCGCCATGCTCAAAGCTGAATCGCCGATGACGATGAGTTGGTCCTCCCGCTCGACGTAGCTCACCTTCGACAGACGAAGCGTCCGCTTGGCCTCGATGTCCAAGTCAATGAAGGCGTCCCGCACACGCTTGAAGTACGCACGCTTGCCCTTCTGCCGGGCCGAAACAACATTCATGGTCCCGATATCGAGACCGACCCCTGGATCCTTGTTCTCTGTTTCCATTTTCATCCTTATTTGCCCGTGGCTACAACTTCCACGGGTCGTTCTGCTCACCGCCGACACGTTGCTTGAGCAAGTAGACGAATTCCTCATGCTTGGAAGCAATGGCTTGGAGCAAGTCGTCCACACCCATGGTCAAGGTGCCGGCTTTGTCGAGCATATCATACGACGCACGCATGAATTCGAGCAATTGTTCCTCTGCCTTCAGGGAAAGCCCTGGCATCATATCCGGGCTCACATCGGCCGAAACGTCCAAATAGAGGTGCTCGATGAGTTGGTTCAGTAAGCTGAGTTGGGTCCCCACAGCGACCTTCTCAGGTCCACCGAGGCCCACCGCTCGCTCTGCCAACTGATCCACGAGGGGGACGATCCCTTCGTAGATCCGCATGAACAGCAAGTGGTCGCCATAGTAGTTGCTGCCACGGGTCTGCCAGTGGTGCGCCTGGTGGATGAAAGCGAGCGCCTTGTGCCAAACAACCAAGAGCGCCAGGTGGTCGGCGGGGTTGCTTGCGTCCGCAGCGAGCTTGGCGATCCCGGAGCCCGGCAGGGGCAGGTAGGGAGGGCCATCCGTCATCCCATCATAGACCGAGGGGTCTTTCCAGATGTCTTTCACAGCGTCACCTTCTGTGGCTCGGCAATGAACCCCTTGCCTGTGTACGGGCTAATGATCGAAGTCAGCCGTTCGCCCGTAAAGAACTTCTTTTGGGTGTCAGGACAGATGTACATCCACATGGGTGTATCCGTCGCTGCCTGGTGTTGCTCGAACCGCTTGACCACGGCTTTTGCGATCTCTCGTGTGTCGGCCATAACACCCAACTGAATTCTTGAAAGGATTAACTCTTTCCCTTACGAAGCTCTCGGAGCCGAGTAGAGGCATCCGCAACGCCTACGCCCTCATCTTCCTTGACTTCGATCCGAGCTTCCACATTCTCATCTCGAATTTGCGCTGGGATGAAAAGGGGCGCATCGGAAAGAGGGCGCTGTGCGGGTTTCTCGGCGGGCGGGAACTGGGCTTGCCCTTGAACCGGGGCGGGAGCCCCTCCTGAAGCCAGCATCCCCATGATCTGTTGGAGCATGACGGTTTGCTCGGCAAGTTGACTATCCTGCTTTTGCTTGGCTGAAATGAGTGCCTCGACTCGCTCGCTCTGCTCTGCGAGCGATTGACGAAGCTCTGTATTCTGTTCTTCAACCCGCTTGAGCTTCGTTTGGTCCTCACTCGGAATCACTCGGGGCTTCGAGGGGCCATGCTTGAGTTGGAAAAGCTGCCCTTGGCTGATACCAAGCCACAAGTCTTTCGACTGGTAAGCCTTTTCCGCTGGAATCGTAACCGTCTCGTTGAGCACCACTCTCACGGCAATGTCCTTGATGACAAAAGAAGGGGGCACCCGCCCTAAAACCGTGATGTCGCTCATCGTTTCCTCATTCCAGCAAGAATCTGATCTCTGATCTCCTGAGCAACCCGTTTTCGGACCTTCTCACGAGCCTCTTTCCTTGCTCGATCAAACAAGGGGAGCTTGGCTCTGCCAGGATGGATCCACCGACCATCTTCCATACTTCGAGGTGTGGCCGACCGAAAGACAATTCGCCCATCGTCCGTTACGATTGGAATCGGAGCACGCGCCTTGGTGAGCCAAGTCATTTGCTGCCGCTTCTGCCCGTACACCAAAGGCTTGAACCCCGGGTGACTGACGGTGACCACAAGTGTCTTGGGTTTGACTTCGATCTGCAACGCCTTTGCGAACGCTATCTTCGCACGAGGGGAAAGTGCACTACCTAGAAGCTCCTGCTTGAACTGCTTGAAAAGCTCACGCCGCAGCTTTTCGAGGATCGTGGACAAGCGTACCCGGCTCACCGCTTCGGGTGGGATGAGGGGGGTCGCCCTGATCGCTGTCAGACGCCACGCCTTACCGTTGTACAGGACTTGTTTCAATAGACGATGTTCTCCCACGTGATGGTGCGACCACGAAGCTCGCGCTCATCCGGGATGCCAACCTTGTCTGTGATCTGAGCCGGCGCCGCTCGCTCGGGACCGATCTTCCGAATCTGATTGGCGGCGTGAAGCATTGGGTTGTCCACCGGAACACGGTATTTAACATCTAGCTCGTCAAGAAGCCCGACGGAGAAGTGTTGCTGCAACACCATACCCCGATTGGTCGGCATCCGCACGGGCCCAACCGAGTAGCGCTCACCATTGACCTTGACCACGAAGTCTCGCTGACTGACCAGCGGGCTTGGGCCTGTCCACACCTCATAGGCGTGCTCTGTGGTGCGACCAACGTCCTTCTGTGCGATCCGACGTTCTGCGTCGTCAGGAGCGATGATGATGTCGTAGGGGCCCTCGTAGCCGCCCACATAGCCCGTTCCAAAGCACGCCTCACAGTCATTGGCTGGACGTTGGATGCCACCACCGAGGGGAATGCAAGGACAGGGCACGCCCGTGTTCTTCCGAAGGAAGATCTTGACCCGCTCACCACCTTGAGCCAGCACCCACCGATTCCGACGAACTGACTCCCGCCAGATGTAATCGAGCTTCTCGATCTCTCGATTGCTCGTGGCTGCCGCATTCTCCAACGGGGTTTCCAGCAAGTCCTGTGGCATGACTGGCCGGTCGAGATCCACCCGGTAGCCCACGGCAGTCGCCCGATAGAATACTCGCTGGCTCAAGTCCGTCCGAAGAAATGATCGGTTGTACCGGTAGGTACAGGTCACCACGCTGTTGGGGCCTGGGACCACAGGGCCATCGTTCTTCTGAGTCCCCACATTGGGGAAAGGAATGTTCACAAGCTCGACGGTTCCCTCACGTCCCTCCACACGAGCAACCGTGGCCTCAACCCCATCGACGAACACTTGGACGTCCCGGGGATCCGTCGTGGGCACATTCTGGGAGGCGGGTATGACGATGGGGGTCTTCTGAACCCGAAAAACGTACCGACGTGGACCGCCCGCTGCCGCCGACCCTTGATCTGGGCACCCCATGACGAACTGGTCTGTCACATCCTCATCGAGTTGGAGGACGTTGTCCGTTTGGTCACGCCAGAAGAGTGACCCAATTGGCATCTCGTTGATTCGCCAGAAGGGGCCGTACTCGCTATCGAACGACCGGTAGAGGTTCACCCCTGTCAGGATGAAATTACCGTTGACCGCTAGCTGAGCCGGGTCGTCCCAACGCAGGTCAAATACACCAGGTTGGTAACCGCTGGTTACAAACAGGTTGAGAGGCGCCAGGGGCCACGGAGACTCCTGGATCTCTAGGGGGTGTGGGGTTCGATCCCGTTGTGACGCGTAGGGCATGCCTTAAACGCGTCGTGATGAAAGCTTTAAGCTTTTGGGGCTGCGGCCGGGGCGGGAGCACCGGCTTGAGGCTGCGGAGTCGGCATGGGGCCTTGCGGCTGGAGAGGCGACACGTTCCCGGTCTCGGCGTCGATCTTGATGGGCAGGTTTGGTGGAAGCCCACGCTCGGTGAGGATCTTGTCGAACATCTGCGTTTTCTCAGCGTCAATCCGGTTCGCCATCGCCATGAGTCGAACTTTTTCCTGTTCGACGTCGAGAATGTTGCTACCGACCTGAAGCCGAGCTTCCTGGATCTGACGCAAACGGACGAGAGTGTCCTTGTCGATCGGATCCTTGATCGTGAGCCGGGGTTCAGTCGACTCTTGTGCCTCTTGGGTCGTGTTCTGGTCTTCAGGCATGTTCATCTCCATTTGATCGGGGATTTTGAGGGTACCGGGCTGGCACCCTCGTGTCAATCAGGATGCGTCGGCGAACGTCTTGTTCATCTTGGTCGTGACTTCACCGATGCTGGAGGCCCACTCTTTAAAGTCCTCCCAAGCACCGCTGATCACGTCCCAGACCTTGCGCATGAAGCCCCAAGCTTTATCGAGTGTCTCGGCGAGACCACCCTGCTTGTCGGCCGAAGCACTCTTGTACTTCGCCATTTGCTCGGCGCTGTATTGGAAGTCACCGCCCGGGATGTCCATTCCCTCGACGAAACGCTCCTCAGCCTTGCGAAGATGCTCGATGACTTTCTTGACATCACCAAGCTCACGCAGTGCGAGCATCATGAGGAACTGGGCTTCCTTTTCGAACTCGACGGCCAAGATCTTCGACTTGTTGTACTTGTCGGAAGCCTCAACGAGATCTTCGAGCTTGTTGCTCGCGACTTCCATCTGCTTGAGGTACGTCGCGTGCTTGCCTTGGGCGGTCTTGAGCCACCGCTGCCGGTTCTTGCCCGCTCGGTCGGAAGGCGCTGCCATCGCCGCCAAGTGCTGTTCGATCTTCTTCTGGGCGTCGTCGACCAACCGGTGAAGATGTCCGATGTCGAGTTGGACATCGTGGGTGGTTTGCTTCAGGTCGTCATGGAGCCCTTCGGAGACGAGTCGTTCCTTGACCCAATCCTCAATCACCTCACCGCTCGTGACACGCCACCGACCAGCGGTGCCAGTTCCGCCGCCACCCTTCAGCATCTCGGGTGGGATCACAACGCCTTGGCGTTTGCACTTGTTGCGCCAGTGCTGAACCGCTGCCGCCCAAGACTTGCCGTTCTTGGGATCGAACCGATCCCCGGCTTTGGTGACGACGTACTTCCAGACGTTAAGTGTCTCGGGTGGAATTTCACCTTCGTCGACGCCCGCAACCATCCACTTGGGAGGTACGAAGCGCGCATCGTAGGTATTCAGGAAGCGACCGGCAACTCTTTCAGCAAGTCCCATGTGACATCTCCATGCCCTGAACCAATGCATAAGAGCCTTATGAGATACCTTGGGGCATGAATTCGAAAGCCGTGGCCGCTCGTCTTCGGGCCCTTGCTGTAAGCTTGGACCAAGGGGCGATCGTTCCTAAACAACATGTCGTGTCTGTCCTAGCCGAGCTTCGAAATGACTTGGGGACCACCCGAACGGCGGCAAGTTCGGTCAAGCTCGACCGCTCGACTCTCCGAGACGTCAACCGGAAGCTTGACCGTGAAGGGCTGGACGGTCGAAAGCCCTTCCGTAGCTTCGGACTCGGGCTCGGTGAAATCGTCGACGTGCTGGGTCGGGAAGGCATCTTCATTGATGACGTCATCCAAAAGCCCAGGTCGCCCGGGGGACAAAACACCTTCCCCTTGCGCCGTAAGTGGCCCTTGGAGAACTTCGGTGCTTTTGACCCAGGAGATATCGTGGGCAACTCAATGCTCACGCTCTCATGGCACCAGTTCGAAGAGACCGGCAATTGGGAGATGATTGCCTACCTCAGCTAGGGTCCTTGGGCGGCAACGTCTTTCCCTCTGGAAGAGTCGGTGGCTCTTCCGACCACACAGCATTCATAGACTGACGGGGGCGCCGAACGATGTCGTCCACCGCTTTCCAATACCAGTCGTCCATTGGCTTGAGAAACGGCCACATCCACCCGTAACGACCCGTCGTGAACTGCTTGAGGAAGTGCTGCCGGTACGTCTCGGAGTACAAGATGCTCTGTCCGTGCCGGACATATGCCAAACGCATCGTCTCCGTGTACGCCTCCTTTTCGAACTTGGCCCGGTAGTAGGCGAGCCCAAGCGAGAAGAGCACGAGCAAGTACAGGACCATGTACAGGGGAAAGGTGTACTTATCGCTCTGGCGCATGTGGATCCGTTCATGCCGCAAAAGCGATTCTTTCGAATAGACCGGCCACAGGTCCCAAGCCTCAGGGGTGTAGACCGTGTAGCGGATCACCGTGGTGTAGTCCGACATGAAGGACTTTTGACTGCCGAACGTCAGGACGAGCAAGATCTTGCTGAGAAGCCACATGAAACGGCTGTCAGCCTTGCGAACGAGCTTGAACTTGGGGAACTCTTGCAAGATCTCGTCAAGCAAAAGCTGGAATTTCTCACTGTCAGTAGGCATGATGCACCTCACTTAAGCGGTCCGAAAAGTGGATCCAAGCAAGGACATTCCAGGAAAGTCTGAGTGACCATGATTCACGTCGAGTTGCGCAGCTACTTCGAAGGGCCCACCATCGGAATGGCGGAAATGGAGTCGCTCCCAGTCCCCCCGATGGTGGGAGACATCATCACCTTGCCAAAAGTCCATGGGCAATTCCGTGTGGATTGTCGGTGGCTCGATATCCGACACGGGATGACCAATCTCGTCCTGGCGGTCACGGAGATCAAGCGCAAAGGAATTTCTTGGGACATCGATTGATTGAGACCAAGCTCACGCCTTAGAGGGTGCATGCAGACCGGAACCAAAGCCCTTCGCCAGACCGACACCAAAGCATGGGTTCAGCGTCATGGAGGCGGGTCGGCCAAGCGCCGTCGGTCGGCCGCTCGCTGCGAGAAGGCAATCGAGACCGCTACTCGTCGGGCTGGTAAGGCCGCTTGCAAGGAGACCTTCTGAGATGGCTGCGACCCTCACCCAAGCCCAACGCAACGACATCTGGCGGCTGGCGCAGCCGGAAGCTGAGAAGAACGGCCTGTTCTTCTACGAACAAAATGGGACAGACGAGCACCTTGAGGCTCTCGAATCCCTTGGGCTGATCACGTTCCGGTCGGCCACGCACTACTTTGCCTTCTCCAATGGCGAGCTTGGCGAAGAGGACGGCTTCCTGGTCAACATCACCGAAAAGGGCCGCAAATCCTATGAGCTTGCTGCCGCCGCTGGGCTGCACTCAGCTAGCACCTGAAGCTCCAATGAACGCCCGGGGGGTCAAAACCCCTCGACCCACGTAAGGTCCGAACGCCGACCTGATCCCGATGCCGTACTTCGGTTGCTGTACGCCTCGGATGATCTTCACGGTCTGCTTGGCCTTTTCGAGCATGTCGTTGAACTGATCGTTGGCCGAGTTGGCAGCGGCTTCGTATTTGCTGCTCCGCTCGATCGACAAGGAAATGCCGCCAATCGAGTAGTCGAATTCGTCGGCGATCCAGTTGATTTGGAGCGCTCGAAGGGCCCAGATCATGCCGCCCGTCAAAACGAGCGTGCGCCATTCGGGCCGAGACTGCATGAGGTGGTCGAGCGATCCGAACGGCGTGCGAGGGGGCGCAGCAATCGCCATGTCGAGCCCACGTTGGATGTACTCCAGAAGCTCTTCGTCCTCCCAGATGAACCCAAAGACCCTGTTGTATTGCTGGATCGTCTCTTCATGACTCGGCGGGCGGAAATGGTAGTTTCGGTCAGGGCAATTTGAGACGAGCATCCCTGACTTATGAAGATAGAAATTGTGCCAATCCTCAGCCGTCAAGTCGTACATATACCGCCTTGGAGCCAAGGGCTTGATAGACATCACCTTTGCCCCCACGACGTCCGCACCAGAAGCCAACTTCCCAGCTTCAACCTTGGAAGTAGGGGACGTGAAAACCCGGTGACCCCATGTCAGAACGGAAGCCCCTCGGGTTGTGGTCACCTCAACAATGGTCTCTGGGCCAACTTCAACTCGATGTACATCGAGCACCCGCTTCCAATCTTCTGACCCTTCAGGAGACTTGGAACGAACCCTCAATGTACCAGCTTGAAAAGCCGCCTTGATCTTATCCTTCTGTGCCGTGTCCAAAATCCTTCTCCGTCCAGACCAGGAAGTCCCACCCCATTGTGGATGCATAAGAGGAAGCCTCACGAAGCCTGTGTTGAACCTTGTGTGTTTCAGGCAAATCCAGCACCCAACTAGCCTTAACCTCAAGTAAAACCAAGTGATCATCCGTGTAGGTCACAACAAAGTCAGGCAGAATCCATCGCCCTGACGGAAGTTTGACCCTTGGCTCGAACACATAGGTTTTCACGTCAGGGTCTTCATCGAGAAGCGTGACCACGATACGTTCGTAACTACTACGGGTCCAGATCCTTGGCTTTGAACACTTCAGAGGTTCCACCCAAGCTCCTCGCCCCCTAGACCATTTCACTGGGTCTTCGATCATGCGACGAGATTGAGCCTTGGACCTTCTCAGCCGCTCTTCTTCAGAACGATGGAAAGCCAGCAAATGGGCTCTTTCTTCTGGCCGCTGCCACCGACGAAGAGCCGACATGCGGCGACGCTCACGAACTTCGGGTCTTTGGTTCGCCAGCCGAAGAGTCTCTCGTTCCTCTGGAGACCGAATTTTTCCTCTATGGAAGTCGAATTTACCGTCTGCCCAATCTGCCCGAAGACTTTCCGACAACCAGGGCTTCTTCCGACCACGCCCCGCTCTACCCACACGAGCGGCATTTTCAACACGATTTGCTTGGGAAGCAGGGTTCCCGGTGGCCTGGGTGAGACGCTGGATCCCCATCAAGGAGAGACCCGTCAACCTGGACATTTCAAGCCAAGGCATACCGGCCTCATGTAGCTCGGTCACCAAGGCCCTACGTTTTTCGGCCACACCTTTGGGAGGACGACCCTTTTTCTGAAGTATCTCCCAAGACAGTCCGTGTTTTTCAAGCAGGGGTGCCAGTTCAGGGGGTGCCGTGGATGGTTTCCCAGAGGTCACGGATAGTGGTTACCATTTTCTCACCATCCACGTCAAGCTCGACGGTCTCTTCTCCACCCACACAGTTATCCCTCAAAAGGATCCGGAGCCGGCGAATGAAGTCCTCTTCCACGCACGACATGGCGGTCACGCATTCAATCGTGCGGTCCACCACTTCAAATTCTTGAACAACCTGTTGGATCGGGCCGTTGACGAACTCTCGGAAGCTCCACCGAATCCGGTACTCGCCGATGTTGGCGTCGAGGGGGACCACAATGCTGGAGTAGTATTCTCCCACAGCAGGATGAGCCGGGGTGCGCCGGGGAACCCCAAGCAACACCTCTTGCCCTGCCGTGAAGTCATACAGGGCGTACGTGATCTCGGCAGCGTCGATGGGATGGTTCTGTGCGCTTTCGAGGAAGATGTTGAGGTCTTCCCGGCCTAGCTGCTGTCCTCGGTAGTACGCTGTTCCCATTCTAGTCGTCCAACGCTTCTTCTTCTTTGCGCAGACCCTTCAGGCGATTGTCGAAGCCATTGAACGCCTTTTCGGTGGCCTTCTGCATCTTTTTGGCCTTCTCACGGGTCTTCGAGATCAGTTCCGTGTAGTCGGATGGAACGCGTCCATTGGTCTGATCCTTGTTGTCCTTCATGACCTGCTCAAGCTCGTTCAATTCCTTGAGCAGGCCACTGTAGAACGAATCAGCTTCTTTTTCCTGGTGGTTGCCAAACTCGGGCCAGCCCTGTTCATTCTGCATCTTGCCAATGTTGGGCATTTTGTCTGACAGATCACGAATGTACTTGTTGGGGAGATCCTTCAGATCCTCAACCTCGTTCGACCACAAAGCATGGTCCCCCCGGGCCTCGGACAGTTCGTCTTTGAACTCCCAATCACTGGCGCTGTGAGCGTCGTCAATTTCGCTCCGGGTGCGAGGCTTCTTTTTCTCGGCAGGCTTGTCCTCACCCTTGGGCTCGTCCCCGCCCTGTTCCTTGACATGGTGCTTGGACTTATCAGCGTCAGGATGCTCGTGAAGATACTTTTTGAGCGCTTCAGGATTCGCGTGCTCCATAGACAAACCAAGGAAGCGAGCTACAACGCGTCGCGCAATTTTCTCATCACTCATAACCAACCATACTTTCGGGTTCGGGGCAAGCCGTCACTGAGATCGGAACACAAGGTTGCATCACAGACTCGGAACGGCATCATCTTCTCAAAGGCGGGGCTACAAGAGGATTTGCGGTACTTCCATGTGATACGCCAGTTGCCAGGCTGACTCTCCCAGCCTGCAAACCCGGCGACATGGAATTCCCCGTTGCCATCCCGAACCGGGATCTGGTTGCCAGGGCCCACGCAGACCCATCCGCCGTGGTGCTGCATGCACAAGGTGTAGGTCACCTCGTAGGGCTCGACGTTGCCATCGAACCAGATCGCCAAATCCCCACGCTGCAAAAGCTGCCCGTAGCGAAAGCCTTCCGGGATCAACGAACAGATCGGCGTCAGGTCATCCACCACCATGTGGGCCGAAACGTTCGAAGTGCCGTGGACAATGCCGGGGACCGATAGGATCGCGCTGCTGTGGCCAACCACCTGACCGGAGGCGAGAATGAACATCGAGACGTCGCCTGTGAGCATCGACGATCCGAAGATCAATCCACCCACAGCCAATTGGTTTTCGATGACAGCCGTGCCGGTGCCGTAGAGGTGTCCACCCACGAGCAAGTCTACCCAGATGGTACCTGCTATCGAAGAGGTTCCGCTTGCGGTCCCTCCCGCTGCAAGGGTCATCCGGTCGGCCACCATAGCAACGGCATCCCCAAGCGACACGCCATGAGCCGAGATCTGGGTCGTGATTGGCGCTGACAGGGAACTGTTGCCCACCATGAAGGCGTAAACCTTGGCGGGTGACCCAAGATATGCTGCAAGGGCCGAGTTGCCTTGGAGGGGCTGTGGGAGCGACAGGAGCCATGTTCCGGCGAGGGGTGCCGAAAGCGATCCGTCCCCAGCTAGGTCTGCCCGGGCTCCGAACGTCGCTGACAGGGTTGTCTCCGTGGTGGCTTCCCCTTCGAGAGACGTGGACAGCCCTCGGAGTCTGACCCCTCCCGCTGCAACCCCTGAATTGCCCCCCAACGCAGCGCCCACAGAGTGCAGTTTTCCCAGAAAGGGCGTGAGGGTGGACCCGCCCGCCATCCCCACTGCAATTGGAGTTACCGCCGCCGCTTGGGCTACAAGTTCACTCCCCCCACTCAAATCCGCCGACGCCGCTCGCACCCCAACGATTGACCCGAGAAGGGTCGCACCGTTCACAGAGATGCCAGTTACGTCAACCACACTTTACTTTCCAGACTAGTCTTCCTGGACAATTAACTGTCCTACCGGGAATTTGATCTGATCGTTGATCTGCACGTCCCGGGTTGCCGTGAGATTGCCGTAATACAACATGTTCCCCGCCGCAGCGGCATCCATGATGGCGAAGGCAACAACGATCCCCCATGGAGCCGATGCGACAGGAAAGATCAAGTCTGCGCTGTTGGAAACGGTGCCACCACTCGGAACGGAGAAAACCACCGTCTGGCGTGTGTAGCCACCACCGGTAACTTCGGTGCCGCCGCCCGTCTCGGTTGGAGCAACCGTGAACAGGGCGATATACACCGCAGCCGGGGACGAATACGAGATGGCACGGAGGACGTGGTTGAGGAGAACCTCTTCGAGGTAGTTCGTCTTGGACATGTCACGTCCTCGGATGAATGAAAGTCGATCGAATACCTGGCTGACAGTTCTCGGCCTTCAGAACGATGTCGTAATCCTGAGCCACGATCTGCTTGCCAACGGGGTAGTTTATGAGCAGACGCCAAAATCCGAGAGCGTTTGGGCGAAAACGAACGCTGTAGACGCCACCGGACCCTGGAATCTCGCTCCAATAGACGTTGCCCGACGCCACTTGGCTATCAAGCAACGCCGTTCCATCGAGCAACGACCAGGGTTGCTCGGAGTTGTTGAAGAACAGTTGAGACGTCACATTGGCAGTCGTCAAGCCAGCTTGGCGCGTGTACCCGTCGGACTGAAAGAAGTCCGCTTGGTCCACAACCGCTTGATTGATCTCGACAATCCTGCCATGTGTCGTGCTCATGGGAAGCGACGTCTCCTAGTCGTGGTGGACACGGAGTTGCTTGGGGACGAGGGCGGGTTCGGGTTTGAGCGCATCCCCACCTGGACCACGATATCAGTCGTGGATCCAGATGAAGGCTGCGTTACCACCGCCTTGTGGACGATCATCGTGGCCGTCAGGATGGTTTCCCCTGAAAGATTGGCGAACAGACCTTCGATGAGGTATCCGGTGAGATCCGAATCGCCCGTCATCAAGTCTGCTGCCACGGGAACTGCCACGAGAAGGTCAGATGTCAGGTTGGAATCACCTACGAGGGTGTCTGCCGCCATGATTTCAGCGAGGGTCGCACTGAGACCCCCTTCGCCGTCCATGGTTGCAGCCGCACTGTAAGCGACTCCTGCTGCCCCAGTTAGGTCCGCATCTCCATCCATGGAGGTAGCAAACGCGTATGCAAGATCGGAAGTGAGGGTTCCATCCCCGTCGATTGCAGTTGCAGCGGATCGAATGACCGCCGCACCACTGGTGAGATCAGCATCGCCATCGAGGGTTGCCCCGATCGCAAAGGCGAAGTCACCCGAAAGGTCCCCGTCACCGTCCATAGCGGAAGCGAGGCCCCTGGTTCGACTCATCGCCGAAACCAGGTCACCGTCGCCATCCATGGACAGTCCGAACGCATATGTGGCGTTCGCGCCACCGGTTAGGGTGCCGTCGCCATCCAAAGTCGCAGCGACATTATGGATAGCCACTGATTACCCTACTGCTCTTGCGCCGTGATCGAACTGACCGGGAAGGTGACCGTATCACCCGGGTCGACCGTCTTCGAGGCGGTGAGCGCACCGTAGTACAGCATGTTGCCGGCCGTGGCTGCGTCGAGAAGCGCCATGTGCGTGACGGTGCCCCAGGACAAGGTTGCCGTGGGGAAGGTCACTGCGCCACCCGAGTTGGTGGTCTGGCGGGGGGTACCAGCGGGGGCACCGAACAGACCTGTGGCTGCAACCCGTGCGTAGGCTGTGCCGACCGTGGTCACTTCCGCAACCTGGCTACCGGCGTTGCCGGGATCTGCCGTGAACAGGGCCACGTAGACCGCTGCCGGGCTGGTGGCGGTGAAGTTGGCGTTCTGGCAAAGCCAGAAGTCCAGGGTTCGTTCTTCAGCGTAGTACGTCTTGTTGTCGGCCATGAGTCAGTTCCTTGTTAGGAGGTTGGTCACCTGTAGATGCCTTATGAACAGAAAACCGATCATCCCACTCATCAAGAAACGCCGCCGCCGCCCGAAGCAGCGAAGCATCGTCTTTGGCATACCCAAGAACCAGGTTGCAATTTCGGTGGATCAACCCCCGCACACACTTGCCGCAAGACTTTTTCCCCGAACAGCACGTCCGGTCGTGATCCACACAAACGGAGAGAGGGTCCTTGCCCTCTTTGAGCATGGGCTTATGGCAAACAGCGCACAAACCATCCTGAGCTTGCCAAAGGGCTTCGAAATCGACGTTGTACCTTCCTCGATACACGATGGCCTTGAACTGCTTGGGGTGTCGTAGCTGCCAATCCCGAGAAATCTGGGACGCACGGCCAGGATTCTTAGCTCGCCAAGCCGTTGTTCGTGCGTTGTACTTTTGAGGGTCGGCTGCTTGCCGAGCCGTGTTGTCTTTATTGGTGCAGACTTTACACTGGGCTCGGCGTTTGGTGGGATCGTTTCGTCGACACAGATGAAAGTCGTCTTCGTCTTTGTCTAGGCCACACTTGGTGCATCGCTTCATGGGATGAGTCTAGCACCCCGCTTCGCATATGACAAAGTTTTAGCCCATGTGGCATATCGATTTCAACGATTTAATTGCGTGGGCATATGGGAGGGCAGGCACTTTCCCGTTGTGGTTGAACCACGCTTTTTTCAACTCCGGGATGTTCGCAATGCTGTCGTCGAAGACGAACAACACCCGATTCTTGTGATCCCGTTCCGTCGTGGTCATCTGCACACCAGCCACCTGAAGGTAGGCGGCGAAGTACAAGTCGTTGGTTTTGAAACCCCCATTAGGGTCAGTGCTTACCATTTGGTTTCCCATCTTATCTCGCGCCCTCGAAAGGCGGTTTAGCTGTCACATCCCAATCCCGTTTACATCTCAGGCCAAGGGGCCTCCGGTCATACCAGAACGAACGTGTTGCTCGCCAAGCTGGTGAACCGAACCTGAACAGAAGTCGTGGTTGCTGCAACGCCCGGGATGAGCGCTGCCGGAATCACGATGCTCGTTGCTGTGATCGTGCCGCCCGCAGCGGTGATGATCTCGTGCGGAAGAACCTTGGGGCCCGAACCGGTGAACTTCACCTGGGTGGCGTAGATTTCCTCGTTGCCGAGTCCGACGCCCGTGATGGTGACGTCACCCGCTGCGGGAACGTTCACCTGGGCGTTCGTGATGTTGGGCACCGGAGCGACGAAAGCGGTAACGCCGTCGTCCTGAACCACTGAAAGGGCCGCACCACTCACCAGGGGCGGGTGACGACGGGGATCCGGGTTGTACGTTGCGCTCAAGCCTTCGGAGATCATGCCGACCTGGAAGCTCTTGGTTGCGACGTCGGTGTCAACGAACTTCGGAGCGATGGCGTTTGCAACGCCGGCCACGGTACCCCGGGTTGTCGGGATGTACAGAAGTGCGTTGGGTGCGGTGCCGGCGCCTGTGCCGCCAATCGTTGCTGGGCTCACGTCGAGGGGTCCACCAACCGGGAGACATGCCGTGATATATTCGGTCGCTGCGGGCATCGTGCGAACCACACCGATAGCTGGCAAACCTCCCGGAGTGTTGAAGGTCGAGCCACCCGCAACGGTGTCCAACTCGAAGTAGGAGGCAACACCATACGTCGACGATTCGAGGTGCAGATGTTCCGCCGCAACGACAACGGAGCCGTAAGCGACAACGCCCGTGTTCGACAGCGCTGCGTTGACTGCGGCGACGAAGGTCGTCAGATCCGCATAGACGCCGGCTGCAACCAAAACGGTGGTGAAAGCCGCCGCCGCACTGGTCTTGAACTTGAGCGTCTGGTTACCAGCGTTGATGGTGAGAGGGAACGTGGCTGCGATGTCCACGCCCCGAAAACTGGCCCCGGCTCCCTCGGTCGAAGACGCGAGGACTGCCTCGATTTCGGCGACCGTTGGTCGGGAAACGTAACGTTCCTGACCGGAAGGCTCGATGGCCGGATCATGTTTCGAAACGGGTTCAAGGTCGGCCAGAAAGATCGGGCCTGACAGGTCCCCACGAATGACTCCGACGTGCATGGTTTAACTCCCTATTCGTTGCGTGGAAGCCTGCCCCGTGCCTGGTCGATCTTGAGCAAGCGCAGAATGGCCCCATAATCCGTGTAGAATCCCGAAATCGCCTGAAGGAACGTCATGTCGTCGAACCTCCAAGCAAATTTGGCCTGGCGAACCCAGACCCGTAGGTTCCGCAAACTACGGAGATAGAATTCCGCACGGTCGAGCGTCTTGAATTCCGATTCCGCAGCACTGATTTCTTTGTGCAGTCCTTCGATGGTCGTGAGCATTTGACGGCGATAGGGCTCCACGAGAAGATTCGTGGGGCGCCACCGCCGATCAATTTGCTGGAATTGACCATCGGTCTTGTCCAAGAGGGAAGGAAGGACTGCCACACGTTCAACCCTTAGACCACCGCCACCGGGGTACCAGACGTTTGCGCATCGGCCTCGACCACAGCGAACGTCGTCGCCGCAGCGATACCGGGAATGAGCGCCGCAAGGATCACGATGCTCGTGTCAGTAACCGTCCCACCGCCTGCGACGATCTGGGCTGCCGTGAGCGTCACGGCTCCTGTCCCCGTGAGAACTACCGAGGTGATCTCCGGTTGAATGGACAGGAAGTCCGTTCCCGTGATTGTCAAGTCGCCAGCGGCCGGGGCGTTGAGCGTCGGGGCAGTGACGACCGGCGCAGTCAGGTCTCCAGGCGTAAACGTCACGACCTGAACGAAACCAGTTTGCTGCCACTTGAAGATCTTGCCCTTGCCAGCGGACAATTCGACTCGCTGGGTCTCTCGCAAGTCGATGTACCCTGCGATGGTCGACGAGCCCGTCTTCCAGAAGGGCACGTACATGGGCTGCTTGGGGTCATTGGCGTACCCGTCGCGCTTGTAGGCCTTGGGGTCCGCAGTGCTCCCAAGGCGATGAGCCGACTTGTTGGGCATCCCATCATCGATGTCATCAATACGGATGGGACCCTGTGTGGTCTGATTGTGGATGAGACGGTACATGTAGTCGTTCCTCGGGTCTGTAGGGATTCCCTTCGAACAGGGCAGAGCATAAAAAGAAACGTGCAAACCTCACAAGAGAATGGGGCTCGCAGAATCCTCGTAGCCCATTTCAATCAGTTCTTGGATCTCCTTTTGGCCGAAATCCAAGGAATTCGTCGGATATGGTCTTGAAGGCCAGACAAGGCGCACCTTCACGTGCTTGTACTTGCCGCCGAGCTTGGAAATCTGGTTCTTGAGTCCACACACCTGAAGATCGTTGCGAATGATCTCCATGGACATGAGATCCACCGCCCTCATCGCGTAGGGAAGCGTCGTTTTGCCTTTTGAGTCCCACTCGTCCGGCAGATCTGGATTTGAACAAACCACGACGTCGATTTCGTCGCAGCCTGCTTTAATGGCTTGCCCAAGAGGGGTCACGGTGCGCACGCCGCCATCGGTCCACATCTTACCATTGATCTCGATCGGCGTGAGGAAGACCGGGAAGCTGGCCGAAGCGTAAACCCAATCAACCACTTCGGGGTCATCTTCGGTCGCGACGCCAATTTCTCCGTCATCCCAGCACACGGCCAGAACACGCAAAAGCCGATCAGATTCTGCAATCAGCTTCGGGTCGATGTTTTTCTTGAGCCGGTCGTACAGGGGGGCCGAGTTGTACACGGAGGGCTTCCACAGAGCAGAGGCAAGGTACCACCCGAACCAATGCTTCCAGACGCCGTCGTTGCCAATCTCGTCCCAGAACCGGCGAAGCTCTAGGAACTTTTCTTTCAACTCGCCCCGCTTTGCTTCGGCGAGCTTGGCTGTGTCAATTGCACCGACCGAGACGCCGGCCATCAAATCGTAATCCTGGTCCTCTTCCATGATCCAGCGAAGCAAGACACCGATTTGATACGCGCCCTTCTTACCGCCACCACTTAGAACTAAGCCTTTCATCCTGCATCCTCGCTCACGCTCGTGCAGTAGAACGTGATGGTTAGACCTTCGCCCTCGGTGCAGACGTCATCCTCGGTGATGACGTGAAGCTGCATGCCCGCAGATGAATAAAGGTCCCGGGCCGTGGCGTAGTTGAACGGGATGGCCTGGACGTCGTTTTTCATACCACGGCTTTTCATCCTGAAAAGCTTGAGATCCGAGATCGCTTTTTCCTCAGCGCTCGCCCCAATTGCCTGAACAGGCGGCAGCGCTCCACGAGCTTCCGTGACGATTTGACTCACCCGGTGGTACATATCCCGTTGCAAGTCGATTCGATCGCCGGAAGCATAAGGAGTCGGATTCCAATTCGAGTTTCGAAACGTGAAGTACATGGGCATTATCACAACCAACACGCACATCTCGTCCGAAGGCGCTGTCACATTCCAACCCGTCCCAGACCACTCGACAATTGTCCCATCCAGGCCTAGCCAATCGCCCGTGCCCCCTGCGTTGACAAGATACCGATCTCCTGTCCCCGGAGAGGCGGGGGGATCCGAAAGCAGGTTGATGACAGGGGACACAGAGTTGGCTCCCTGCACATATTCAGGAGCAAAGGCGTCGACGAAGCCCATGACCACGTAGCCAAAGCTCGTGTTGAGCACGGCGTCCGCTGAGAAGTCGGCTTCCGCATCCTCGATCCGAAGCGTTCTGCCAGCGCTGGGCTCGATGACGAAAGAAGATCCGTTGGCATAGCTGTAGGAAGCCGTGACCGTGTGGCCTTCCTGGTTTTCGAAGAACACCACGTGACCGTTGTCATAGTCGATGTAGTAGTCACCATCTGCCGAAGTCCACTTGAAAATCGCGCACTGGGTTTTCTCGACACCATCGACCTTCACGACAATTTGATAGCCATGCTCAACGAGCGCTGCCCAATGCTCTTGGTTGTGCATCCGGCCGGAACGCAGATCGATCCAATTGATGCGGTCGGCCGGGGACTTCCACTTGAGCCCGCTCTCACCAAGGACCGCTTCCAACGACTCATCTGTGACCCGGGCCGACGACATGAACCACGTGGTCTGATCGCTGTAGTTGTGGCTTCCGATGACGATTTCACTACCGGTCCGGGGGCTCCCTGCCAAAAGAGAGGTGCCGTCGTCCTGCACCTTGTAAAGCTGAACGGTCTCACTGGGAACGGGCTCGCCATTGTGTGCTGCGACAATGGCAGTCAGAGCCGTGATCTCCACCTCACCAAGCTCAACGTAGAATGAGATCCGAATGGTTGTGCCGTCAACCCCAACCGGAGACGTAGGAATCTGCTTGGTGGTGATGTCGACGGAGTTGTCAACCTCTGACCGAAGCCGATTACGATCCCACTTGCCGTACCGGGTCTGGGTCGCGATGTTGAAATCGTAGTCTTTCGAGGTCTTAGCCATCGTTCACGCCTCAACTAGGTGCCCAGGTCAAAGAGAAGTCTGTCATATTCGCCAGAAGAACCACCGTGCCTGTCGTGGTCACTAGAGCTTGAATTCGGAACTTGTCCCCCACCGCAACCTGGAAGTTCTTGGTCAACTGGGTCGACGAATAGGCACCATCGGTACTGTTTCTCGTGTACATACTTCGGACGGTCTGAGTAGCGTAGACCCCAGCGTTCGGCTGGTAGTCTAGACGAATAGCTGAGGTTGAACGGCCGTTGCCCGCCGTTTGCTGTACCGTCGTGCCTGCCGAAACGCTCACATAACCCGCCTGAAGAATCGTGACTTCATCAATTCCATCCCACGAAAACGTCGCAGCATGCGTGACGTTCGGGGTTGCGTTGAAGGTGACGTTGGTGGCTGTAGCTGTGAGCGTTTGGCTTGTCGCCTTGCTGACATCGAACATTTTGACGTCAGTGGTAGACACAGCCGCCAAAGAGACCGTTGCCTGCCCACTTCCGTCGTTCGTGACCGTGAAGTCTGGGGTCGCGAAGTTGAGAGCCGAGTGTGGGGTATCTGTGACGTTGGTGCCGCCCGAGCGAATGATGAGGGTCGATCCCGAGCCAGTCGGACCCGTTGCCCCGTCGAGCTTGAGAACCGAGAAGGTAGCGTTGGTCGCCATCGTCCCAGCGGTTGTCAACTGGTTCTGCACCTCAAGGTAGTCGTTGACTGCCAAAACTGTCTGAGTGCTGATCGAGATGATGTCCGACTCGTTGGTGTATGTGATGCTTCCCTGATTTGAACCAGGAATAACCGTCGCACCATTTTTCAGAACTCGACCATCAAACTCGCCCGTGCTCGTTGGGGCGACTTCGAACTGATACTTGACTTCGTATGTGCCAGCTTCTTTGACAGTGATCCGAGAAGGGTTGATCGACGTCTCATGTTCAACGATACCGGAATCCGTCTGGACGTCCGTGGTATCGAATGAAAGGGTCTGCCACGTCGTTGCCATCGTCAGAGTTGTCGTTCTACGAGCCTGGGTGACCGCAAGAGTTGATAGAGCGCCAGGGAGGTTGCTTACCTTGACCCGTCGCTTGGCAAAGCTCGCAGCCGAATCCTCAAGAATCAGAATGTCTTCGTTGGTGAGACTTGTTTTCTCTGTGAACGGAATCCAATCGTTGTTGCCACGCCCCAGACCTGCATGCGTGTGGTCAAGCCGGGGGGCTGAAGAGCTTGTGCCCGCAGCATTCGCCTGACCCACGGCTCCCGGGGTGCCGGTACCAATTCCGTGCTGGTGATCGCTTCGAGAGAAGCTAGAATTCGTCCCCTCTGCCGCCGTAGCGCCAACAAGAACCGCATCCGGAACCGCTGTGGACAGGGGATCACTATTGCCGGGAGCGTGCCTAGACGCATGGGCCGAGACGTTCACACCATCGACTGTGGCAACATTCCCGATGTCGTTGCCACCCATGTCGATATCGCCTGACATGGCCCGTGTGCCATCAACCAAGAATGCCCAAGTGTGGTCGGTGGGCTTGTCAAGATTGGTCAGGGAACTATGGTCGCCGCTGCCACCACCCCCGCCCCCGCCTGCTGTCGCCGCATTGGGGTCAGGTCGAATGTCGACAATTGTGTCGATCCCCACACCTTCCTCGACCACGATGAGTGCTGCGTAGCACCCAGTGTCGCTCATGAACGTGGGGATGGTTGCCTTGTTTGCGGTGTCTTGAGCCAGCACTGACGTGGCAAACTCAGCGGTGCCATAAATAACCGAGAACCGGCCATCGCTGGTCACGATGAGCGTGTCGGCTCGAAAGTACCCGCTGGTCATGTTGGTGAGTGTGCCCGAGCTATCGTACTGCGTGGTGGACAGGTCGGTTTGGCTTGTCACCTCAGTCGCACCATTCGAACCGTAAAAATAGCTGAACGTGACGTCTGTATCCCCAGTGACGTTGATTGTGTCGAGCCCTCGGTACCAAGCCCCTGTGGATACATCGAACTGGGTAGCTGTTGATCCCTCGACGACAGCCAAACCAGAGGTCCACGCGATCTTCCGGGTTTGAATCAGGTAGTTGTTGAGAAGATGTTGCTGATCGTGAACCAGGTTCCGGGTTTGATGTAGGAACCGGATGCTTGTCGCATCCGTGACCACCGTGGCTAGAAGGATCTGAAGAGTGCTTGGTGCTCCAGTCTGGGCAATGATCGCATCCGAAGCCGAGTCGTAGACGATGTAGTTGGTTGCGCTTGCTGTAAGGGCCACGTCCGTTTCAGCATCCCACTCAACATTCCAACTGTCGTGATAAGGCGTATGCCTGGAGATCCAACCATCACCCGCTGCCACATCAACATTGAGACCTGTTGCGGCTGTAACCTCGCCACCCCAGTTGAGCCCGGTGCTAGTTTGATCGTGGAAGAAGCTCTGAAAGTCGCAGACCTTTTGCGTAACAAATTGATAGCCAGCATTACCTGCGATGTAGGTGTAGGCTTCGCTGATGACCTGGATCAAACCAGACAAGACTGTTCCGGGTACGGCTTGGAAGCCAAGCGACCCTGATGAGGCTGACACCAGGAACACGCCTGTGGCCGAGTCGCTCTTGCCATTCAGGTAATTGCCAACCCAAACTCCTGCTTGAGCGACAATGGTCGTTCCTGTCCCGCTGGATCCGATGTAGGTGCCAATGCCGCTATCACGCACCTCACAGGACATAACAGTGCAGCTAGAGCCACCGTCTGCGTATAGGACAGTGGCGTCATTGGTCTTGTAGGCAACGCTCGCCGTGGCCCCGACAATGGTGAAGCGGGCCGAGTCTGCCACTCGGAACACGGTCTGAACCGGGTTGGTAGCGTATGCCGGGAGAACAGCACTTGGAACTGAGAAGAATCCACCACTGATACCGAGATACGAACCAGATCCGGTGACCGTCAGACCTGTGGTCACTCCAATACCCACACCGTCGATGTTGATGGCTGGGTTGGTGCAGATACAAGATGCTCCATTGGAGACAACAAGTCCGTTTGAACAGCCTCTGTAGGCAACGCCGTGCAAAATCGTCAACGAAGATGCTGTGGCGCATCGAACCAAACACTTGGTTGCGTCCGTCACCCCTTGTAGCTCAAGACCACCGAGGTAACTGCCACCTGTCATTGTGAACAGGTCTTCCGAGGCGTTGCTGGCGGTAACCAGAACAGTGTCTGTTCGGTCCGTAGAAGCAACCGCCATGATGCGGATGCCAGCGGGCACCGTCATGGGAGCTTCGGTGTAATTGCCTGGGTATACCGAGAGTACCCACGGAGTAGACGCGCTTGGAGAGCCGTTGGCTACGATCCAATCCAGGCCAGCTTTGATGCCATTGAAGTTGACATCGCCAGCCGTGCCCACCGTTCGGTGCTGCGTGATGATCTGATCGTTGACCCCCATCGAACCCGAGTCAGATCCGTTGGCCTTGAACACATAGTTCTCAGACACACCATTCCCAAGAATCGAGGCGGTTGTCGAGAACGAAAGGTTGTGCTGGTGGTTTGCAAGAGCAACGCCGGTTCCGCTTCCAGGCTCATTGGACGTACTGACGTCAATTGGGCTGCCAGTCTCGATGTTGTGCTTGTGATCCTGCCGAGCCGCCGAGCCGCTTGTTCCGATCTGTGCTGCCGCTACCGTAACGTTGACCGGGTTGACCGTCGCCAGAGGCGTGTTCGTGGCCCCGGTCTCAACCCCTTCAATCTTCAAAGCCAACGCCGCTGGCATGTAGCCAGGGTTCGTCCCTGAAGCTGGCTTCTGAAGGTCGACCGTTGTCGCAACAGCTACCAGAAACTGAAGGCTCTCGGCCTGGTTCAAGTCGTCGATGCCGTCGTTCAGAACTACATCGCCACTCGTCACCAAAGCACGAAGTTGGACGTCGTTCTGGATCTCGAAGGTGTAACAGAAGTCCGAAAGAATCAGCGTCCCGCTTGCCGGGAGCACAGCACCAGCGCCGAGTTTGGTAAGGACGATGGGCGAAGCGGTCTGGTTGACCGCAATCATAGTTGGAGATCCCATCAGATCCTCCGTTTCAGCAAGGCTGTAATCTGAACGTCAGTGGTCGTGTTGCCGGTCGAAAGGTTTCGGAACTGTAAAAGTCCCTCATTGAAGTCTGCGTTCACAGACCAATTGTAAACCGGCCCTGCCACCCCAGAAGCCAAGGTAGCGACCACCGACCCACCAACGAGAACTTCCAAAGTGGCGGCGTCTGAATCCACCCGAGTCCAAGCGATCCCTACAAGGGTGCCCTTTGGCACGGGGTAGCCGATGTTTGTCCCGCCTGGGAGCCCATCCATGAACCGATAGTAGGACCCTGCCAAAGTCAAACCGTCTCGACCTGCATGACACGTTTGCTGAGCGATGCTGAGCCACTTGGTACGACCCCCGTCGTACTGCATCATCTCGTGCAAGACGGTGTTGAAGTACAAGTCCCCATCGGTCGGGGTTGGCGAGGATGGGTCCGTCGCTGAGGTGCCCCAAAACCGGGAGCCGTTGACGCTGATCGGATGGCTGAAAACGAAAGCGGCCTCGCTCTCATCCCACAAAACGGATGGAAGTGTCGGGTCGCCGTTGTTGAAGTACAGATACTTGTCACCCGCAGAACCATTTCCAATCGAAAACGTGTTCGAACTCGTCCCCGTGTCGGTGTTCTGAAGGTGAAGCCCCTTCGTGACGCCCTCATCCCGAAACTGAAAGCCAGTGCCGGTGATGTATCGAACCGTTCCATTTACAGTAGGCGATACCGTATCCGGATCAAGGATGAGCCCCTCATCCTCTCGCTCACCTGGGAATCGGTCGGGGGTCCGAGCCATTAGTCACCCTGGTTCTCCATGACTTCACGAATCGGGAGGGGTCGACCACCCTCATCCGTCTCGTCTCGATCGTGGTCGTTGGCTCGCCGCAGACCCTTGGCAGCTTCCTGCTTGAACAGGGTTTCACAGAGATTCGCTGAGCGCTTGATCCCCTCGATGATCCCGTCTTGCTTCGCATGTTCCGTGTTGTTGATCTGGGCAGACTCCAGGATCGAAGCACGAGCCGCCGCCAACCAATGCAGGATGGGCTTGGCGTCTTCCCCCGTAAAGTCGTTTTCCTCATCGTCGATCTTGGTCTGCACTTCTTGCATGACCTTATGCACAAGGGCAGCGGCCGACGTCATGCCGCTGATAACTCCCTTGCGCACGAGTAGATCACGCTTCACGGGCTCCATAGCCTGTTCGATGTGCAACCCGACGCCGTTGATTGTCTTCAGACGAATTTCCATCTTCGGGTCTTGTTCGACCTTCTCATTTACATCTTCCATATTTTACCGCCTGCTATCAGCCGGACTTCCAGGACAGGGCGATGAACACGTCACCGCTCTTGACACCCTTGGGGAAGTCGACCTTGATGTCGCCGCTTGCCGGTGTGTCACCAGCATACACGTCGTTGTTCGTGGTTCCGTTACCACCAATGAGGACCCGACCGTTGAGGATGATGATTGTATCCACACCCGTTGGGGTGTTCATGTCGATGCTGCGAGTCGACAGATCGAGCGCCGGGGACCAACCACCGGGGATGTTCGCATCCTGAGCGTAGTTCGAACCCAATGTCTCGATGAAGATGTCCAGGTCGGCCGAAGTGATGGCCGAACGAATGGCTGCCGAGATCGAGGTGTAGGGTCCACCCGGAAGGGCGCTGATCGCACCGGCCGTTGCATCCGTGAAGGGCAACGCTGTCGTTTCCCGAGTATCTCGGTAGGTGACTTCGCCGCTGTTCGAATGCAGGGCGACGTTGCCGGTCGTACCACGAAGGGTGATGCCGGTGGCATCAATCTGACCCGCTGTCGAACCGACGTTGATGGTCGTGCCGCCCGTGTCGAACTGAGCGCCGTCGTTGAACTCGGCATCCTGCGTAGTGTTGACGAAGAACCGATCCGTATCGAACTGAATCAGGTCGCCAAGCGTGTCGTCACGAGTGAACGTGGCGAAAGCTGCACCATTGCGCTGAACCAGGAAGTCTGTTCCGTCGTCGGACAGGTTGAAGGTCAGGTCACCTTCGGATGTCTGCACGGTGATGGTGTTTCCAGCGATGTACGCTTGATTCAACGTCGTGGTGGTTGCCGCCTGCGGATCGCTGAATGCGCCGAACAGGAAGTCCTGTTCGTTCATTGAGTTGAACGCCGCTCGACTGACGTAGGCGTAGTTGATGCCCTTACCAGCGATGTCAGCCGCTGGGCAAGCTTCCAAGTCGTCACCCGCTGCGTTCTGACGAACGAACGAGATCTGAGCCTGAGCGGTGGTGTCGTTGAAGGTAGTTCCGTCGACAACGCCGTTTTCGGCCTGAAGCAAGCCGTAGACCTCTCGACCGCTCGACAGGATGGGGTCGAACGTCGTCGAATCCCGGATGACGAGCAAGTTCTTCGGACTGATGTTGTTCAGACCTGAAACCTCATTGAGGCTGTGGCTGCCAACGTCGCCTGCCAAGGTGGCGCAAACGGCACCCAAGGCGCTGCCTGCGTCGACCGCCGCCGTCTCGCTCGGCGTCTCAGAGCTTGCCGCCACGAGCACGACCCAGTTCTGGAGGGCCGGAACGGAAACGTCAGTCAGAACCGTGTAGCGACGCAGAAGGGTCTTGAAGTAGACATCGTCCGTGAGGGTCTTCAGGTTTCGAGGATCGGTTGAGCCGTCCTGGACCGGGTCAAACCAGTTGGTCTCACCAATAATCTTGTTGAACTGAGAGAGCATACCTCCCAGGAAATCTTCGTGGTCGACCGCAGAAGCCTCAATTCCTTGAATCTGCGCAGCGGTCAGGGTGTCGTCGAAGAGATCCGACTTTCGGATCTGGTACAATCGGATGTAGGTTGACATCGCACTACCTTTCTGGGCTCACCATGGGCTTTTTCATAAGTTCATTCACGACCCAACGATGACGTAATCCGCCAATAGAGAGTCGTCTGGGTAAGGGGCTCGACTTAGCATCACCGTGTCGAACCCGGTGCCCACCCCCCCACTCTCAAAAACCAAGTAGTCTTCCAAGAATGTCTGCCGCACGCCGTTGTAAAAAACGCATACGGTCAGGTAGGGAAGCTCATGAACGAATTTCTTGCCCGCTGGGATCTGGAAAGTCGTGTTGACGGCATCCTTGACTCCAACCAACTCCTGCCCAGTTCGGAAGCGATCGGCGGCGATGAACGTCGCCAACGCCTCCTGCATACTGAACGGATTGATAGGGTACACGTGATGCCCCTAGACGGCTTGTGTCATGATGGCCGAGAACGCACAAGCCGCACCACCCCCACGAACCCAAATCGAAGGTGCGCCCGCAACAACCGGCAGATTCAGTTCCTGTGCGGTTGGAAGCTCGTACTCTGGACCGTTCGCATCTGTCGCAATGAACAGACTTACGATATCGTTGTTGCGGAGCGTGATGGCGAACATGGCGGCGGGCAGATCGATCTGTTGTGAGCCCGTGATGGTCAAAGCGCTGGGAGCCGACCCGGCGATCGTGATGGGCATGTTGCCCATCATGGTAGCGAATGGGAGCACGAGAGCGGGCGCTGAGGGAACTTGCTCAACGCCACCAATCACTGGCACCCCGATCATCCAAAACGCCGTTGTGTCTGGGATCGTGAAGGATGCTGGGTCGAATACGATCCGACAGTAGCGCTCCCCAATATTCAAAACCCCCAACTTGCGGTAGTCGACGTTCGGGTCCTTCCAGCCACCCGGGAGCGCCGTCGTGATCGTCACAAAAGCTGCCGGGAGGATATCGAAGTTGGTTCCCCACTTGAGACGGTACTGAGTAGCCCCCGTCCGATACATCAAAACATCGAGGATGTTGGGGACTCTACGGTTTACAGTGAACGTTCGTGCAGCCATTGATCACTCCTGAACGACCTTCTCGATGTACGTCGTAGCAGCGGACTCACCAAGGTCTGCCCGAGCCGCTTCCTGGGCTTCCTTCCAGGTGCCTGCCTCTTGCCCTTTGTAGTTCGGGACAAGTTGGGGCTTGAACACATGGTCCCGCTCCCGCCGTTTCATTTCCTCGGTGCGGGCTTTGCGGTACTGGTGTTCCTTGCCAGCCTTGGAGACCCAGCCACCTGAAGGGCCGTCCTTGAGGGAGAACTGAACGTCACCCGGACGGAAGTCGAGCGACATGGGGGTCTCGCAGATGCATGGAACGATCTTAGCGGCGGCTTTCACCTCTCGGTACTCCGAGAAGGTCATCCGAAGCTCACACATCGTCCCACACTCATCACATCGGAAGCTGTATGTAGGCACTACTCATCTCCATTTTCATCTGACGCCTGCTTGACCGGGATGCGCCACTTGCGCACCAAGCTCATGGCAGACGCTACGTGTTTGCAGACGCGATTGACTCGATTGGGATCCCGCACGGTCGGCATTGTAGCAGTCCCCTTGGGTCGTCCGTCGAGATATCCATCGCGTTTGGCGTAGTATTCGGGCCCCTGCCAACGCCAGGCCGGGCAAGAGCACGCAAAGAACACGTTCATCTTGGACAGATCGACCATCCCCTTCGAGGGGCGCTCGGCCTTCATTCGAACAACCTTGGCTCCGTTGCCACAGTTGACCGTGAGGATCCACCGAAGATTCTTGACATCCGCCCGCTTGAGCGACGCCGTGCACTTGCGACTGTTGGTTTCGATCTCTCGATTGAGCCCTCGACCCACCTCTGAAAGGGTAACCGCCACCCTCGGTGGGGCCCCCAAGTCCACTTGGACGTCAGGGAGATCTCTCAGAAGCCACATTCCCGCCACATACTCGCCCATGGACGCGTTGTGGGTATTCGGGTAGCCATCCCGGTAGGGGTACTTGGTCTTGGGCGTCACATCCTTGCCCCCGGGCTCCCAGCGGGGCTTGAACTTGCTGTGGTCCCGCTCGTCTTGAGGGGTTGTATTCTGATCCTTCGTCAGATCGTTAGGTCCGTCCACCTTGTGGATCGACTCATCGTTGTTCTCAGGCTCTCGGATGTCGTCGACCGGCTTGGCGTAGGTTTTCTCCCCTGGAATGCTCTCATCCAAGGGCAAACCCTTCCGTGCAGGATCCCCTTGAGGGAGTCCCGATTCCGAATGAACCCCATAAGGGGGACGAAGGACCAGGGGTTGCGTCATACCTTCCAAGCTGACTTGAACTTGTCCCTGTTCTTGTCGTTTTCGGACTTCCACTTGGCCGCATCCTCCGGGGACATGTCCTTGGTGGGGTCGACGGACTTGCCCTTTTCGTGGCGGGACTCTTTGTCCTCTTCCGCCGTCTCTGACGCAGTGCGCCATTCCTTTGCCAACATATCGTCGACTTGCTTTGAAGCCGTGCGCATGAGGGCGATGGAATCGAGAACCTTGCCAATCGTGTTGAGTTGGAGCTTGTAAAGCTCTGGGCTCTCGGTTCGACGAACCTTGTTGAAGGCGTTGTGAGCCTTGCCAGCGACATCTTCGAGGCGCTTGGCGACGACATGGATGGTCCGCTGCAACGCCTGGTATTCGCCTTGAGTCGATACGGCGACCTTCGGAGAAGGGGCCAACGAACTCATGATCTCGGTGACCTGGGCGACGACTTCATTCGGCGAAACCGGCGTGTCTGATTCCAGATTGGCAGCGATAGCGTGAAGCTTGGCAGCGGTGTCTTTGGTCGTGGGCATTGGGTTTCCTCGACGACGGAGCAAGCGTAGTCGAGCTTCCTCCATGACTTGTTCCAAGTCCTCGACCTTCTCAGGCTTGAGAACCAGTTTCAACTCTTCGTAGTCCATCTTCGACGCAGCCAAGGCTGTGGCTTGGAGAGACTTTTCAAGCAAAAATAGAGTTTTGGGGATTCCCTCAATGAGATGGCCTGCCACCTCAATAAAGTGATCCCGTGCGGGAGACTTGGCGATGAGCTTGGTTGCCTGATCAACGTATCGTTTCAGTTAATCGCAACGCAAACGGGCATCCGACAACTCTTCCATGAGGTAGAGGGTCAACCCGGCATCCTTGTCCACGGCGAAGTCTCCTTTGCAAGAGCACGCCGAACAAGTAGAAAACGAACCGGGAGCTAGTCGGGGTGCGTCAGGGGTCGATCTAGAATACTTCGGGGAAGTCGCGCTTGATCGCAGCCTTCATGTCGTCAGACTCGGCTGCGAATGCTGCACGAATGACTTGGGGCTGATCTTCGAAGTCGAGCGACAACCGAGCGAGGCGCTTACGAGGGGGGGCATTGAAATCGTAGGCGGGCGGGAAATCCGGGCAAACCATCTTGGCGACCATGACCTTGTGGTCCATGGCTGCGCCTGTGGGAAGGGCCGATGCGGGCGCCGGCTGAACCGCCTGTGCGGCATCACGCTTTGGGCCGTTCGTCTGTTGGAACGTGATTCCCTCGGATGACACAACCTGGGTTGGCGCCACACCACCGGTTCCGCCCAAGTCGGTAATGGCGGTTCCACCACCAACGGACGGGGTCAGGGCAATGCCTTCCCTCGACACTGGGGCGGCTTTCTTGACGGTGCCCACGACCACAGGCTCCTGTGCGTCAACAACCGTCGGCTCCACGTACTGGGAACGCAGTGCGGCTTTCTTGGCGAGGTACTCATCCCGCTGCTCAGCGGGCATGGCAGCGAGCATCTCGGCTTCCGAGCGTCCTTGGCCAGGGTCGATCGTGACCTTGGTCTGACGCATGGCAGCGCTCAAGGTGTTGTCCGTCACCTCGATGTTTTGAACGGCAGAAGTCTTGATTGTTCGAACCGGGATTCCATCTTGAGCTTCAACCTCGACAGGCATGCCCTGCGAGTTGATGAAACTGCCACCACGGCGTGCCGCTGCCGTCTCCCCAACCTTCTGGACATGCCCGCTCCGGGTGCCGACGATCCGCTCGTCCTCTTCCACCGTATCAATCCCCATCTTCGTCGGGGGCTGGTTGGGGTTGCCGTGGATAGTCGGATGCCGAACCTGAATCCCGGCTGACTGAGGCTGGACAGGGGGCAAGCCGGAAGCATACTCCTCGAAGGGAACGATCCAACCAGTCCTCGCAGCGCCTCGAAGTCCAACACACGGCATCGACTGGCCGTTGATGGTGGCGTTCGTACCGTCGAACTCTAGCTCCATCCCCTCAACAAGCTGCATACCGGTCGTGCCCAAAGTGAAGGAACGACGTGCGACGAACTTGACCGGCGACCCGAATACGAATTTGATCTCCATCCGATTATCTCCTTTTTGGGAACAAGATCCCCATAAGACAAAAGGACATCAATAGATTATTCGTTTTCGGGAGGACTTTCTACAGCGGCTTCCCGTCCCGCTTCGTATGCTTCCATCTCTGCGGGGCTCATTTGCTTAAGTTGCTCCATTTCATCGGCCGCAATTTGCTCAAGGTCGACTGGGGCTTGGAATTGAGCCAAGAGTTGTTCTCGATCGGCCTCGAATTGAGCACGCTGTTCCGGGCTCATTTGAGCCAAAACCTCAGCGTCGGCCACTTCCTCATCATAAGTCGGGGTCATGACTTCGTTCATGTCGACTTTTTGAGCGAGAAGTTCAGAAGCAAAGTCGAGCCCCCCGATCTGACCTTTCAAGACCTGACTTCGCCCAAGTAAAAAGGCACGGACACTTTTGCCCAACTCATCGTACGTGTCGTCGAACGATGCGAGCACGCACCACTCATGTTCCTCGACGATGGTGGGTTCACCGTCAATGCCGATGTCACCAAACCCCTGGAACACGACCTTGGACGCCCACGAAGATGGGTCCGGGAGATCAGAGATCTGAGGTTCGATTTCGAATTTGACTTTGATAACGGCAACGCCGGGAAGGCACTTGCCGTAGGCGGTCAACGCATCCGTGATGCCTTGGATCGTGTGGCTCATGGTCCGAGCGTACACGCACGCCAGGTATGGCGTCAACCACCTGTAGGGGGGAGGATCTTCAGATCTCGATCTTCTTTTCCTTCATCTCGACCGTGCCGACGACGTCCTTGCCTCCGAGGTTGAGGGTCAAAGTGTTCTCGTCCATGCTGGAGAACTCGGTGAACCAGATCTGGCCGACCACAATGGCGTACTTGATCTGCGCCATGTCGAACATGAGCTTGCGGGCCTTCGTGGTCGCCGCTTTGCCCTGCCCCTTGAGCCACGCCTTGAACACTTCATTCTGGTCGGCGGCGTTCTTGTAGATGTCGCTGGCAAGGAAGCCCTCGATCTCGGTGACCGTGGGAGCCATCATCGCCGACGTTGCCGTGTGCTTTTTGCTCGCCATGCGTTTCTTGACGTCGGCAAGGCTCGGGAGGGTCGACATGCCCTTGAGGCTGCACTTCAGTTCCTTCGCCATGTAATAGTCGGTCGACTCGTCCTGCACGGTGTGAGGGGGCGCAAACCCGCTGTAGTCCGTGAGCCCTTGTTCTTTGAGCCAGTCAGCCGCATCCTTGCCGTACATCGCCGTGTACGCCTCGGAGCCACGGGGGAAGTGTTCCTTCTGGTACGAGTTGTAGACCTTCTGCGCCGCCTTGGTCTCAAGGGTCTCGTACAGCAGCGTGAACAGATCCTTGGCGCTTGCCGCCTTGACCATCGCCCGGTTGACCACGGGGATCTTGGTCAAGTCGATGAGCATGTCGACCATCTTGCACTGCGTCGAAGGCGTCCGACCGTTGGCGTCCTTGACCCCGTGCTTGACGAGCTTGGCATACGTCTCGGGCGTCACCTGGACCGGGAGCTTGTCGACGTTGATGATTCCGTCCCGGATGATGGCGTAGTTGCGGTAGACGAAGCTCGGGAACGCCGTCGGAACCCCCTTCGGAATGTCACGGCCCGCCAGGTTGACGTGTCCGTGCTTTTTGATCCGGATGCTCACGTTCGGGCGGTTCTCGTTGTAGGTCAGAGCGTCCAAGGCGTAACCATCCGCCGACTTGCTTGCCACGAACTTGAGCGATTCAGACTTGCCTGCCGTGATGGCAGAGATCTTGTCGGCCAGTTCCTTGATCTTGGCCGGGCTCGCCTTCGCCATCTGCTTGGTCAAGTCATCGACTTGCTTGCGCTCATCGTCCGTGAGCGCGCCGCCAGCATCCGAACGCCCCCGCCCGATCTTCTGGTACTTGAATTCATCGGAATCGAGCATGAGCCGGTTTCCATCGTCGTCGGACAGGAGACGAAGCAAATCGAGCACGGTGAACGCGTTCTCGGGCGGGACCTTGTTGACGTCGAAGCCTGCCGTGAGCCGCTTGGTTGCATCCATGGCAGCGTCCTTGGTCGCATCCATGAAGTCTGCATAGCGCTGCTTGCCGAAGCACCCGCCGAACTGTTCGATGAACTTGACGTCGCCGCTCACCTTGAGAAGCGGGTAGACCACGTCGGGCTTCATGCGGACCGAGAACAGGCTGATCGCAGCGTACAGAGCCGCTTGTGCATCCCAATGCGCCTTGTCGTTGCTTTCCATCTGGATCGTGCTCAGACGGGCACGATCGCCGGCCGTCGGGTTGACGTACCAAAGGGTACCGATGTCCTCCGGAACGGCGACCTTGCCACCCTCGACAGCGAACGTGAGAAGCTCACCATCACCCATGGCGTAAACGAAGCCGCCAATGGGGTCGTCGGAAATCGGAACTTCGATGCGAGGGGAACCGCTGATTCCCTTGGTAACGGCTTGCTCGAAAAGCGGGGCGTACTGGCCGAAGTCCTTGGAGAACACCAAGCTGCCGCCTGCCTTCTCGGCCATTGCCGTGAGCATCGGACGGTCGGCGTAGTGGCCGTACTCGACGAAGGTCACGCTCGACAGGGTGTTGATCCCTTCGACGGCCTTGAGGATATCCCCACGGCTCCACTGGTTGTCGCAGCCATCGCTCATGAAGAACATGCTCGTGACGAAGCCCTTGTGGCGGGCAACGAGGCGGGCAACTTCCTCGATCGGCTCTTTGAACCCCGTGAGACCCACCACCTTGAGCCAGCGGTCGATCGCCTGGTTGACGGTCTGCAAGTCCGTGAGCGTCGAAACGGGCTCGGCCTCCAAGAGGGTACCGAACTGACCACGGCTGGAGAACCAAACGATGCTCAGGACGTCCTTTTCAGACAGAAGCTTCGGGATTCGACGCTTGAGTTGGTCTCGAATCTTGGGCAGATCATAGTACATGCTGCCAGAGCAATCGATGACCGCCACATGATGGACGGGTTGACTGGCAGGCTTGGCTTTTTGGCCTTTGCCAACCTTCTGATTGACGAGGAAAAGCCCGTCATTGATCTTGTATGTGGACATGGAGTTATCTACACCGGGAGGGGTAGGGTACCAGGGGAAAATGTCAGGAATCGATGCGGTCCCAAACGGTCGGGATGGGCTTGGGCTTGGGGATCTCTTCAGGCGTGAGAGCCCTGACGCAAGAGGCGGGTCCCCAGAAGACCGTCTCGGATTCCGGGTCGGGCTTCATGCCCATACGCCGGGTGCCGTAAGAAGCGCTCGTGCCCGTCCAGATGCACAAGCCGATGGTGCCCTTCTCGGGAAGGCGCTTGTTCTTACGGATGACCTGGACCCAGCGTCCACGCTTGGCTAGGCGGGCCTCACGCTCAGCTTCCTCTGCCGCACGCTTGGCTTGGGCTTCGGCAAGGATCCGAGCTTGCTCGTCTTGCCAATCGCTCGCCAGTTGGCGAACCTCATCGGTGGCGTCCACAACGCAGTCAACGTCTTGGAGATACGTCAACTCGAAGTGGGCCATAAGCTGGACCATCTTGACGCAGCCTTCGGCGGCATCCCACACCTTGGCGTAGGTGACGTCGGCGTAAACGTCCGACATAACCCGCTCATGACGCCGCTCGGGCTCTTCCAGCACGCAGCCCTCAAACTCGACCACGGTCGACTTCAGGGTGCCACGGATTCCGTAGCCTTGCTTGTTTTCTGCGACGTTGTAGTGCTTGCGGGTGATAGCCATGATTCCTCATTGCAGGTATCGGACTGCACTCCGTTAGTTTTAGGTTATGGACCCTCTAAGGTGCGAGCGGCGAGCCGATCAACTCAGTTGCAGGTTTTGGTCTGCACACCGTTGGTTTTAGGCATGGGGCGACATCGACCAGTACATGTTGCAGGTATCGGACTGCACTCCGTTAGTTTTAGGGAGCCTCGTAGGACCCCAATAAAATCGTGCACTTAGAAGGCGGGTTGCGAGCGCTTCAAAAAAGGGATCGCTTTCAGGGTTGGGATCACCATGGTTTCCAAGAGCATGGGGTCCAAAATGGCTATCATTTCAAAGAGCTAGAGCGCTTGCGAGCGCTCCCGGTCACGCAGCTATATCTACACCGCTCGCAGTCAAAGCCGGTCGATTTGCAATGTTTCGAGCGGCGTTGATGTCTCGATGCAACCGAAGTCCACATTTCGGGCACGTTCCAATCGGACCATGCTCGAAAGCCCAAGCTTCCTTATCCAAATGCCCGCACGCAGAGCATTTCTGAGAAGTGTAGGACGGGTCTACTTCGCCCACACGTTCAAGGTACCTGCCTAGCACTATTGTCGCCGTAAGCCGCATGGAGGAAGTCATCCGGCTCCCCATCTGACCGATACGCTGGCTAAGCTTTTCGATCTTGATGCTTTCAACCCGTTCGAGCGGCTTAAGCACCTCATTGTAGATGAGGTGACGAACATGGCGGGTCATCTTCTGCTGTATACGGCCAACCGGAAGCCCTTTTGCTTGCCGACCCGCAATTTGCTCGGCGTAGAGCTTCTCCCGGGGGTTTCGGACAAGCGTGCCGTCGCTCATGGCAGCCAAGACCACCAAACCAACATCGATACCCATGACAGAGCCAGGGATCGGGTCGGGCAACTTGCGAATGGGTACCTCTTGCTTGATCGAGGCCCACCAACCATCGGCTTGTCGACGGATGCTCACCCCTTCCAAAACGCGTCCCCAAGGGACGTCTCCCGGCAAGCGCCCCTTGATCTTCAGACCATTGAACATTACCTGGCAATCGTAGAAATCCGGGTTCTTACCCCTCGCACCGAACGAACCCGTCTTGAAACACATGCCGCTTCGGGTTTGGAGCGGCATGTGGTCGCTCTTCCGACGAAACTTCTTTCGCCTCTGACCCTTAGCACGACCACTTCCATCCGCTGCCTTGCCGCTTTTGAAGTAGTTCTTGACGAGCGCTTGGTATGTCCCAGCCCGAACCTTCACTTCCTCATCGTGATGGAAAAGGTGGGACTGAAAGAACTGGTAGTCATACTTGAACCCGAACCGCTCGATTTCTTTACTGAACGGAAGACGAAGCTTGCAGCCGGGGACCTTCTTTGTCGCCTCATGGACCTTCTGGTTCCACTCCAAGTACATCTGGATGTTTTCATCCTTTGTCTCTTGGGCTTCTTTCGGGGTCATCCCGTCGTAGTCGACCGGGGGAAAGCACGGTACCCCTCGCTTTGTCCGGTACCCTGGATCAATCACGAGCCCCGCTTTGACAGCGTAGATCTTTTGGACTTCGATCAATTCCTCGATTTGCTTGACCATCCAATTCCAGCAACGACGCAAGTCGTCTTCGATGAGCGTTAGCTTCCGCTCGGTTTCCTTGTCCGGGTACAGTCGGATCATGAAGCCCCGAACTTCGTTCCCAGGTTGACAGACGAACTTTTTCATATTGTGTTCCCTTAGTTTCAGGGGATTCGATGTGACGTCGTTGCAGGTATCGGACTGCGCTCCGTTGGTTTTAGGGCCGTGGTTCCCGTGGCCTTCCTCAGATTGGGCACCGTTGCAGGTATACCGGACTGCACTCCGTGAGTTGCTCTACACCGGCAACTCAAAACTCGATCTCGTCATCCTCGTAGTCGATGCGATCCCATGTGGTGATGGGCTTGGGGGCTGCCTTGGGAGCCAGGGCTGCCTTGGGGGCTGCCTTAGCTCGACCCGTGCGTGCAACGCATGACGTGGGGCCCCAATACACTTCGCCAGCAACCTTGATCCCCATGCGGGGGGTGCCGTTGAAGCGGTCCGTGCCAGTCCAGATGCACTGACCAACGGTTCCGACCGGGGGAAGCCCCTTGCTTGAGGCCGTGACCTGGATTTTCGTGCCCTTGCGGACCTGGGTGTCGGTAGCCATGCACCCTGTAAGGCACGAAGCTAGCGCCGATCAACCGGTACCCCGTCGATTGCAAGGACCGTCACCCTGATCGGAATCGGATCCGGGGTGTCAATGAACGTCTGAACCTGACTGATGAGCGATTGGATGTACGACTGCTCTGCGGGGTCCCGGGAATAGGCTCGGGACATGTTCAGCGCCCGCAAGAAAAGGGGGGCGAGCTTTCGAGGAATCTTAAGAACTAGTTCTTGAGCCATTCAAAGAAGCCCTTGGTAATATGTGTTCCACATGTCATCCCAGTTCTCGTGATGGATCTTCGCGCACGCTCGGCATAAGGGGACGGGGGCGTTGGGGTCTTCCCGATCTTCAAGTCCGAGAAGATGGTCCCATTGGGTGGGCTCCGGGACATGATATGCGGTGCGAGAATCTTCTAGCTCAACACCAACATCCGTCCCACACCTCTCACATCGCATACGGGTTTCTACACCGGGGCGGTTGAATGTGCCAATACCTCACTTCACAGGGCGACCCACCGTACGGGGGTGGTCAATACCCAGCTTGATAAGCCTCCGGTTCACCGTAGTAGCCGACTCCCCAAGCTGTTCAGCGATCTTTCGAATGGGCACTCCTTCGGCAGCCAACGTCCGCAACGTCTTCACATTGAGCTTTCGACGAAGCTGATAATTGTGCCCTTGGAACCCAAACTGAAGCTTGTAGCGCATGCATTCAGGAATGTGGGGTTTGATGAAGGCGATGAACCTTTCGGCTTGCTCCTCCCCCTCGAAGATGAACTCCCCAGTCTTGCCATGACGAAGGTCCCAACGAGGGGTGAACCCAAACGTCTCGAAGATACCCCACGCGATACCCCGGCTTGCCAGATCCATCCCAAACGTAATGATCGGCCACCACTGGGCACACCCGTCATCGAGATACCAAACGGCAAAGGCGAAAGGGTCCACCAGGTCCACCACATTCTCTTGAAGCCGCTTCGGCCCCGGCACTGGGTAGAACAGGTCATGCCAAGGAAGCAGCATGGCATGACTGACCGTCTCGAACCGCCAACCTGGATAGGTCTTGTCCTCATGCTTCCAAGAGACGGGGCTCAACTTGTTCTTTGACCACGAACCCCACTGCTGTCGCTTCCACTCCAAGTAGTCCCTCTGGTTCTCGGCATGGTTCTCAAGGTATCGAGCCGTGTGGGGGTTTCGGGCAATGCGACCGTCTCCCAACATTGAACCCACTAAAAGGCTCTGGAGAAGGCCCTCCACGGGCGGCACGTCGTGTCTGGTAGATCTGTTGATGGTCGGGATGCCAAACCGCCTACGCCAGGACCTGACCCGCTTCACGGTCGCCTCCCCTCCGATGCGACCCACAATCTGTTGGTCGGTAAGCTTTTCATCCAGGTACAGGTGTCGAAGCTCAACGGGTGGGATGGGGCAGGATATGGCTTTCATGCTATCAGAGGTAGCATGTTGGAGCATTACGGTCAAAGGAAAGGCCGCTCAGGTTTCCCTGGCGGCCCTAAAAGGCTAGTTTTTGAGGGGAATCAGACGCGCTGGACGACCATGCGGGTGAGGCCACGGGGGTTGAAGGCCCCGATGCCTACATTTTCGAAGCACGAGAAGCCGATCGTACGGGCCTTGGGATCGTCGGCCGAGAGAACGGTCAACTCGATACGGACCGGGAAGCGACCGAAGTTCTCGGGCTCTGCGCAGATGTACACGAAGCCGGTCGGAACCAGGCGCGACGTGATGATCTGGGCTCCCCACAGAGTGGCCTGGAGGCCGGTGCGGAGAAGCTGAGCCTGGCTTTCGATGTCCAGGATGTCCCGACCGAACTTGCGGATGTCCGCATAGTCCGTGGCGTTCATGTAGATACGGGCAACACGAAGGTCGTGACGCTCGATCTCGGCGAACGCATCGGCGAGGACTGCGGGGCTGATCGGAGCCACGACGGCGACGTCGGGGTTCGTCTGGCCGGGCAGGCTGTCGAAGCCGGAAACGGCGATCGAGTCGAGGACTGCGAACACGCGCTCGTCTTCTGCGGCCTGAATTTGCGCCTTGGCGAGATCCTGGGAGCGCTCGATCAGGTCGAAGCGACGCTCTTTGATCTGCGTCAGAGGAATCTCGGGGTTCGAGGCGATCTCGAACAGCGGGAAGATGACCCGACGAGGCTTCTGGATGGCGAGGATATTTTCCCCTTCTTCGCCAACCACAAAGGCCGTAACCTCTGGATCTTTGTCGTAAATCGGGAGAGCGCCGTCAGGCAACTGCTCCACCAGGAAGGTCTTGCGACCCACGGCGGTGTAGTCTCGACGAAGCCGCAGAGGCTGGATCATCGAAGCTGCGAGCTTGGCACGGCCAGCGGCAGTCTTGATGTATTCCGAGATGACCTGTTGCTTGATCTCGTTGGTGATTTGGGTAGGCATAGTATTGATTCCTTTCCTTCCCTTCCTCAGACCCTGAGATCGAGGACCAACAGGTGATTGTTTGCGTCAGGCGCTACCTTGAGGACGCCGATGCGTGTCACGAACTCGATCGAGTTCTGACCAACAACGTTGTACTCGTAAGCGTCTGCCAGGCGATTGGTCAACAGTCCGTTGACGGATGCGTAGATGTTGTCACCGGCCGCATAGGTCAGATTGGCGACGCCGCCGATCTGCTGTTGCGTCTCGTAGACATCCACGCCGACGGTCGAGCCGGAACCGCATGCGTACGGGCCCTTGCCCGATGCGACGCCGGGGGTGTTCTCGAACGGGTTCCCAAGGGAATCGTTCAGGAGCACACCGAGGGGCTTGATCCCTGCGTTGTACACGCCAGCCGGGGCAACGGGGCCACCAACATAGCCATTCCCAACGTCGGGACGGGTAAAGGCGACGGTTCCGCCGAGAACACCAACTTTGGTGATCCCAGAGAGCGTCGTCGAGATGTTGGCTGCCGCAGTGACGACCGGGGGATTTGCTTGCGTGAACGAGTCTGCCGACAACGTACCCAGGCTGTTCCTGGTAACGATGTAGAACAGATGCACGTGACCGCTCATCTCCAGGAAATCACCCGAGCCGATTCCACCGAGTGGCATAGGCATGTTGTAACTCTCCTTGTTACGTATGCTGGGGTGACAAATCGATGTACATCTGATCTATGCATCCCTTACGGGATGAATTCGGGGTTCAGGAACCGTGATGGGTTCCGGGGACGCCGAACACTGTGCTCACATCCGGTGCGCTTTCCCACATTCCGGAAAGGTTGTCGCCGGCCGGTTCAGGGCTCGCGCCCCCACCGATGCGGCTGACTCCACCGTTGGGACGGGTCCCAACGGTCTTGGTCGAAGCGGTACGAGTCTGGGGCACGGAGGCGGTGACAGGAGCGGGATCACCCATTCCTGCGATCTGCGCTTGTGCTTCCGAATCGTTGGTCGCGAAAAGCTGCCGCAAAACGGCGTCTTCCGGGCCAAGCTGGACTTCGTCATCGAGGTCCATCGCAGGGGAGTCCATCTCGATACCCATCTCGCCGGGGGGCGGGGCGTCGAATTGAACGTCTTCCATCTGAGCTTCCGGTCCCATGTTGTCGCAGGCCGGGGCGGCGAATGCTTGCTGGATCATCTGCTGAACTTGCTCTGCGGTGAGGCCAGATTGGACCTGGTCTTGCTGAGCTTGCTGAACCTGGTCTTGCTGAGCTTGCTGGACCTGCTGTTGCTGCTGGACCTGCTGGGCAACCGCTTGCTGGATCATTTCCTGAACCTGCTCTGCGGTGACGGTGGCAGTCTTGGTCGCTTGCTTGCCATCGGCGTCGTCGTCCTGAGCGTCCTGGTCCTGGTTGCCCTGGTCCTGGTCGCCTTGGTCCTGGTCGCCTTGGTCGTCTTCGGACTTCTTGGCTTCAACGGCAGAAGCTTCCTTCTTGTCGTCGTCCTTCTTGTCGTCGTCCTTCTTGTCGTCCTTGTCGTCTTCCTTGCCCTTTTGGTGCTCAAGGAATTCCGGGGGCACTTGGCCCTTGGCGAGACGGGTGTAGGTCTCGAACAGGTCGAGGTCCGGGATGTGCATCAGGGACAGAGCTTGCTCTTCCAAGTTGGCATCCGTCACGGTGGAACCCAGCATGAGGCGAGCGACCTGAATCGTCAGATTCGCCTTTTTGACTGCGAGCGCATGCTCTTGGGCAGTCTTTTCCGGGTGGTTGAAAGTCTCTGGGCGCATCTCAGGCATCCCGATCTCGTTTCGTTTCGTTTCACCACCGGCATACTCCGTTTCCCAACGGTTGTCCGGGGTGACATCCTCAGCCCACGATGATGGGTCACCATTCACGTACTTGTCGGCGGCAGGCTGCTGATTCACGTGATCCTGATTCATCAGGTACGGATCAGCGGTCTTGTCGGCCGATGCTGTCGTGTCGTCTGCCGCCGTGGTGGGGGCCGCATCCTGAGACGCCCCACCTTGGGCCGCAATCCTGGCCTGAATTTCGTCACGGTTCCAAGTGGTTCGCTCGCGCATGACCGAATACCTTTCTACCCCTCTGTGGGCATATAAGAGGAATCACGATCCAAGGGCATACAAGCGACCCTTGAAAACGAGAATTTGGACTTCCTCCGCTTTGAGTTCACGTCCGATTACCTGACTACAACGAGCCAAGTATTCCTTTTGATTCCCATGGGTTAGACCGCCCACAGCAACGATGGCTTTATACAAGCGACCTTCACCGGCCAGCGACGCACGTTTGGTCATGGCGTCGACAGTCCGAGAAATCGCCAAAATGTCCCGACCCGTGAAATTGCCGGTCTTTGCGACCGCATTCCACCCACCGGACTTGTACAAGATCAGTCCAGCAAGGATCTTCCGGGACGCCTGGGCAGTGGGGGAAGCGCTCAACACGTAGTCAGCGATCCCTTTCCACTGTTTTGACTTTTTGATTGCCGACTTGATCAGCGTGTCATTCTGGTTCTCACGAACGTCATGTACACGGTCGGCATCCTCTGAATTCATCTCTTCTCGGACTTCACGGACCGCCCGCTCACGAAGCGTATCCTTCAATTCCTTGACCACGGAATCCATCGGAGATTCAGGTTTGGCTTCCTGAGTTTCCGGATCGGCAGCGTCGTCAAAGTCAAAAGAATTGACCGGTGAGAATGTCCTCGGAATGACCACCGACGCTTGCTCGCCTGCAAGCTGATTCAACAGGTAGTCAATGTGATGTTGTCCCACCATCGAAGCGGCCTTACGCAGTGCGTTCGGGTCGATGCTTCGGTTGGTGTTGAACGCGATCTGAACCTTGTCTCCCACATTGGGGACCTGGGCTGGGGACAGAACGTTCCTGAGAACGGCACCGAGGAACGCCGGGTTCGCAACCCAGGACGCCTCAATGAACTTCACGCTCTTGGGGTCGCTCTTGTGCCCACAAAGCTCGGCGATCTTGCGCTGGATACCATTGGCATCCACGAAGGGCATCCCCTTGAAGTATCGGATATGCGGGCAGAGGGCCGATTCGTCGGCCGCAACGTTGCCGCACTTCGTACACTGCGTGTACTCCACAGTGCAGTTGGATACAGCCAATCCGTGAACCGTGTACGAATGGTCTTCCTCAACCTCTAGGTCATGAACCCACCCTTCATACTCGAACGGCTCGATCCCCTTAATCGGGAAGATCACCATGTCGTCGAGATTTCGAAGATTCTGGTTCTTGCGACGTGTTCCTAGTACGGGGGCCTTGTCACAAACTGTTGTGAGACAGTCTGACGAGGACTGCGGAAAACACAAATTGAAGTGAGCCAGCTTGCCAGTCACTTCATGACGACGAACTTCACCTCCAACCACAGCCTCCGAAATGGTTGCGGTCTTACCTCCAAACCGACATTCCATTCTAACGGGAATACCACACCGGATGGCAAGCATCTGAAGCTGACACACCAGGTCATAGGATGTCGTCGTACCCGTTGCATGCCCGGCTTGATGCTGGTTGCCATCCCCATTGATCCAGGCACCAAGAATGTGACGCTGCACCTCAACGGGCCACCACATAGCCTCTGGGCTCAAGCGCTTGCGATGGGAATACTCCCCTCCATGCTGCAAAAACCATTGAACCATGTCATGGCCCGTGGCATGAACTGTGGCCGTCGAACGTTCTGGTCGGTCCTGAATCCACGCTGGATTGGCTTCTGGAAATTCAGCAGCAAGAAGGTCTACCACTTCTTGAACGAACGTGTCGCGTTCGTCAGAGGAGAAGTTGAACTGTACCTCTGTGGGCTTGCCCTTATGCTTGAGGAAAGAGCCTTCTGCTAAGAAGTACCCCAAGAGACGGGCTCGCCCTTCAGACTCCCGTTCAATAGGGGCTTCGACGAGCTTGGGGAGACAGACATAGTCCCCAACCTGAAGCTCATCCGCACGCACCTTCTCAACTTGAAGAGCCTTCAAGTCTTCCATCTTCTGTCGGCGGCGACGTGCTTCCCCCAATGAGTAGGTTCCATTCGGATTGAAGATTCGCTTGTCATGACCAACTTTGAACCGTTTGGTCATGCGTCGAACAGAATCACGATCTGTCGAAGATAGTTTTTCCCCGCAACCACAGCCACAAGTCTTGGCCGCACGCAAAACATAGAATTCGTGAGTGTCCGTCACGCCGATAGAATCGGGCAACCCCACAACACTGATCCGGCGCATCCCCCAATGACCCTGTCGAATCTGCTTGTTGACAACCTCACGTGCTCGGCCCTTGTGCGTGAGAACCATCTCACCCGGCTGCACATCCTCAATGGGAATCCGCCGCCCATCTGACAAGGTAACAGGTGTTCCAGGCAGGAAACAACCCATCGAGAGGGTCTGAAGCTGGCCCGACGTGATCGCCTGAATGAGCGGGTGGAATCGCTTCTCAGTTGCAACCAGGATGTCGACGTAGACAGACTCACCAATGTCCCTGGCGGCGGCATCGATGATCTTGCCCTTGGACAATTCAGGAATCTGAATGTGCTCGACATAGTTCTCGCCACCAATGAAGGTGGGGAACGTCTGGAGCAACAGATCCCGCTCCCAGCAATCCTGGTTGTTGTTGATGTACTTCTCGGTCTCTGCCGAGATCAAGTAGTTCGAAAACTTGCGGTTCACCTGGAACCCATCGACCATATGAATGCCGAGAGGCTCCGGGGACTCCTGCGTGTCCACCGACGCGATGATCGTGCAATGCGTCAACAAGTATTGGTCAGGGTCATACCGAGGAAGCACGACATTGGATGCCGTTCGTGTCCCCCCCTTTGCCCTCTCCGTCCACTCACTGACTGAGGTGGAGGGGTTGATCGTTTTTGCGTGAGCAAACCGTAGATGGGCCATCCGACTAGCTCCTGTATCGACGTGCGATCCGGAAGCTGAGTCGATCGAGGCGGGGCTTGTTCAGAGCCGCCTCGAACATCCGGTAGCCCAGCCAAGGATTCGTTTTGATTTGCTCGGAGGCTTGCTTGAGCTTCGCCAAAACGATCTGATCGAAGGGAACCTCTTCCACGGCGCCACCGGCCGGAACGGATTCCAAGATCGTTTGCTCGATGTCCTGAATGAATCGGCGCATCTCTCGACGGGCCTTGTCGAACACCGGGGGGCTCATCTTGAGACCACGAGACACCTGGTACAGGTTGTCCATGATCAATTCGAGGCTGATCCCAAGGATAGCAACGTCTTGGGGCTCCATCGCTTCCACCATCTTGAGGTGCTGCATGCTGTCGATGACCGCTGCGGCGCCCTCACGCATCCCTTTGAGCCCCAAGGTCACATGACTGTTTGGACTTGGGATCTTCGCCCGGGGGCCCTGAGCGAATTCCTTGTAGGCCGAGACAGCCGAAGTGACGGCGTTGAGGGAGACGATGTCCATCCCCAACCCCAACCTCGCCATGTCGTAGATGTAACCTACGGATTCCTCGAATTGATTCAGAAACGCCATGAACGACGGCGCATCCTTTTGGCGCTTGAACACGCCATACGCCGCCGAAGTGTCGTAGGCGCTCTTTTTCAGAAGGATGGCAGCCCTCACGAGCCGCTCCGTCGATTTCAAGTCGAATTCAGGCAGCGCACTCGCCATCCGATACGCAGCGTTATGGTCGACAGAGGCGACTCGAAGGGCTTCCTGCAACATTACCACTCCACGGCTTGCCCGTCAGGGCCCACAAAATTGGTCTGCTTGACCAGGTGCATGTCCTTGGGACACGCAAACAAACGAGCGCGTCGACCCTCATCCATCTTGTAGATGGTCTTGCGCATGGGGGTTCCACACTTGGGACAGTTGGGACGGCGAGACTTCAGTTCCGTTTTTGTGCAGCGGTACTGTCGTCCTTCCGAAACCCAATAAGCTGCGGTCTTAGCAGTTCGGGTGCTTTCCCGAACCGCTTGCTGGATCATGACGTCCACCGTGTTCGTAGCGAACAGATAAAACTTGGCAACCTCATCACGAAGCGCCTCATCTCCCCAGTTTTGACCCGCATAGCGGTGCCACATCTCATCGTACGCTGCGATCTCGGTCTGTTGCTTCGCCCACATCCCAGACAGTTCCTTGTAGAACTCAGGGGGAACCGCCTGCGTGTTCCACACAGAAGTGGACGCTTTGTGCGTTGCATCCCACCCGGGGTAGTACGAGAAGTCGGTTGCCGGGGGCAGATACAACGAGAACTGAGGATTGACCTTGACGAGATCTTCCGGCGACTCACGCGAATTGCCGTAGGGCCACTGCACATCGACGAAGCCGATGCCCGGAAGAACTGCTGTTACACGGCCCACAAAAGGCGAAAGCGCGCAGTACGTTGGAGCGTACTTTTGCACGATGTCGCCGAGACCGAAGCTTTTCGCCAAGTCCCAGTAATCGATTGCCACCGGGAACCTCCTTAGCCGACTATTTGTGGCCGGGAGCGAGCGGACGACCAGTCGTCGATTCGCCGTGGATCACACCAGAGGTGTCGTCGTCGGCGTATGCACGCATGTACGGCTCGTCGGCATCGGTCTGCTTGGGGTCGGACGGGCCGTTGAACGTGTCCATGTACGGCTCGTCGCCTTCACGCTTGATCACTTCGGCTTGACGAAGCTCGAAGGATTCCTTGCCGTAGGTCGTGATCTCGATATCGTCGAGGGAACGATCGAGGGCGTTGACGATGGCCTTGGCATCCTCGAAGGGGATACCCCACTCTTCCTGCTTTGCTTGGATCGTCTTCGCAACCCGATCAATTCGGTTCAGGATGAGATCCGTGGCTTGCTTTGTCTCTGCGGAAACCTTGGGGGTCGACATGTCTTCACTCCGTATTGTGGCGGGCTGCCGTCCTACATGCCCATCATCATCAAAAGATTGTTGCTGACTTGACTCTCGAATGGTCACCAAGGTCTCCCCTTCTGGGAAACCGGCAAGCTGAGCCAACAATGAATTGTAAAGCGACGGGTGTACAGCACGGGCATACGCACCGCCATTTGTCGTGGCGATAGCGAAATCTAGAACGGCTCGAAGCTGAGCATCACGCACGGTGCCCTCTGTCGCCTTCATGGTGGGCTCTTTGAGCCACTCCTGAGACGCAGACAAGATTGTCTCTTGGTCAGCGAGCGTGAGATCATGCTGACTGACTTGACGCCAGTCAGGATATGGCTCGACGGCCTCGGGCTCGACGCCATGATACAGTGCGCGTTTCATCTCCAAACCCATGGAATAAGTAAAAGATGATTTTGAACGAGGCGGTTTTGGAGCCTCTGGCTTGGGTGGCGGTTCTTTGAGCTTGGGCTTCGGAGGCTTCTTTCCCCCTGTTTCCCGATAACCACCCTCTTGGGCCTTGAGCTTGTCCTGGTACTCTTTCTTGGTGACTTCATTTTCCTTGCGGACCTTCGCCACCTCGACTTCGTACTTTTTCAGCGCCTTCTCATACTGCTTTTTGGCCTTCTCGTACTGCTTCGTCTTTTTGGGTAAAACAGTGGACTCATGCTTGTCGAGCCGAGCCTTCACCTTTTCGTACTTTTCCGGAGTCAGGGTCTTGAGGCGGTCGAGCACCCGTTGTTGAAAAAGTCGCGCGACGTTACGTCCACGGGAATCCTCTGGATACTGATCGGCCCGCTCTTCCAACCACTCGCCCGCTCGAACGAGCCCTGTGGAGATTGTCTCTGGGCTGTCGTGTTCCGAGACGCCCTGAGGCCCAAGGAACTTCTGCTTGGCCGATTGGTAGTCCCGGGCCTGAAGCGCCGCTGCCGCCAGCGACTGGGCAGCAGGGTCCCCTTCTAGGTGGTCGAGGATCCCATTGACGGCTTTGTTCGTCAGGGGGGTTTTGGTGGGGCCCTGTGAGATCACCTCGGTGAACAGGCGGTCCCCTTCCTTCGCCGCCTCTTGCGCACGCTGTTCATCGCTCTGTCCCTGGTTCTTTTTCAGATGGAACGTAGCGATGGTGCGGGCGACATCGTCATTGCCAACATCCGAGAACCTCTGTGACACGAGCATCTGAGCAACCAAGCTCTTCATGGCGGTCTGCTGTTGATGCACGCGCCAAGCCTCAGCTTGCTCTTGCGGGGGGAGCTTCTCGTAAGGGACTTCTTTCCCACCCTTGAGGACTGTCTTCGGGGGGCTGATCTTGCCGGGATTCGTCTGGTATTCCTCCCCAGCCTTTTCAAGGAATGTGTCCTGCTCCAAGTCCGACCACTCAGACGACTCTTTTTTCAACTGTTCGTACTGTTCAATGACCGCCTTGGCCTCTTCCGGATGCATGTCCTGGTCGAAGAACCCCCGCAGCATGTGCGCCGGGAGGTTGTCGGTGAGCATCTGGGTCGTCTTAGCCTGTTCTTGCTCTGAAGGGGGCTTGCGCTTGACTGGGGCCTTGAACATCCCGGTGGCGACAGACAGTAGATCCCCCATGCTGTGCAAGTCTTTGGGAAGCTTGCCCTTCAACTCCGGGATGAGCTTGGCTGGGTCCGCAAGCTCGATGTCCTTCTCCTCTAGAAGTCGCTTCGAAAGCTCGCTTTCAGGATCGGCAAGATCCTCCAAAACTTTCCGAACTTCAGGATCCTTTTTCCCTAGGTCCCGAAGCACCTTGGAGTGACCCGTCGAGCGGGACTGTTGTTCGAACTTCTTACGCCACTCGGTTTGCATCTCAGGCGAAAGCTCAGCGAACGGCACCTTTTCTTTCGACTCATTCACAAACAGAAGGCTGCCATCGGGATCCGTTGAAACGGTACGATCCGAATCGGCGAATTCAGCAAACTCTTTGCTCTCGACCGCTCCACCATCCACCCACGCCTTCGTCTGAACATGCTCTTTCTTGGCTTGTTCAGGCTTAGCCTTGGGCTTCGGTTCGGGCTGCGGTTCAGGCTGCGGTTCGGGCTTTGCCTCTTCCGGTGCCTTCTCGGGCTCGGGCTCTTTGGCAGGCGCTTCCTTCTCGGGTTCCGGTGCCTTTTCCTCAGGCTTCGGTTTGGGCTCGGTGGATTGCTCGGGTTCGGGCTCCTTAGAAGGAACATCAAACCGATCCACCTCTTCCTTTGGCGCTTCTGCCTCAGGCGTCTCTTGTTCGGGCTTCTCGGGCTTGGCCGGTTGTTCTTCCGGTTGCTCGGGCTCGGGCTTCTCGGCCTTCTCAGGCTTAGCCGGTTGCTCGGGCTTCGCCTCAGGGGTTGGCTCGGGTTTGGGCTCGGGCTTTGGTTCTAGGGTTGGCTTGGGCTCCGGGGTTGGCTCCGGAGCGGGCTTGGGCTTGGGCCGATTGAGAACCGCTTCCTGAAGATCACCTAGCGTCTCGACTCCGGGAGGAAACGCCGTGCCAGGATACACGTTCTCCAACTTGAGTTCCGGACGCGCCTTGGCTTTCGAACCGTCGCTGAAAGGATTGGTCGTGTCCGAGATACCCTCAAGAATCCCCTTCAGAGAGGGGTCCTTTGCCTCCAACTCGTCAAGTGCCTTGGAATGGTCAGGCTTCTCTGTGTCGCCGCCCTCATCCCCACCTTGATCCTTGTAGGGTTCATAGATGTCGGACTTGCTCCTGAGCGTCTCAGGGCTGACAAGAACGCGTTCCTTGTCTTTCTTGTTCCACGCTGGAACACGCTTGTCCAGACTCTTACCCTCCAACCAACGGCGGGCTACATTACCCCCGATGGTCTTGTAATTGAGGGAGAGATCAGGATCCCCATTCAGGTCAGGATCCTTCTCATCGTCAGGATTATCCATACGCTCACGCCGCCGATCGCGACGTGGGGGCTTTTTCTTAGGAGCCGGCCGTACAAGTCGGTCGGATTCCTCCTGTTCCCGCTCGTACGGATCTTTGGTAGCAACACGCATCGTCTCTAGTCAGGATATAACTAGAATCGGCCACCGCCGCCTTCGTCGCCACCAGGCTTCGTTCGAAGCTTGAGGTACTGGCCGATGCGTTCTGTGACATCCGTGCTCGTGACGATCTCGCGCCCAACCTCGCTGTAAATGCTGCGCATGCACTCGTTGAAGGTCGCGTCGTTGATCGTGAACATGTCGTTCTGAAGCTTTTCTGTCGTGTCGGCCGGGTCGATGTTGAACATCTCCAAGATGACGTCGATCGAAACGCTGCCCTTCTGGTACAGGTTGAACAACGCATCGTAGGTGTCCTGGCTGTCACGAAGGGGCAGGCGGGTGAAGCTGAGGCGGGGGTACAACACAACCTCTTGGCCCCACTCATCCTCTTCCACGAAGCCCTTGCGGCGAGCAACAGGAATGAAGAGAGCTTCCTCGACCATCTCTTGCAAGACTTCTCGCAGGAACAGGTACCGGGTGTTGATGACTTCCAGCTTGAGCCGGTCACCACTGAACAGAGCTTCGCCGCTCATGAGGCTTTCGGTCGTGCCAAGCCCAGCGAGCATCTGACGCTCGGTCATCTCGTATTCGCTCGACAGGTCAAGCAAACGATCCCGGGCGCCCATCTCTTCCCACCGCACCTCATAGTTGGTGACGATGGAATAGTCAGGATCCACCAAGGCAAGGTCGACTTGCTCTCGAAGGGCTTCAACGTCATCTTCGGCCAGCCCCTCACCCGAAACGAGCCGCTTGGGGGTCATGGCCCGGCTGGCGATCTGTGTCTGTGCCTGGCGCAGCTTGTCTCGGTAGTACAGGGTCCTCAAAAGGCGATCTAGGATGCTGATTCCGTAGTCCTCGTTGACGTCCCGATGCGCTGCCAGATGGTAGACGAACGAGCCTTCGTCAGGATCCGTCCCAAGCGGGACCATCTGACCGGCTTCGATGTACTCACGCACCTCATCTGGAATCATCGCTGCCATCTCGGCGGCGGCTGGGTCTCCCTGCTTGGCCCGCTCGATGATCTCACGATCGCGTGACGACGGAATCAACTCGACCCGGACCTTGTCCGAGAAGCTCATCCCAGTCACACGGACCTGGTCAATCGGCAGAATGACGAGACGGTCGAGACCTTGGTAGTGCTTCTGGTAATAGGAAAGCTCTTGGCTCTCTCTGTCGGACCGTTCTTCCCACTGCACAGCGGCTTGCTCGACTGGGACCCCCTCATCCGTCAGGTAGGAGTGCACGACACGCTTGGCGTCGTAGCCAATCTCCGGGGGCACTTCGACGTCAGAGTCCTCTGCGAACACGAACACGCTGCCATCGAGCCAGTAGTGGTGGGTCGATTGGATGAGGCGCCGGAACAGCTTGACCCTTTTGCACATCCGCTCGAACCACGACAGGATGTACTTGCCGTAATCGTCAGGGCTCTTGAAGCCCTCTGGGCATGTGCGGGGCCGGGGGGCTGCCAAACGCACCTTCGAAAGCGGCAACTCCGTGTGAAGGTCGATGGCCTGCCCAACGAGCGGGTCGTAGCGGTAGAAGTGGCGGTAGATCTCACGCTTCTCGCGCAAGGTCTGCGGCAATTCGAGGAAGTCCGTCGAAAGCTGGACGCTGAAGAAGTTTTGGTGTTGCGACTGCATCGTGTTGCCGCCGAACCCACCACCAAATCCGCCACCACCGGACGCATAGCCGCTGCTACCGGAGAAGCTTCCCGGCAAACAACCTGAAGCCGTCCGAGCCTCTCGGCGAGCACGGCGTTCTTTTTCAGTGAGATTCCCGCTTTTTGAGTTCGAAATGTACGGGGTAGAACGTGTCGTTCCCCACGCATAGGGGTTTCGAACATTGGTGAAGTCAGGCATCGATCACCTCTCCATAGACCGCCTGGAAGTCCTCTGTAGCATTCGCAACAGTAGTTCCTCCATACTGAAGGCTCGGGCGGCGGGATCGGATCTCTTGAGCCTCTTGGTCTCGTTGCTCTTGTGCCGCTCGCTCCCGCTCCACACGCTCCTGAGCCTCACGCTCTTGCCGCTGGCGAACCAAGATCCGATCGCTCGATGCCGCCCTCACCATCCCACGCTGAATGGCCCCACTGAAGCGGAGCCACGCATTTGCATAGGCGATGTCGAGGCGACCACCCTCCCGGTTCCGCCGAGCTTGACGTGCCAAAATTGTCGTCAACTCGAAGAGCCGTTGGACGTGTGCGGTGATCTGTTGGCGGGTCGAGAGAATCTCCGCATGGAGTTCCTCTGACGACATGCTCATAGGATTGCGTGTACTCACAGAATTGCCTGTACTCCCAAGTATTGACTGTTGTTCGGCTTGGGAAGCTGGGCAACCCACCCGCAGTGCTCGGCGGGATCTGGCAAGCCAGCAAGAGTCCGCTCGTTTTCGATCGTCCACAGCCCTCGAAGAGACTGGTACATTGGGGCGTTCGGGAAGTAGTTGATGGGGATGAGAGGCCCACCGCCCGTCCGAGACGCCCACGTAAATTGCTCGTAGGAAGATGTCGAGATGATGTTGCCGCCGATGAACATGACAGCGAACTGGTAAACCAGTTGGTTGCGAGTCATCGCCGTGAACTGGTCTGCCGACTCATCGGACCCCCACAGAAGGAAGCCGCCGAAGTGACCGTTTCCGTAATCCACCACGAGATCATCGGTACCAGTGTCGACCCAACGCACGCCTTGACCACCCGCCCAGCCGCCATTGAGCATTGCCTGGAAACCGTCACGGTGATCGAATCCCCTTTTTGGAAGAGGATGCAGTCTCGGCTTCGAAGAATTTCAGGCATTGGCTACCTCAGACGGACATCTGAACGGTCATGAATTCGTCGGTCATCGGCGAGGGTGGTTGGATGATGTGGCCGCACCACAGGATGTTAGGGGCCCGTGGGTCACCTGACAAGGTCCACTCGTCCTCGATCGTGAGATAACCCCGGTTGCTCATGAACAGGATGTCGTTGGCCTGGTAGACGATCGGCACCAAGGGACCAGCAATCCGAGAGGCGTAGGTGTATTTCTCGTAGGTGGTGGTGAGCATCACCCATGAACCGAAGCAAAACACGCTGATTCGGTACGTAGGCTGAAGCCGGGTCATCGCCGTGAAGCGGTCTGGCACCTCATCTGAGCCCCACAACAGGAAGCCAGCCGGGCGACCATCTGACCGCTGGACCAAGAATTCGTCCTTCGTCGAGCCGGCCCACGTCACTCCCTGGGCTCCGGGCCAACCTTGGGTCGCCAAGTCCTCCGTCACGTTGACCCCCATCGTGTCGCCCTTGACGAGCACGATGCAATCCCGTGTCCTGATCTGAGCAAGCATAGGGTCAAACATCGCCGTCCTCCCTATCGTAGATCCGGCCCGGCATATCACCCCAAGCTTGAACGACTTGCTTCAGCACATTGACAGCGTTGCCGTCTCCTCGAAGAATCGTTTCCCAGGTGCCGCCCAACTGACGGTACACCAAGCGGATTGACATGTAGTCAGCCTTACCTATGACCACATCCTCCGACAAGAGATTGTCGGCGATGGTTCGGATCACTTTGTTCGCAAGCTGAATCGGGGAAGCCACCTTACCTCCGTCCCACGCTGCGCTCCGAGAACTGACCATGTCGGCGACTACGAGAGCGCTGGTAACGCGTAACACTCATAGCTGACGCCGCATAAGGGGCTCCTGCAAACCTTCCGCCCTGAGCGATGAACTTCTTGTCTCCACGCCGGGCTTCACTCAAATGGACCGCTCGAACGAAGGCGTCGCTGAGATCGTCATGGGCGTCGACCACTTTCGGGGCCTCGACCACCACGAGGTTCTTGCTCACCTGGCGGGCCTGCAAGCTCAAAAGCTCTTGGATGAGTTGGGAGTGCTTCTTTCCGACCAAGGGGTAGTCATACAGGCGCAAACGCTTGTCGTACATCAAGAGCTTGGCTTGCTGGAAGATCTTCGAAGACTGGTCACGGGTGAAGTATTGGCTGTTAAACTGCTTGAGCCCCATCTTGTGGAGCCGTTGCTCCAATGGGATGCCGTTCCACCGGTCGAACAGTCCGTCCGTGATGTAGAAGTGCTTGCAAAGAAGAGCGATCCAATCGGCGATTTCGTCGAAATCTAGCCGCTCGACATTCGAAAGCGTCTTGGCGTAGTTGGAGAGAGGTTCAACCAGGTGCGGGTTTGACTCACGCCAGTCGACCCCAGCCTGCCAGGTCTCATGGTAGTCGAGAACGACGTCCTCACCCTCAGGGTGGGTGATCACGATGCCGGTGCCGTCGCCGACCAAACCAATGTCGATCCCCATCTGGTGAGGCGAGCGGGGCAGACCCCGGGTATGAGGCCGAAGATCTGGATCGATGCAGTCAAGCAAATCGGATTCACGCTCGATCCAACCCCGCATCTGATCGGAGAACATGGCGCCGTGCTCGACCATGAACACGGTCGGGTCGGCGTGGTACTTCTGCTTGTAGTAGGAAGACTCGACCGTGGGATTGATCTCCCACGTGGGGGCCTGGACAGCCAACAGGTTCTCGGAACCCTCTCCACCCCGCATCGCCTGGTCAAATTTCTCCCAAAACAGACCGCTCTTGCCCAAGGGGCTGGAGATGAGGATGGTGCGAGCCTCGACAGGGCCGATTGCCACCTGGTTGTCTTCGGGGTCCTTCGGTGAGAAAGAAGCCGTCGACGGGGTGATGGCCTCGTAGATCTCTTTTGCAGAGGACGTTCCGTTATCCTGGAAGTGGGCGACTTCGTCCAAGATGATGATGACGTTGCCGGCGCCACGAAGACCACGAGCGATGCAAGACTTGAACGTGACCCGGAGACTCGACTTGCCTTGGAAGCTCTGGAATGAGCCATCCTTGACCCTGTTGATGGATCCGAACCGGTCGATCTCGTAGGGGGTACGGAAGTGGACGTGCGTCTGCGTGTTGTTGGCGATGTAGGGCGTGAAGTATTGGCACTTGGCAAGATGGCTCGCCACGTCGTTGTACAGAAGCCCCGCCTGATCCTTGTCGGTCGCCACCGAGATGATCTGCACCCGGTTGCCGTTGGGCAGACCGTAGTATTCCTGCGGATTGTACAGGTTCAGAAGCCGGTACACCTCGTAGCTCGCAAAGATGGCACTGAGGGTCGTGTTGTGGTTGGTCAAGCCGTTGGCTACGAAAGACGCCCCATCAGGCACGTTCAGATCGTAGACATGATCTTCACCCTCCTCGACAGACACGACAGGGTCGAAGAAATAGTCTTGGTGCAGCAAGTCCTCGAAGTGCTGCATTTCATCTTTCCCAGCGCCTAGTTCCCGAGCCACTTTCAGGGCCTCGACCATCCTGGTGTAAGTCAGATCCTCTTTTGAGCCAGGTTTGCACACGTTGCCCAAGGCTTTTCGGAGATGGGAACGGCCCCACCCCAGTTCCCCTCTCGCAGAATTACGCTTCGGAACGGACTTCAACAAGTTCCGCACCCTAGTGTACTGGTGGGGTACGCTCTCCGTGTTCGATTTACCTTCCTGGGCACGTTCAAGAGCTTCAAGCAAAGGTCCTTGCTTCTTCTCCGAGTCGAACCCCACAAGCTGGGCAAACCGACGTCGGGATCTCACACCCTTGATGCTCAGGTTAGCGTAGTGCCTTTTGGTTTTTCGGTTCCACTTGCGACCGATGTTCGAGACGATCCCCAGGTTCAGGAGAAGTACCTGAACCTCATGGGCCAACCGAAAACTGGCCGAAGAGAACGTGATGTGGCGGCCCCCGCATTCGGCAGATCCGTCCGTCTCGAAAAGCCCCCGTAGAAACGCACACACCACATGGCGGGGCGACCGAAGGACCACCCACGGCACCATCTTGTCATAACGCCCACAGTCCGTCACCCATCCGAGGTTAGCCAAGAACCGGCGCATCCCCACACTAGGAAATTCCAGTCGACCTGTCCCTTCTGTTCGCTGGTCCATCTGGACTCGATGTGACCCCAACAAGCTGTTGAACAGTTCTTTGAGCCGATCCCACGTCTCAGGGTGTTCCACTGTCATGGCGACACCCTGCGTGTGCGCCCAGCTACCGTCTCCGACAAGGTAGCCAAGAAGCAAGCCCCACTTTTCACTGAAAGTGTCAGGAAAAGACAGGTCCTTGTACCCGTCCGTGTTGTGGAACGGCTTAAGATCCACAAGGTCCTGAGACCATAGGTCAGTGGTCCGATTGACTGCCAGGTAGTCGCCGGGCCGGATGTTGTCCAGATACTTCCATTCCACGCAGCCTGACTCAGCCATCACCCTGACCCGGTGATTGCCCGTCCCCCGAACAGAGTAACCAGACCAACTCTTCACCGAGAAGGTTGGCTTCACACCACCGTCATAGAAAAAGGCGGATCTCGCTTGTCGCCCACCCTCTTGAGCCACCCCCACATTGAAGGATGTGGTGTCTTCCTCCGAAGCGCACGCCAAGTCCTTGATAGGGAACAAACCCAAGTCTGTCAAAACCAGGGTGTCGCCTGAAACACACTTGCCGGCCCGACGGCCGATCGGCAGGATAAGCTCACGCCGCTCGTGATCTTGTTCCCCGATGTTGCAGCGCCCCTCTTCGAACAGGTACTTCAGGAACTCTTTTTCGGTGAACCGATAGAGCACCTTGGTGTTGAACATATCCGTGACAGGAACGTTCTGTTCGGTGTCGTCTAGCTCCAAATGGTAGTAGAGCTTGACAAGAAAACGCTGGCCTGGGTACAGCCGCATCGACAGCCCCCACGGCTGTTCGATGTAGTCGATGATACTGAAGATGCGAGGGCCCTTTTGGCCTCCATCTTGAATTGTGCTTGAGGTGGTGATCGCATCACGCCGTGCGACCTGACCGGCTTTACGGATGAGGGAGCTTACGCCCGCCCCTTTGGTTTTGCGAGGCGGCATTCATTAGCCTTTCTCTGCCATGGCTTCTGAAGCTCGATCCTCCCACCCCTCCATCGCCGTCTCCAAGCGGTTGAAGAAAAGCTCGACCTGTTCTGGGTCCAAGACTTCTTGTGCAACGAGACGGATCATGTCGATCCAGAGAGCGAACACCCGCTGGAAACGCTCGCCCTGAAGGTCGACCATCTCCACGCCGAGCTTTTTGATCTCCAACTCGATGTGGGCGATCTTGTTGAGCGCGTCGATCCGGCGTGTCGAGAGTTGGCCTGTGTCCTTGCCGAACTTCTCCAACTCGAAACGCGTGGCTTGGATTGCGGCGCCTTCCTTGGCAATCTCCAACTTGAGCAAGTGGAGCACCGAAATAGCGTCGAGATGATTCTCGGCCGCTCGAACGACAGGGTCCTGTTCAACGATGAGAGCCTTCTGCTCTGAAACCTGTTGGTTGTACAGAAGGGCTTCAGCGGCTGGAGTTGTCTCGATCTTGCGAGGACGTCCCCGGCTCCCGGTCGAATTCGTCCGGTGGAAAGGTACCAGGTTCCGCAAAACTTCGGCGGGCTTGATTTCCTGAACCGGCTCCGTTGGGGGTGCTCCCTTCGGAAGTTGACCAACCAACGCATCCGAGGGGTCGTCGATGAACAGGTCGTCGGTTGTATCTGTCTTTGCTGCTTCCGCCATGGGAGTACCTCTACTTACAAAGTAGCAAGGATTTCAGTCGCCGCCAACAGGTTCCGCTCCTCCACCCCCCTCAGTCTTGATGAGATACTGGGAAAGGTTGCGGACCGCATCGTAGCCCTTGTTCTCCGGAACTTCGTCATCGATCGCTTTTTGAAGGTCTTTTCCGGTTTCAACAAGGTTCAGAACCCCTGTGTCATTAGGACCCGGGGAAAAGACATCCTTGGGCTGAATATCTCTGTGATTTATGGGCGCTTGGTCAGGATTCCCATCCTTTTGGACCTTGCCGCTGTCCTGAATGATCTCCTTGGAGATGCCGTCTGGCTTGTTGATGGGTTGCGTGTTCTCCCGAGCCTTCTCCCGGCCATCGGGGGCCTGAGCGGCATACCGATTCGCAACTCGTTCGGCCATGTCCTGATCACGCATCACCAACTCCCGTGGGCCTCGCCCATCCAATCAAACGAGTACACCAAGCTCTTGCTGAGCTTTTCAATGCCTCGAAGCACTTGCCCCTCGTTTGCCATGTCGTCTTTGGCAAGAGCCTCAAGACGCCGAATCTCTTCCCGAGCATCTTCCAGGTGGGAGAGCGCCTGACCTTGCAACTCGGACTTGGAAAGTTGACTTTCCCCATCTGCCCGAGCGCGCCGGTAGCGGTCCTGAAGCATCGCTGCCGGGGTTGAACCCCGACTTGACGCCTTCCACCTGGGAGAGTCGAGGGGGATGCTCACAGCTTGATTTCCCCCGTCCCGAATTGAATCGAGGTGGTCTCACCTGTGGGGGCGTCATTCACCTCGACCTTCAGGGGCTGTCCCTGCATCTCGAACTCGGCAACCATGGTCGTGCCGTTGTTGACCAACTGTTCGAACGGAACTTCCGTCGACTTCTCGGCCAAAACCACACGCTGCATCGCTACCTTGTCTTCGTAGGGGGGCTCTTTGACGAGGGCTTTGTTGAGCTTGGAACAATGCCCTGGGCTACGTTGTAGTACGCAGGTCGCGCAAGCCGGGCCAACCTTCGCAAACTTGACCACACGAGATCGGTGAAGGCGTGCCGCTTCATCACAGCCCTTTCCGTAGTCCGAGTGGACGGTGGGATCGACATAGTAGATTCCCTGGAGCCCTTGCTCCGCAAGGATGGGGCGAAGCTCTTCCTGGGCGTTGGCGATGTCCCGGGCTTCGAACCGGCGTGTGAGGGCCTCACGAAGCTGCGTGCCGTACAGACCCTCGTTCATGTACTTCCGGGTCGCCTCAACAAGGTTGCGCTTCGTCAGGTCCGTCGTCACCATCTGGGGCGCATTCCCATGGAACGCTTGCTGAACGGTCTGGCGCTCGACGTGAGCTTGAGGACGCTTCGTTGCTGTGGCATGAAGGGCTCGAAGGGCTTGCGCCGGGTCCGAACCCCAATCCTGCCGTGCGTCAACCGCAGAGATCCGACTTGCCATCCGATGCTCGTCGAGAACTTGGGTGACGGTCTCGAAGTTGACGACGTCTCCCAAGGTCGGCGCGAGCTTGCGACCGTACAGAAGGCATCGACTGAGCTTGTTGAAGAAACACCCTTCGCACTTTTTGCCGGCGATGATGGCACGGACAGACGAAGAATGACGTGCCAGGAAGTCAGCACCCTCGTGGCAGTTTGAGAAGGACTCCTGAGTCGAGAAGATGACGCCGTACAGACCCGCCTGCTTGAACAGGGGGCCCCACTGGGCTTGGGTGGCCTGAAGGTCACGCTCGTCGAATGCGAGCCGAAGGGCTTGGGTCAACTCTTGCTCGCTGCGTCCCTTGAGCATCTCCCGCCGCAAGAGCGCGATGATGGGGGCCGCATTGTGGGCTGCCACCGCTTCCATGTCGCTTGCCTGGCGCTCGACCATGAGCCCCGAAGCATGCTGGATGAATTCGTCCTGGGCAGCCTTGGAGATCTCAGGCATCGGGGGCTGCTGTCCAACCCCAGTGTAAACCGGGAGCTTGCGGGGAGCGACAGCGCCGATCGATTCCTTGACCGTGGTGAGATCCGCAGCGCTGCGTGCCGAAGCAACCGCCTTGTAGGCTGTCTGGGCTTCGACCACCGTGATGCGTCCACCACCGAAAGCTTCGTCGACCGCCTCGTTGGCTTTCTTCCGCTGGACTGTCAGATCCGCTTGAATCTGAATTGGCACCGGAGCCTTGGCCGGTCGAAGATCCCGTGCCGGGTCGGGCACCGGGTGGGGGGCCTGAGCGGCGACCGCCACCGGGATGTCGGAAGCCTGGTAGGCCGCACGGATCCGCTCACGGGCGTCGAGGTTCTCGGATGCCGGGACCGACTTGCCCTTGGCCCGCTGGATCTTCTCGACGGTGTCGGCGAGAGCCGGGGTGTAGGGTACCTGAAGCACGATCTGCTTGTGGAACACAGAGCAGTTGTCGTTCTTCGCATGCACACACGAACTGCATTCCGGCTTGGCCTTGATGAAAGGCGTGTCCGAGGCGTACTGCTTGACGAACGTCTGAAGTTGCTTCGGGGAGTTGTGGCAACCCGGCAAGTCCGACGCGTTGATGTAGTAGTTGCCCAAAAGCCCGATCTCATTCGTCAATGCGATCAGTTCTGACCGGACCGCTTCCAACGACTGGCGATCGAACTTGTGAGCCAAGAACGACCCAATCTTGCGGCCGTCAGATGTACGCGTGAACAGCAACCGTGCGTACTTCATGATGTCCGCTGGCGCCGTCCGAAGCGGACCATGCACCTCCGACATGTCCCCCATCGTACGGGGGGCGCCCGCCTGATTGGGCACGAAGTAAGCCGATGGGGGCTGCCCCTCATGCGACCAAGCCGCTTCCAGGTCCGGCAGGACGTCGAGGTTCTGCCTTGGAAGCGTTTCAAGCTTCTCGTAATCCTCTTCGCTGACTTCCAGCCAATCGAGGTTCGGAACGCTGCCGTCCTTCATGAAGTTTCCGAGATCTCCTAGATCACCCATTTGTCAACCTCACTTCGGACGTTCCATGCCTGGTGTTGTGATGCGCTCATAGCTGTACTCGACGCCAGGCGTCGTGATGTCTCGTTGCGGACCCGACGTGTAGTCAGTGGGTAGCCCACTTTCAGGGCCGGGTCCATCATAGTCGAGAGCTTCGCCTTCGCCCTGGCCAAGACCGAAAGAATCACCCTCTGTGGGGGTTCCTGGGTCATTGGGAAGCGCTGACTCCCCATGGTGGCCTGGCGACGGTTGCTCTTTGAGATTGTTGTCCCAATCCGAGGGATAGTCGTACTCGTTCCAACCACCACCGTCGCTCTCGGACCAATCGTCCCGAACCGGGGGCTCGTCACGGTTGTAGGATCCGAAAGGACCGTCGCCTTCGGCGGGGCCACGATGGTCGACCCGGGGGCCACCAAGCGCATCGGGATTGTTGGTCGCGTCCGCAACCTTCCACGATTTCACGTCGAGGATCATTGCGACACGAGTTTTGCCACGGGGGGAACGGAGCCGGCGAGCCTGCTTTTCCGTCGACACAGGCTCGGCTTCCGACTGGTACTTGTCCGAGGTGGGGAGCTTCGAACCGGGTTCTTCCGTGCTGGTACCACCAGGTCCGTCGTTCTCTTTCTCGATCTCGGTCATCTCTTTCTCAGCGTCCTCGGTAGGATCGTCGAGATTCTCACGAGATTCCTCGATGAAACGCTCGACATCTTCGGCCTCGTTGTCGTCGAGAAGGGCGAGCTTGGGCTGCCAGTGGGGGCCCCGGACTTCGTCGAAGATGGTATCGCTGATCTGCGAAAGGATCTCGCAGGCGTCGTGGAGCTTTCCACGCATGGCGGTCACTTCCATGACGTAGCCCCGCCCGCCAAGCATCCCATCTGGGCTCACCGTGGCGCTCTTGACCCGGGAAAGCTGTCGGTAGGCTGTCAAGGCATGACCCAAGCTCACGCTCGTGGCCCACAGCGCCTTAGCCATTGGCTTGAGCGCACGGGGATCAAAGGCATGGTCTTTGGGGATGTTACGTTGGCCCGGGCCCGGAGGTTCTTGAGGATCCTCCATCGGGGGGAACGCCGCCGTTTTGACCTTCCACTTGTCCATGATCAACCTTTGACCGGGCCGGAACCTGAATCGAAGAGACGCTCGATTACGAATGCTTCGCCGTCTCGCCGCATAGACCACAGATCCTGTTCGCTCTTGTGGACCAACGTATCTTCGCTCACACGGACGAAACCCGCAAGCTCTTGCAAAGACGCGATCCGTCGTCGGGCAATCGGGCGAATCAGTTCAGGTGAGGTTTCGAAAAGCGCGTCCATCCCGCATGCGCCTTGCGTTTGAATACTTCCAAGATCGAACTTGCTCATTGATTCCTCACGAGACGATGAGAATGATCGTGACGTCTACATGTCCGTTGCTGCTGTAACCACTGACACGAAGGATTGTCTCATAGGTGCCGGGGGTCAAGTCGTCGGGAGGCTGAACCGAAACCGTAACAAGGTCGTCAAAGCCACCGAGAACCGTGCCGGAAACCGGGGACCATCCTGAGAGCCACGATTCGATACACGTTAATGCTTGCACCTGGTAGTCGAGGACCGACGCTGCCGGTCCTGTGTTCCGTACCAAGAAAGTCTGTGTTGGGAGAGTCGGGAAGGGACCACCAGCGGGCTTGGTCACCGTAAACAGCAAAGTCGCTGGGACCACCTCGAACACGGCCTTGGGCCGAACGTTGATGGTCACCGGGAAAACCTGTGGACTGTTGGTCGCGTCCGTGTCCTGAACGGTGATGGTCTCGGAGTACGGAGTAAGAACCGAATTCAGGTTTGTCGAGTCAACGAGAGCGCTGAAAGTTCCGCCCTCATTGGAAGCAAGATTACCCACGAGGGTCGGGGTAACCCGAAGATACGAAGCGGACGAGATCAGCGACGCGCTAAGCATCGAGCCGAAAACGCCTGAGTTTGTAATCAGAACTTCCTGTGGAAGCGTCAAGCCTCGACCCTCATCCACATCGAAAACCAATGAGGGAGGGGGGCCCATCAAGATGGTGGGCTTGAAGTTGGCCTTGAGTTGCACGATCGAGTCATGCATCGCCGTGACGATGTCACCCGGAATCGGGATGCTGTCTCGATACAGACCCCACGGAGTCTGGAGATCCAAGACCTGAAAAATCACGCAGGCGCTTGAAACGTCCATGCGCGTAGTCCACCGCCAAACCCCAGCAGGCACGCGCTGCTCGAATTGATAGTCCTGGTGACGTAGATTGATCGCTTGGGTCATGGACGCTCCGGTTCTGTCAGAGCGCTTGTATCAAAAGAACATGACCAAACGCTAGCGAGGGGCCAACAGACGATGGACCCAGTCGTGCCATTCATCCAACAAAAGGCGCTCAACGTAGGCACCAAGCGGCTTGGTACGCTTATCCTGAACAGCTACCGAAAGCAGCCCGCCCGTGGCTGAAGCCTCAACGATTGCCTCGAAGATCATGGCCGGCATGACCACCGGAACCTTTAGTTCCAAGGACACGCTGATCTCGAAAACCTCGACTTTCGAAAAGTCGTCCTCACGAGTTTTGAGGTGTTTCATCCGAAGGAACGTCACCACCGTCTCGATGCGGTCCTTGATCTTCGTGCTGGCCGTTCGATCGTAGCTGTACATGGTGACTTTGATTACACCAGTGCTTTAACAACACTCATCGCCGCCCCGCCCCGCCCACTGCGGGAGCTTCACCTCTCGCAAGATGTTGAACTTCTTTCCAGCAATTGCCGAAAAGATTTCGAGGTAGGGTTGTAGGGATTCGTTGGTGGGGGCCTTCTCACGAAGGGCAGCGACGGCACGGAAGAAACGATGGCGCACGCGACCTTGGGTCAGGCCAAGGGCTTCGGCGACTTCGCTCTGACACGTCGTTTCCCACATGCCGACCAGGATGTTGACGTCGATGCTGTCTTTGAAGAGTGTTGGAAGATCTCGGCGAAGTTCTTCCTCGGAGACGGAGGGGATGCTCAAGAGGAACTTGATCCGTTTGATCCCCCGGTCGAGACGGTAACTGACGGCTGCCTGCGTGATGCCAAAGATGATGGCGATGTCGGCCTGCCGCTTGTGGGAAATGAAGTACAGTTCGATGAGATCCGCTTCACGGGCTGGGATCCGGGGTAGGAGCGGGGCGACCTGTTCCTCGAAGGTTGGAACGTCGTCCGTTAGCTGTTCTGGCAGCGACTCCCCGTCCCACTCCTCGAAGAATTGGAGCAGTGTGTCGGGAGCAGCGAAGCGTGTTGCGATTTGTGCGGGGTCGAGAGGGATCACATAGCCACTGCTCACGAGGGCCTCCTACTTGGCCCGGTTTCCACTCTTGAGGAACCCGGCAGACGGTCGAAAGAACGTTTCGAGAAAATCTTCGGGGTTCACATCTACATCTTGGAGGTGCTGCGTAGCAGCGGCCTCATCTTCACTCGGATCGACGGTCTCGAACGGAATGTCTGTCCGAATGGACATGAGATCTGCATTCAGCTTGACCCTGATCTCGGCATCACGCAATCGTTGGTACTGAGATTTGGTCACCCCGGCGAGTCCAGAAGCGAAGATTCCGTCGACAGTATCATGAGAACGTACCAGTGATGCAAGAATTTTCTTAGGAACACGGCCCACTCCGGGGAGATTGTCCGACGTATCCCCCGCAAGTGCCCGAAGAGAAACCATTTTCTCTGGGGGAACGTTGTACTCGAATTCGACCAAGTCAGGATCGAATAGGATCTCTTTTCGACCACCGACGGACGGGACGAGAAGCACATCCGTGCGCGTCACAAGTTGAAGGAAGTCTCGGTCCGTCGAGATGATCACGTTCCGGTCGCCCTTGAGAGGGCCTCGAACCAACGTTCCGATGACGTCGTCGGCCTCTTCCTCAGGGTGAAACGCCTGTGCAATGCCCAGGTTGGGGAGCAAGTTGTCTCGCAGGTAGGTAATCTGATCGAAAAGCGGCACCCCATGGGGCTTTCGATTGGCCTTGTACTCGGGATTCAAAGCCTTTCGCCGTTGACTCGACCCATCCCAGCACACGAAGAACATCGCGTCGTGATAGCGCTTGCGCAGTGCGCCAAGGCTTCGCAAAAACGCGTAGATCACACCGGTCGGCCGACCTTTTGAATCCGCTAGATCTTGCATGCCCGGTGCGTACAACGCACGGAACGCCATGTTATGCCCGTCTACGATGATGTTGCTGATCATGTCGTCACCCTCGAATTCCTGACACCGTTGGTTTACACCGTCGATCCAGGACCACTTTCGGAAAGCGTCTCGAAGCGGAACCAAATCGAGACTGGGGATGGGCTTGTTCAAGATTTGAGTTTGTTCAAGCCACTGAGTCAGCATATGCCAGCGCTGTAGAAGGGCTGCCGCCTGAGACATGTCGAGCATGTCGACATCCTCTGCGATCTTCGAAGGCTGAAGCTGTTGGTAGAAGGACAATACCCGGGAGTATTCTTGAAAACCGTCCCGGATGGGCACGATCTGACCCGCCCACCCGGCTACGACCTGAGCCTCTTGTGCCCAAGCCTTCAACTCCTGCACTCGTTTCAAAAACGTCATAGGGCGAGCTTTACGAACCAGTTGCAAGAACGAACGGGGAAGGGTGAGCAGTGACTGCTTGGACCGAAGCTGCACGAAGACCTGGACGGACTGTTTCTCTGGGATTTCCTCGACCACCGTCGCCTGAATGTTTCGGTAGGGGCCCGAAAGAATCAGAACTGTGTCGTCGACGCCGATCCCTTGATCTACCTCAGCATTGGCCTGTTTTTTGAACTTGTTGATCTCCCGATCCGATATGGTCGCCAGGCAACGACACCGCCCCGTGCCTTGGGTTAAGATCGCCGCAACGTAACGATTCGAATTGGGGAGACGAAGGTAGTCGGAGTCGGGGCGCGTTCGCTGAGCAAACGCGTAGCCATCCACCAAGTAGTGCACCATGCGGTCGTCGCCGATCTGCGTGACGACGGCTGGGATGTACACCTCGGTGCCTCTCAACGCCTTGGAGATTGACCGTTGGAGAATCTCTGGATCCTCCCCATCACTTTTTGAGTTGAGGGCCAGCACGACCCAATCAGTCGTCATCAAGGCCACGTCCGATCAAAGAGGGCCGTCCACTCGGCTGGCGACATGGTGGTGTTGAAGCCAACCGAGTCAAAGCGGGGTGGTGCGATAGCCTTCGCAGGCCGTGAGCCCCGGGGATGGTCCGCTGGAATCCCGTACGTGTCGACTTCCGTATGTGCGTACGGGTCGTCGCCCAGATTCCCAATGGTCTGGGGAAGCTTGGGTGCCGGTGTCGGGGTTGGTGCAGGGGTGGGCTGTGGTGCCACCTCGGAAGCCGCTTGTGGGGCAACCGGTTGGGGAGCGGCAGGGACCATGAGCGGCGCGCTGAGAACCGGCTGCGCTACCGGAGCGGTCACAACCAAGATCGCCTCACACACGAGCGACGTTCGGGTAACAGATCGCAAGTTGGCGAACCTCGAAGCCAACCTGATCACTGAATCGCCGTACTTCTTGTGAACCTCTTCCGCCAAGGTTTTGTCCAGGGCAGAATGGTCGACGAACATGTTGTTCGCCCACCGATACGAGTTCATGGCGGCTTCAGCGATTCCAGCGGCGACGTCACCGGGTTGCACCTGTTCACAAGCTGACTCGATGAATGCCGCTGCTTGAGCCGGCGTGTCGAGCTTGAGCAAGATCTCGAAGTAAGTCTTGGTGAGGGACAGGCGCAGATAGCCCCGAACCGATTCGAGGGTGACGGGGCCCATCTGGGAGATCATCTCCAAACGGTTCATGACGTCCCGGACGTGACCCTGACAGTAGTCGATGACCGTGAGCACACCCTCATCCTCAAACTCGACGCCTTCAGCCTTGAGGATGAAAGCCATCCGCTCGAAGATGTCTTCCGGTGTGATGCGCCGAATCGAATGTTCTTCACAGCGAGAACGGATCGTCCCCCGGATCTTCTCGGGCTCGGTCGTGCAAAAGATGCCCACCATTCGCTTGTCTTCGATGGGCTTGAGCAAGACATCCTGCGAATCCCGACTCATTCGGTGCATTTCGTCGAACAGGAAGATCCGTTTGATGGCGTCAAGTACCGCAAAGGGCAGGTTGTCCACGATCGCCCGGATGTGCTCGATCGTTCCTTTGCTCGCTGCATCCAACTCGCTGAACGCCTGGCTGTTTTCCTCCAGGATGCTTATGCAGTTGTCGCATTCGTTGCAGGGCTCCTGATCCTCCGTCAAAGCCTGGCAGAGCAGTGCTCTCGCCAGAATTCGGCTAAGAGTTGTCTTGCCCTGTCCATGCCCCCCGCTGAAGATGTAGCTCGTGTTCAGGGCAGAACCGGACTTAAGGCGCGCTTTGAGGATTTGGATCGCACCTTCCTGCCCCAACACATCCGAGAACCTCAGCGGTCGGTACTTGACGTCCCACATGGGATAGACCCCCTAGCCGTGAGATTCCTGGCGTTCTTGCGTTGCCTCCGTTTGCTCGGGCTCGTCGAAATCGGCGATGTCGATCTGGGAGGCGATTTCGGTGAAGCCCTGCAAGTCCTCGTTCCATGCGCCGTGCCGACGAAGAATGGACGAGAATTCCTGCACGTCGTGGCTGCGCATGGACCACTTCATGGTGGCGCCCGGATCTTCCGGATCTTCCTCGCCGAAGCAATGCTCCAACTCGTGGTCGACAAGCGCCGTCCGTTGCTCGGCCGTCATGGGGTTCCACTGGTCCAGCGCGACCATGACCACGAAGTCCAGGTCCAACAGGAACTGGTTGACGCCCGTGATCTTTGTTGCGCTGGCTGCCGTGATCTTGCCGCCCTTCGTCGACGCCTTGTCAACGAACACGTACCGGATCCTTGCCGTTGCCAGGTGGGGGTGATGGGTTGGGATGAGCACGTTCGCCAATGCCTCAACCGCTTCTGCATTCTCGTAAGTCTTAGCCATCTGTCATTTTCTCCTGAAGAAACGCCTGAAGCTTGTCATCTCCCCAGGCGAGCCACAAATCAGCGGGATCCTTCGCCAGCTTCCCATCTACAAGGAACGCCTCAGGATACCGCAAGCTCTCGATATGGAAAAGGTCTCCATGTGCACTTTTCGCCTCATCGAAACCTTTCCTCCCAGCACTGTCCCTGTCGTACAAGAACCACGCCTTGCCCACGAGTCGGTGAAGCAAGCGAGCGAATGAATTGGTCAAAGTCGCCGTCTGCGTCGCAACCGTGGCGGGTTCAGCACGTTGGCATGGAAACAAGTCAAAGGCACCCTCAACGAGCAAGACCTTCTCGCTCTCCCAGATATGAGGGGCGGCTTGTCCAAGCCCAAAGAAGGTGGGTTCCGGGAAGTCGGGGGCATGCCACGTCATGTAGCCCTTGATCTTCTCGTGAATACTCCGGAATTGGATCCCCGTGAGGTTTCCGAGAATGTTGGTCAGGGGTAGGACGTGGGACTGCTTGATGTCGTACCGGCGAATGAAACGACCAAGGGACGGCGGGGTATTGTCGGGAGCCCCTTCCATGTACCCAAGTCGAAATAGCTCGATTTGGTCATCCGACACCCCTCGACTCCAAAGGGCATCGAGTGCTTCCGACGTCAGGGCGTCATGCGCGCAATCGACAAACGAGTCCAACATGTCCCCATGTCCTACACCTTGTCGCCGGACGAAAGCAATTTTCCGATGTCCACAGGGTCTTTTTTCGCTCGGCCCGTGACCCAGTGCCAGATTCGGCGCCACCACGGTACCTGAAGCTCGATTTGCCCGATGACCCACAGAAGGTTGTAGGCATGAGGCATGTGCTCCTGCACCCACTCGATCGACGTGATGTCCTGCTTGAACTGCGAGACAATCTGTTCCTGTGAGACAATCGGCGTGAAATATGGGCAACGCTCTGCGTCAATCTGATCCTCGCAGATGGTGCCACCCCACACTTCTGGATCTTCGGAGCCGTAGAGGCATAGCCCAATCGTCTTGGTGGTGCCCTCAATCCGGTTATACATGGGGTTCGAACCACCATCGACCCCCTGCTTTTGGACGTCGAGGGGTTGGCGATGGTTGTATTTGCAGCGCTCCGGGAAACGGGCAGCCGCATCCTGGAAGCGACGGTTCAACTCCTCTTGGAACACTTCCCTGATTCGGTCCCGAACTTCATTCTCGCTTCGCATCTGACCCCCTTGCCAGCCGAATGGAGAGGTGTCTGGCGCCGTCCTCGACCACCTGAGAGCAATGGTAGGCTCTCTTGGCATAGGTGGCGTAGGAGCGTTGCTGCGTCACGAGAAGCACATCCAAAGCGCTGCGGTCGGCTAGCTTTCGCAAAAACTCAGCGGCGCCCTCGATATATTCCGGGGAGATGGCACCAAGCGTCTCGTCAAGAAACAGCATTGGAGCCCGACGAAGCCGTAGCAAAGTGAGGATTCGAAGAATCAGGGAGGCCACGCTTGAGGGACCACCCCCGAACGCTTCCAAGGGGTTGTCTCGGATCTCGACCCGATCCCCCTGTTGAACGACGAAAAACTCGATCGAAACCTTGTTGTACTTCGTCGAGACTTCTGCCTCGAAGCGTAGGTTCTGATCTGGGAAGATTGCCTGAAGCCCCTCAGTGACGATCGACTCGATGCTGCGCATGTGATCGACCACCAACTGATCCATGAGCGCACGGAAAAGCTCACCGACCTTGAGGAGGCGTGTCTGACGCTCTTCAAGGTCCGTGATCTCCTGCCTTTTGGCACCTAATTCCGTCGCTACGTGATCCCGAAGCGTGATGAGACGAGTCCGGTTGGCTGACAAACGCTCGACACGCCCGGATAGATCACTCAGAGGTAGGACGGCATGTACCGAGTCAGCACACACTTGTGTACACCGTCCTTCGTGCTGTCGGCTTCGACCTTGCCTGCGTCGTCCAAGAGGTACTCATCGATGGTCCGGAACAGGGCGGTCTCGCGCCCATCCTTCGTCACCAAATACACCCGAAGCTCAACTTGGTGGCTGCGCATGCTGTCGACGAGCTTCATGAAGTGCTCGAAATGCACATTTGCAGCGAAACCACCCACATGACCCCCGCCTTCGCCGACGTCGGTGTTGTGGTGAGTCAGTTCAACCGGAAGGTGGCTGGTACCCTTGCTGGAGCTTGCCGCCGCATGGAACACGAGCGTCGATTTATCGAGATCGAACGTCACACGCATCTTGGTGGACTTGCCCAGGTACGGACGAACCAGGTTTAGACAGCCGAGAAGCGCTGCCCGGTCGACCATCAAAACGTACTGGTCGTACTTGCGGTGATAGTAGGTGAACTTCGGGAAAACCTCTGCCAGATGCGTCCAGCCAAGGAAGGCGCCCGTCTCGTCCTCCAAGAACGAATAGCCCTTCCCGATCCGGAGCTTGACAGTCTTGCCGCACTTACCGAGGAACGAGATGATGCTGGGCAAGTGCTCCGAAAACAGAGCCATGTGCTTGCCCTTGAAGATATCCGTCTTGAAGTAGAAGCTGCGGGTGCCGTCCGACGTCTGAAGGAAGCCGTCGCCCTTGGCGAAATCCTTCACGTTCTTGTCGAACATCTGAGCCGTGTTCCAGGTCGACACCTCACCCGTGTACTTGGCAAGGTACGGACGCGACCCCGACAGCGCCTCGACCAGGATGGCCGTGGGGAACTCCTGCACATCGGTCGCCGCAGCGTAGTCCTTGTCCCGGGTTGAGACCATCCGAGGATCGATCGTGGATGTCTCGGCGCTGCCATGGTCGCTGCTATGGGAGACCGTGTGGCCTTCCGCCTTCGCAACCACCTCGAAGCTCAAGATATCACCCGCATGCTGCAAGGACGCTGCGAGAGCCGCTGGGAAAGTGAACGAACCTTCCCCGTCCTCTTTCTCCACATCCGACACCTTGAACGAGGCTCGTGCGACTCGCTGAACATCCGTGGAGTAGACTTCGCAAGTGTCGTCCTTGACGTTGAACAGGTACGCAACCCCCTCCATGGAATCGCTACTCGTGATGGGGCTGGGTGTCACCACCCCCACCACAGCGGTCGCTGCCAACAGGTCGTTTTTGTGAACCTTGAACTTCATCTAAATCCTCATTTGTCCGCTGATTCGTACGCTGCCAACGATTTCTCAACCGCCTCAAGCTCCGTTTCAAATTTGGTTAGCTCTGCAATGAGAGCCCCCTTCGCCTTCTCGACTTCCGCTGGGAGATTGGTAGGATCGTACCCAGCTTCCTTGACTTCCTTGACTAGCTGCGCCAGCGCCCCCTTCTTTTCGTCGAGTTTGCGCTGAAACTTGCCCTTGCGGTCTCGGACGTTTCGATGCCGCACGATCAAGCCTTGGATCTTCTCGCGCAACTGTTCCGGAGTCATGCTGTCACATGGAGATGTCATCTACACCACCTCTAGTCTTGGAACAGTTCCCCTCGTACTCGCAGAACCTACACGAGTCGCCGACCTTTGGCCTGAAGAAATGCTCGGCTGATTCCTCATCGATCGCCGCCTGTATTCCGTCTAAAGCGGACACAATATCGGACTGAAGCTTGTCGAGATCTTCTGGATTGAAGTCGACCCAATCGATGCTTTCGTTCGGCTCGAACCGCCAATAGAGAAACCCTGCCTTGTCGGCGGTCTCGTCATGCAGGCGGAAAAGCATGGCATACCAGAAGATCTGCATGGGGTCGATGTATTTGTGCCGCCACTTCGATCCCTTGCCATCGATGATCACAAGATCTGAGAACGGCGCGACCCGGTGGAAAATGAAGTCGGCGCGACCCCCGATCTGGTGCGGACCAACCCGCTTGTCCAGCTTCACCTCAGCGTCGGCTCGTGGACCGAGCAACTTGTGCTGTTTGACAGAACGAAGGCCACGAGGAATCGCTTCCCGCACGTCAACGAGCAACTCCTCTCGGCTGTCATAGTTCGCCCGCTTCTCATCCCAGTCGATCTTGTCACCCTTTTTCAAGCGGTTCTTGATCTCCCGGTCCGTGTAGGGCTCGACCATCGTCAGAAGCCGCTGCCGGGCATCTGGACGCCGCCAGATCTTTTTCGTGTAGAAATCTTCGAAGATCTCCCCCACGATGGACCCGTACAGGGCGTTGACGGCGTTGTCGGCTGGTATCTTGGTCTTGTTCACATACCGATGCCAGTACGCCTCACGGCACATGAGAAAAAGCTTGAAGCCCGAGTAGGAGATGTACAACTTAGCCCTCGCGCGCCTTTTCCAGATAGTCCAACGCCAAGCTGCGCACGTCGTCTGCGAAGTCCAGCGCCCGCACATTATCTGCAATCGCTCGTGAAGGGTCAAGCACCGTGTCGTTCTGTAAGCGCAACACGAATTGGTCGATGTTGTCTTGCTCTTGCTCTCGGCGTTGTTTGGCTTCGATATCGAACACTTCCGTGGCAGGCGCCACTGCAAGTGAGAAAGGCTCCATCCCCAAACCATGTTCGTCGATTCGGATGATCGCAACCTTGGGGATTCGATCGAGGTTGTCTTTGATGAGAGCCCCCCGGCTGATCGCACCCAAGTTCACGAAGTGCTTACCGTCGATGATCGTGATGCCCTGATCCTTGTGCCAGTGACCAAAGAGCCAGCAATCAGGACCGTTCTCGCTCACCATGTCGCCGTAGCGGAAAACAGTCTCGTTGAACAAGTCATCGACGTGGGAGGGTGGGTTCTCTGCCGCCAGGGCATGCACAACAGCAATCAGGATCTCGTCACCAGTCTTTTGGATGGCGAGAAGGTCTTCCAGCTTGAGCGACGTGCTGTACGGCACCCCCACCACCCGCACGACGCGCTCGCCGGGAAAGGTCACCTCCCCCAACCGTTTGAACACCCCTGAGGCGTACAGGACCCCCAAGGGCTGCCGTTCCAAGGTCTCCAGGTTGCTGTAGGCGATGTCGTGGTTGCCCGGCACCGCCCACACTGGGCATGGATACGCTGCGTGGATCTCGGCGGTCTTTGCTACGAGCGCATGACTGTTGCGGCTCGCTGCCTTGGTGTGGAAGAAATCGCCACCGTCGAGCACCGCAATCGCCTTTTCATCCCGGGCGAGCTTGCCGATCTGCTCAAGATTGCTCCAAATCTCCCCGGGATAGTCCCCCTTCCATGAGGCGGGGTTCCGGTCGCACGCATGCACGTCGGTTCGAAAGATGATGTTGGCCATGCTACTCCAGCGGTTTCATACACGTCGGGCAGTAGCCAAGTGCGTCAAGCTCGGCCTGAGCTTCCAATTCCTGACGCTCCCCTTCTTCAAAGTCCGTCTGTGCCGTCGACACCTCTGAGTCTAACGCACTGTGCCGTCGATGTAACGCACGAACCTTTTCGAAGTCTTTGAGCGCATTGAGTAGCGCTTGGGGTTCCGGGGGCTCACCGATGGGAGGCCGAGATTTGAAGAACCGTTTGAACCGTCGAAGGGTACCAAGCCGAACGGCGATCCAATCGAACGTCTCCCAGAGCCCTTCCAACCGGGCGATGTCCGGGATCACGATGTCACCGAGCCCCTCAAGATAGCGCAAATCCAGCGCCTTGTCCTTGATCTGGCTCGTGTACTGCTGAAGAACAGACAAGCTCCCCTGCAAACCCTGAAGCCCTTCTAGGCGCTTCTGGACGTCATCCACGGGCCTGGCGGCATCGTCCAAGCCTTCGTATGTGTCGAGCCCCTCTTGGAGCCCCTGGACGTCCTTGCGGCGCACCTTGAGCGTCGCCCTTGCGTCTCGAAGATCCTTGTCGGCCAACCGGCTCGCCACGTTGATCTGATCGAGCCGGGCCACGTCGGACAGGGTGTCCGCTACCGCTGGACCTGAGGCGTCGAGAAGGAAGATTGGCCGGAACTGATCGGCGACTTGTAGGAGAACTTGCTTGTCTGAGACACGTAAAGGAAGGAAGTCAGGCGAAAGGAAGGAAGGGGTGCCTCGTTCGACCTTGTCGTAAGTCGTTCCGTTGACGATGTAGCGATTGACCGCATCGCCCTTTTCCCACAGAAGATCCAGCCCAGGCGCTTTGATGTGAACGGAAGCAAAGCACTTGCACTTCTTTTGGCCTACGAGCCGGGCACACGTCGCGCCATGACGCACGAAGTTGTTGCCCGCCCGACCTGTCAGGGCTGACTTGACCGCACGAATGACGGCTGTTTTGCCAATGTTACTTCGTCCAACGAGCGTGGTGAACCCGTTGATTGGGAGCACCACATGCTCGATGGATTGGAAGTTACTGATTTCGACTTCAATCATCGCCTTCGGGGTTGTCGACTTCCTCCTCCATGTCCTCTACACCGCACTGCTCCATCATTTGGTCATCGTCGAACACGCCGACTTCCGAAAGGATTTGGTCGGTCTCCGAAAGATCCGTGATGGGCTGCGGGGCCGTAGCGAGGATGGCAGCTTCCAAATCACTCTGAACCTGCTTGAACAGGGCGGGGTCCTCCATGAGAAGCTTGCGGAGTTGCTCACGGCCACGGACCTTCACTTCGCCGATGGTGTAGTTGCCGCCGCCACCCGCCTGGATCACCTTGTGGGCCGAAGCCGCTTCGATCACCGACAGGTAGTTGTCCACCCCGTAGCCGTACCGAATGAAGATGTGACCGCCCTGTCCCTGGTTGGCGTCGACCTTGGTCTTGACGATCTTCGCCTCGACCACGTTGCCGAACGGAAGGGAAACCTTCTTTTTCGTGACTGGGTCAATCCGTTCGACCTTCTCGGAGCGGACTCGCACGAGGCGCGTCCGACCATAGGCATAGAACTTGAGCGCCTTACCACCGGCCGAATCGCTCTGAGGCCCCTTGGCGCCGCCGCCCGTGTTGATCTTGGCTCGTTCCTGGTTGATGAACACGATCGCCGTTCCCGGGTGATCCGGGTAGTTCTTCGGCGGTTCGCTGAGCCAGTGAACCATCTTGGGAAGAACCTCGGACAGCTTGGATGCCCGAGCACCGACCTTGGCCGGGTCGTCGAGCTTCTTTTGCATTTCGGCCAGAGGCACCATGGCGGCAACCGAGTCAGCCACGACCAGGTCAATACCGGCTCGCATGCCGATAACCGCCATCTTGAAGCCCTCTTCCATGCTTTGGGGGGCGTAGTACAGAAGCTTGCTGGGATCGAAGCTCACGCCCACTTGCTTGGCGTACGCATGATGCAGGGCGTGCTCCCAGTCGAGGAACATGGCGACCCCTCCCGCTTGCTGACATGCGGCGATGGCAGCAAGCGTGAGGGTCGTCTTGCCGCTGGATTCAGGGCCGTACACCTCCCAAATCCGTTTGCGTGGGAAGCCGGGGCACAGCGGCGTGCCGGTTTCCGTCTTGGAACCTCCGATGAGGAAGTCAACGATCAAACTCCCCGTCGACACGTGTGGCAACGTATCGTACGAAGGGGTGAGGGGATCTTCTCCCGTCGCCTTCCGGATCAAGCTCATCGTCATATCGGCGATGATGGCTGACTCGGAGGTTGGTTTCGGTTCAGCCTTTTTACGTGGGGCCATGACTACTCCATTAGAGAGAATTGGAAAAAGCGGTCATTTTCCCGATACATCGTTCCTTTTCGGGTGGTCATCCCCGCACGCTTACCTCTCGTGTAGGTGTGCGTTCGGGTGAAGGTGTGCGTTTCAGCCGGGGACAAGTCCTCGACCGAAAGGCATCCCTTCTGAAGCAACCAGAACCGGGCGGCGAACCGAGCAATGTGGTACGCATCCGCCATGTTGTGGTTGAAGGGCCCCGTGATTCCGGTGTCGGCCTTGGCTGCGTCCACCATGTCGGCCTTGGTCATTTTGCCCTTGATGACTGAAGGATCAACCTTCGTGAGGGCTTTGACTGTGACCGGATCGAAGTAAACTACATCCTTGCGCCGAGAGTAGATCGCCTCGTTGGTGTACAAGAACAACCCGTAGAGCCCCTCAGACCACAACTCCCCGAAAGGGGGCGACTCGACACCCACGGCCTCGATCGCCGGGTAGGTATCGAGAAGCTCACCCACCTTTTCCCGCATGAACATGTACCGGGAAACGAAGATCTGCTTGGCGTTCGTCTTGAACATCCCACGTTCGACGACGCGTAGCGGTCCGGAGGCATCCGAGTCGTGAATACACCACCCGAAGCCCCGCAGAGACGGATCGAGCCCCAAGCAGATCATGGGCTAGACGTTTTCGAGGATACTGTCGAAGTCGTCGCTGCCCACGTTGCCAGGTCCGTCCATGCCGAGCTTCGCCCGAAGATCCGGCGTCGACATCTCACGGAAGGGAACGATCTTCTCGTACAGTGGGAAAGCCTTCTCCAAGACCTTCGCCTTGAACGAGTCGCTGCGTGTCCACAGAGCCGGGCCGGCGCCGCTCACGTCAACGTTCTTGAATTCCTCGTTCTTGCACTCCAACAGCAAGTCCTGCGAGGCGAGGCTCACCTTGTTCTCACGCAGGCTCTTGGCAGTCTTCCAGATGCCTTCGTAGATCTTGGAACCGAAACGCCAAGGGATGACGTCCCACTTCTTGGCGAGCAGATCAGGGTCGACGGTGCCGTCCTTGTCGGTCGGGTAGATGAGCAACACGGTCGTGAAGAACTTGCGCGACTCTGGGAGTTTCTTCCAGACTTCGTCCGCTTCCGGTCCGTCGAGGCCAAGCCGGCTGATCACGTATCCGAGCCCGTCCTGGTAGTGCGCGATCAGCTTCTTGAACTGAACGGTACCAGTGTTGAGCTTCTGGATCTCGGTCATAGCATCCACGCCGACACCCAACTTCTCGGAGTAGGCTGCCATCGCCTTCGACCCGATGTCGCGCATCTCGTCCTGCGTCAACTCCCGTCCTTCCTTTTTGGCTTTCTTGACGGCCAAGCGGACAGCCGTCACGTGCACTGGGTGGAAGTACACCAGCGCCACACGGTCGATCTGCCCCTTGCGTGGGCTGTACCAGTCGGGACGGGCGTTTGAGACGCCTTCCTTGCGGTCGTCATCATCCAAGCCGATGTCGTCGAGAAAGTCGTTGTAATCGAAGTCAGGCATTGTGCGATCCTTTCGCAGTAGGGTTGCCCAAGGTCCACAAATGCTAAGCGGGTAAACCTCGGACAAGCATCCGGTTTCTTCTACACCAATAGTTTGGGGATTCTGGTAGAAATCGTCACAGGTTGTCGAGAATCTGGTCGTACTCGTCGTCCGTCATGGCGTCCGCAATCAGATCCTCTTCCGGCTCGTCGGCGGGGAGGCTCGACACTAGGGTCAGAACAGGCTTTTCCGGCACCTCAACGGGCACTTCAGGCGCGTTTTGCTCGGCCTCGTGCTCTTGGAACAAGCGATCGATGTCATCGCCACTGAACCCGTCGTCGACCGCTTGCTTCGAAATCGGGAAGTTGTTCGATGTCATCGTCTCGCGCTCGTCCCCGAAGTAGGACTTGGTGTCCAACTCGTCACGAAGGAGACTCCGCTGAAGCCGGATTTCGCTCATCGTCGACTTCAACTCCCGGTGCACCATCCGCACAGCCTTATCGACGAAGTCTACGTTCTGGATTTCGGCCTTCAAAACGGAAATTCGCGCCAGGTTGTCTCGGAGCCGGACGTTGATCGACGCTTCACGGTCCTTGATGTTCGGTAGGTTCCGGATGACGACGTCGCCCTGCAAGATCTGATCGGCTTCGACGGAGAAAACGGTCTCTTCCCCTTGTAGACCCGTCGACAGGTTGTGCTTTTCCTCGTTCAACTGTTGCAGAAGGCGAGCGACGTTGTTGAGGTAATTCCGGCACGTAGCGATCAACTCGTTGAGGTACCCAGCCCCGTGCCCCCCTGGGTTTTTTACCAAGGTGATCCGGTAGCCGTCGATCTCATCGTAGATCTCTTTGGCTCGCTTGGCATCCATAGGTCAGTCCTCACCCAACAGCTTCAACAGACGGTTGTCGTAGACTCGAAGGATACCACCCAACTCGTTGCGAGCCGAGTTGGTCGCCAGGAACCCCCGTGCCACGGCATCCATGTAGCACATCGAAACGACCTGCTTGGACATGAGCGCATGCACGATGTTGGACTCATCCCTCGTGAAGTTGGCCGGGGGAGCGTCCTCGTGGAGTTGCTGCACTTCGGCGCCATGACCCCGGCTACTGGTCAGGCTAATGAACGCCGACTTCTTTCGACCGGAGCGGTCACGGTCCTCGATCGAGAAGCTAACCGTGATCTTGTCCGTAGCGATCTCGGATTGAAGCTTGTCGAGTCGCGCTCGTTGCGCCTTGGTCAGAGACTCCAAAGGCTTCTGGGGCGACTCAGTCTGGGGCTTGTTGGGCATGTAAATCTCCTGCCCAGTATCTACACCGAATCGCAGACAATCGACGGTACTTCAGACGGGGTTGATGCAGAAAACTGTGCGGAAACACGAGACCCAAATACGGTGTTCCGATGCTGCACCCGGTCATTGTCAATCGCCCGGCTGATCGCCCGTCCCTCACCCAAGAGCCAGACCTTCTCACGAGCCCGAGTCAGCGCCGTATAGAACAGGTTTCGTTGGAGCATCTGCCCTTGACCATTGAAGATCGGCAGGATGATCGTGTCGAACTCGGAGCCCTGGCACTTGTGGACCGTGATCGCGTAGGCAAGCCGCAAGATGTTCCAAACGCCGGCTTTGGAGAACACCACCTCTTGCTCTGGGGTGTTGCCCTCAGCATGAATCCGCATATGCAAGCCGTAGCGGGTGATGGCGACCAACTTGCCCACGTCCCCATTGTACACGCCAAGGTTGTAGTCGTTTCGGATCACCATGAGGCGGTCGCCGACCCGGACTTGAAGGGGGCCAAACTTACCCTCCGTCTGACCACGCGCCGGGTTGAGCCGCTCTCGAAGCGCCTCGTTGAGCCGATCCACCCCGGCGACACCCTTGTACATGGGGCTTAGCACCTGGAAATTCTCGTCTCGCTCTTTGAGCTTGGCGCAGATCTCGACCACCAGCCGAACAGCGTCCTCTTGAGACGCCATCGAAACGAATTGAAACTCGGATTTCTTGGGGTACTTCAGGGGAATCATGTGCCCACCGTGAATTCGGTGAGCATTGACCACGATCTCTCCCTTGTCGTCTTGCCGGAAGATGCGGGTGAGCCGAACGTGCTCCACCTCTGGGCAGCTTAGAAGCTCTCGCAGGACATTTCCAGGACCCACGGACGGTAGCTGTGCATCGTCACCAACGAATACGACCCGGGTACCAGGCTTGAGCGCTGCCAGAAGCCGATACAGCAATTCTTGGTCGACCATGCTGACTTCGTCCACGATGACGACGTCGGCATCAATCGGCAGCCCCCCTCCATGCCCCCAATTGGAACCATCGTACTTGAGCCCCCGATGAACCGTCATGGCAGGCTGGTCAACGATGCCGCCAAGACGCTTGGCAGCGATTCCGGTAGGGGCGAACAATCGAAGGGTCAGCCCGGCTCGTTGGAATACGTCTGCGAAGCACTTGACCAGCGTGGTCTTGCCGGTACCGGGGAGCCCCGTCAGGACCAAGACGTTGTGCTTGAGCAGTTTATCCACAGCAGAACGTTGAATCTCGTCCAACTGTATCTGGTTTGCCTTCTCGTACTGGGCAAGGAACGTTGGGACGTCCACGCTGAGCGAGACCTGGGTTCTAACGAGACGGCTGATCAGATCAGCAGATTCCTGTTCATACTCGTGAAGGGTCCGCAAGTAGACGCCAACGCCACGTTCCTGGACGATGAGGTGTCGCTGCGCCAGGGTCTCCAACCCCACATCCAGGTCATGATCCAGCACCTCACGGTCCTCGAACTTGAGGTTCCGCAAGACATGAGGAAGCTCCCACCGACCAATGTACAGATGCCCCCGGTGGGACTGCTCCCTGAGCGCCCACAGGATCAACCCACCGAACCGTCTTGGGTCATCCGCTGGTACCCCGACCACCTTGGCGATCCGGTCGACCATGTCGAAGGACAACGATGGGACGGTCATCAACTGGTAGGGGTCCCGAGAAATGATCTCTGGTGCTTCCACTCCGAAGACAGCGAGGATATCCCGGATCTCTCGACCTGAAACTTCGCAGGCTTGAAAGGTGCTCGCGAGGCGGCGGGTGACGTTGAGCCGCTCCCAAGCCAACAGGAACGCCGTCAACTGGTCATAGGTGGCGTTGGGACCGGACATTGCCAGAATCTCGTCCGGCTTTTCGTCGATGGTCTGGTATGCGTCCGTACCGAAACGGCGGGAGATCCCGTAGGCCACGCCGGATGGCAGGATGCGATTCGAAAAGGCGTTCGTCAGGAAGACCTGAACGTCTTGATAGTCCTGTGCCCAGGGCTCCCAAGACTCGATCTTGACCTGACGCCCGTACTTGCGATGGTCGATCCACTCACCCGTGAGACGAAGCGGCATCTTTGGGACCGCCCGAGACAACCCCGGGAGGTACCCACACGCCTTGATCACACGATCGGGGGCACCGTCCGTGTCATAGACTTCGAACACCAGGACGTAAAAACCGTCGGCGTCGTGGATGACTTTTTGAATCCGTCCGGCAACATATATGGTTACTTGCCGAGTATCTCCAACAAATGATCCTCAGAGATGCATTCAGTGCCGTTCTTCCGGGCAGCCTTGGCTTTCGCCGTCGTGGAGTTGGGGTCTGCCAGAACCAAGTAGGTGACCCCCTTCGAAACGCTTTTCTTCACCAGTGCTCCCGCTGCTTCCGCCATGGCTGCTAGCTCTGCTCTCTTATAGCGCGTTTTCCCCGTAATACACAAGGATTTCCCGCTCAAGACCCCTTTTGCCTGGGTCTTGATCTTGACCCCGGTGTCCAGGATGGCTTGAATGATCAAGGTATTGGTCCTGAACCACAAGGACAGGGTCATCGCCTTCGTGGGGCCAATTGTCGGGATGGCTTCGAATTCCGAAATCGTCCGGGTTTGGATCTTCTCGACCGTGTCGTAACCCGCTTGGATGATCGGCTGGAAGGTCGACGCACCACAGAGCGGAATAGAGAGCCCACCAAGGAACTTGTCCAGGGGGATAGGGTTGACCTTCCAAAGCTCCATGTGCGCAATCTCGGCCGAGCGAGGCCCCATACCCGGGAGGTTGTTGATGTCGGACAGATCGAGCTTGTACAGATCCGGAACCGACTTGACGAGCCCCTTCGTGACGAGAAGCTCGATCAAAGACTCGCCCCACTCCATGATTCCCTGGACCGAAATCCATCGCAGAAGCCGGCCTTGAACCTGAGCCGGGCACCCATACGTGTTGGGGCAGATGAGATATTCACCGTCGATGTCCAAGGGATGGTCACACTCAGGACAGCGGGTGGGGGGCTTGATCACCTCAGCAACGTGCTGGACGACTTCCTCAACCCGGGGAATCACGTCGTTGGCCCGAACCACGAGGATGGTAGCCCCCTCATGATAGCCGATCTCGTTGACGTAGGCGTAGTTGTAGAGGCTCGCGTACGTCACCGTGGCACCTAGAAGGTCGACCGGCTCGAAGACCGCCACGGGGGTAATGCGGCCGGTACCGCCCACCTGGTTCTCGATTCCCTTGGCGATGGTCACCTTGCCCGGCGAGGCGAACTTGAACGCCCGAGCCCCCTTAGGCCGTCCGTCATGCTCACCCATCTCAAGCCGGGTTTCCATATCGTTGACAACCACGACCATTCCGTCGATATCGTAATCGAGAGCATCCCGGTCGTGATTCTGCACAAGGTGCTTGGGCTCGGTCGTGACGGTCCACCAGGGCGTCTCGAAGCCGTGTTCGTCAAGCCAACGAAACTGTTCGTGCTCCTCCTCGCAATCGACGGTGGGCACCTGGTAGCAGATGACGGTCAGGTGTTCACAACGGGTACCGTCGAAGCGCTTGGCCGTCCCAGCCGCCGCATTCCGGGTGTTTTTCTTGTCTTGGAAGTGCTTGGCGAAGTCACTCTTGCGAAGGATGATCTCGCCCCTGACTTCGGCGTCGACGTCGAGCGAAACCGGGAGACCCTTCATCTTCAGGACGTTGGGGGTGATGTCCTCACCCACCTCCCCGTCTCCACGGGTGACCGCTTGCACGAGGGTGCCGCCTTCATACTTCAGGCTGATACTGATTCCGTCAAGCTTTTCGCTCACGCAGTAGGAGTCGACCCCTGTGGTTTTGGCCCACGTGTCGAACTCCTCATCGGTCTTAACCTTTTCGAGCGACCCCATGGGGATCGTATGGTTAACCTTGGGCCATGCGCTCGAAGGGGTGTGACCAACGGTTTTGAGAACCGGGTTGTCAGGGTCCCGCTCTTTGATCTCGTCCTTGACCGCATCGTAGGCGTCGTCGGACAGGTCGGGCTCATCGCCGTCGTGGTATTGCTTGTCGGCCTTACCAACTTCGTCCATCAACTCGAAGATCGATCGTTGAGTCATACCCTTGGTTTACACCAGGGAAGCGATCATTTCTTCGGAATCAGAGCGTCCTCAACCGAAAGTTCGCCCTCTGCCACGAGCTTGGCAACACGCTCGACGGTTTCAAGAGAGGCGATGATGAGGCGAACCTCTTGCCCTTTGTACTGCTTGAGCGTTTCCTGCACGTCGAACACCTTCACTTCGCCGCCCGGCACCTCGTACCGGATCACGAAGCGGTCCGACATCGGATCCTGTTCAACGATTCCTTCAACCAGGTTCCCAAAGTCTTTCGGATCGATCATGGCTCTCCGGGGGCGGGGTTGGGTCGTGAAATCTGTCCACGAGCCTTCATGCTTGCAAGCCAGACATAGCACGAAGCTCAAATGGGGGGAATCCTGCTTGGGCCTCGTTCCGGCAGGAATGTCGTACCGACCAGAGAATACCACCCGGATGCTCCCGCACTTGGGGCAGCCATAGGGACGTGCCGCATCACAGGCGGCTTCTTCCTCAGCATCCCTTTGCTCTTCATAGCATTCGTAGCAGGCACCATCTTGCATTTCCTTCCCGGTCACGACCGGGCAATCGTCATAGCCGTACTTGCAGCCGTGGATGAGGCAACAGTGACTGGCACAGGAAGGATGCTTCTTGCTCATCCTCTCCTCTACACCGGGGAGAGATCCAGATTGGTAATGTTGGGGAGACTCTAGCGAACGGGGCAGACGCCGCTCTTGCATTCTTCAGTTTCGAAGTCACCACCGTGAGCAAGTTGGTGCGTTCCATCAATTCCGGCTGTGATGGAATTGTAGGTGGCTTCGTCGATTTCTTCGTAGGGGGGCTGTTCGTAGCCATGAGCCTTCGAAAGGACGCTCGTTGACTTGAGACGGGGCACGAACTCTTTGAACAAACCCGCCAACTGGTCACGCTCGCTGGCCTCAAATGAGATGGTCGACGACACGGCGTTGTCAGCCCAGAACTCTTGAACCTGTTGTTGGCGCTCGAACTGGTCACGCACAGTCTCGGTCACGACCATGTGCCGAGTGTGTCGAGCCTTCGAGGGGAAGCTGAACACGAGGGTGTTGCCGGTCTTGTCGTAGACGTCACGCTCGTAGGGGACGCCGGCTTCCATCAATGCGGGAACGAGCGGGTCGTTCTTGGCGTGACGGGTCCGACGAATGTAGAAGGGGGCGTAGGGAGCGTGAATGCCAGGACTTGAGCCGTTCAGGAGGCTGATTGTGCCTGAAGGTTTGACCGTCGTGGTTGTGATCGGGGGACGAACGCCCATGGTCTCGGCGTATTGGTCGGCTTCGTTGCGGCATGTGTTGAACCAACTCGAAAGCTGGTCTGGGGTCCACTTGAAGTCGCAGATGCCGCCCAGGCCCACACCGATCCGGTTGTTGCGCTCGCCAACGGCTTGGCTCTTGGCGTCGGTCAGGGGGGTGAGGCGTTGACGCATCGTGTAGCGGGTGAGGAGACGGAACGCTGTCGCCGGATCCGTGCTGGCCTCGAACATGGCGGGGAACGCTTCGGCGAGGTTGCAGGACTCACGATCGTGCAAGCTCTGCTCACCACACGGGTTGACTCCGGTCGCCCCTGGGTCTGTGCGCCACACGAGCGGCAGATTGAGAACGCCGGGCTCACCGTAGTCGACGACGTCGTTGGCAAGCCCTTCCCAATCGAAATTCGCAATCTGATCCCAAGACCGGAAGACGATCGAGTTGTTGCTTGTGTGCCGGTGGGTCTTGACCGCCTCATAATCTTTCTTGGCGTTGCGGAAGTCGTGATCCTCAGCATCCCCAAGAACGATAAGAGCCGAGCGACGGACATTGCCCGCCTTGATGCACAGGCCAATGTGGTTGGTGATGTCGAGGGCCTCAACGCTGCGTAGCTTGCGTCCGGCTGCTCCACGGATGATTTCCCATGCGGCACGCATAAGCTGCACCAGGGGGCCGGGACCGGCTGCGATGCCCCCAAATGTACGGATGGGAGCCCCTCGCTCACGCACCTCTGAGACGTCGATGATCTGATCACGGTTTTCGAACGCCGCTTGCATGGTCAGGCGAATGGCCTCGACCCAACCGCTGCGTGAATCATCAACCCGGTAAATAGGCGTCTGGCCGTTGAGGAAGCTGCGGTCTTGGGGCTTAACTTCGTCGATGTTCGGATGTGAGTTGCCACACCAAACAGCAAAACGAGCTTCGCCATTCTTCACGACTGGGAAGTCGTTAATCCCAGCGAGACCGACACCAACGCCGCCGCCGAGCATCAACTGATTGGCAACCCAGCACCAGTCATCGATCTCGTGAAGTGTGGTGTACCAACAATTTCCTGTGACGACGCCGCCCTCCAGCGTGAACGAACCCGTTTCAGGTTCCGTAACGCAGAAGGTTTCTTCTTCCCGTCCCTCATCCACCATTTCACGAACCGTGTATTCCACTGGCTCATTTCGAAGGGTCAAGATCTCCAAGCGAGAAGAGCGGGGGCCAAAGTTGGTTTCCATGCTGGGATCCAAGGATCGACCCGTCACGCAGTAGCCCAAGAACGGAGCACGCTCGACTGCCCAATCAAGAGCAGAGGCATTCTGCGAAGCCAATCGGTTGCCGCCACGCCCGTCAGAACGAATTGAACCATCCGCCGCCAACCAGCCTGCCAAGAAGCCAGCTTGATATGATGATGGAGTGCCGTCGCCTGGAAGTTCTTTCCAATTCCGATCCGAACGGAAGAACAAAACAGGGTCGCCGTTGCAGGAAGGGGGTGTGCAAGTGTTCGTGTGCTGAATGACGCTTTCAAGGCGAGCTTGATGTTGGCGATCTTTCTCAGCACACAAGCGAATCTTGAACACCCCGGGCTTAAGGGTCTCACGCGAGCCGTCACCGAAAACGATGCCATGAGCAAAACCCTCTTCAAAGAGTTCCTTGTCATGCTCGGACGTCAGAAATGACTCGACTGGCGTAGGCGACACCAGGATTCGGTCGCCAACCTTGAGATCTGTCACCTCACCCCGATTGGAAGTGAACCAACGGTGATTGGCCGTGGCTGAAAACTCAAAGGCAAAGTTCGTGCGACCTGGAGGCTTCATCCGATAGCGAAGCAACTTCTGCACGCCGAACGATTTGACTTCCGCTGGACGCCATTGGCCGTCCTTTGCCAAAACCTCAACCGTTTGACCAACCGCTTCCTCGAACGTCGTCAGAACGCCATTTGCCCAGAACCGGGTTTCCTTGGCGAAGCAATTGTACCTTGCGTCCGCTGGGATGCCTTCGATGCCGCCGACCCAGAGGCTTCGACCAGGGGGCAAAAGCTGGCCGGTCCAAAACAGGTGGAAGAGCATTTGCGCTTCCCGGCGCTCGACGTGTCGCTGAGCCAAATTGATGTTGGACTCGACCACCCGTTGGATGGTCGATGACCACACCTCCCCCTCACGGCAATACTTCGTGAGGTAGGTCGATCGAGAGAGAAGAGACTCGAATGGGTCACCCTTTTCAAAGTAGGGAGCCAAAAAAAGTCGCTGGAAGCGAAAACGCTCCATTTCCGTAGCCTGGTGAGTAATCAGCATGCCCCTAAACCCGCTATTGACAGAACAGCCAGTTCGACAAGCGTCCGTTTTGAAACGCTCGCGCCCTTCACATCTGAATCCAATTCGCACAACCGCTGCATGTGCCCGATGAGCGCATTCACGGTGTGTAGTTTCGCTTGGGGAAGAATGGCGTTTTTGCAACGCCATGGGTTCATGTCCAAGCGAGCGGCAATGTCCTCGTGCTTGCTTCCCTTGTCGAGCATATGACGTGCCACGAGAAGCGTCTCAGCACGTTTCATGAGAGATCCAAGCACCTGGACATGCGCGCCGGGGCCCTCTTGCTGGTAGAGATGACCAAGAACGCGTGTTGCTTTCCTGGAGTCCTTTTGAAAAGCCGCTTCAGAGACCTGGTACGGGGCTGCCGGAAAGACCCGGGTCAAAACCAGAGCGAGATGCTCTTGCATGACCTTGCCGTCAACTCCGACCAGGAACTGAAACTTACGAAGCTCGTTTGACAAGCGGTACAAGTCGTTGCCGACGACTCGATACATTGAATCGGCGATGCCCTTGTCGAGCTTGATCCGCAGCCGGGTAGCTTCGGCGTCGATCCACCGAACCACCTGGTTGTTGTTCTCCCAGTCCTTAAGCTGCATGCACTTGGAGGACATGCCCTTGGCAGCGGCGAGCTTCCACACAGCAGGAAGATCCTTGTGCCGAACGATGGCTACGAGGATCGTTTGGTTTCCACCATCATGGTCCTCGATGTACGCCTTCAGACTTCCATCATCCTTGAGCTTCTGAGCATCGTCGACAATGACCGTCTTGGACGACTGCTCCTGCCAAAGAGAGATCTGAGAACACGCTGAGATCACTTCCGAGACAACCGGTGGGACGTGGACAACGAGCCGACCCTGTTTTTTCGAGGTGTTTTTGACCTTGAGAAGCTCCCGGTCTAGGAGCAATGACTCCGTTCCGTAGGACACAAAAAAGGCGGGAAGCTTGCTTTTGCCCATCGTGGCCTCAACCAGCGAAGGCGCGAAGCAGCGCCGTTTTGATGTGGAACGGGTATTTGATGGAGGGGGACCGTCCCTTCAGGGATAGAAGGTCCCGATGCAGTGAGAGCAGAATGGCATCGCTCGTGGTTTCCCGCATCCTCGCGACATCCTCAATGATGTCGACGTTGATTAGGCGAGAAACGTCGTGAGTTACCATTAGTAAATCGTGAATCAAGTGCTCCAGAAACCGGACGCCGAGAGGAAGGTCTTTGATGCCGTTGAGTTCTTCGAGAAGAGACGACAAGTCACCATGCAAGCCCATCCTAAACAACGAGACGACCTGGTTTCGAAGCTGTATTCGTTTGGAGCCCCAGAGCCTCAATGCATGGCCGACGGAGCCCTCAGCTATACGAGCATACACAAGTGCTTTCGCAGGATCCTTCTCACGCTTCGAAACCTCGGAAAGGACATAGCTTTCCGGGAGCTTACGGCACCAAACCAATCCGCACCGTGATCGGATGGTGGGAATTATTCTTTCCAGGGATGTCGCAAGTAGGAAAAACCTGATCGTACTTGGGGGTTCTTCCAGGGTTTTGAGAAGAGCATTTGCAGCGGCGCTTGTGATTCTGTCAATTCCATCAATGACGAAAAAACGGACAGGGGCGCTGGTCGGGAAGAACTTGGAGTTTCCGACAACCTGTCGAATGCTGTCGACCTTGATGTCCTTGCCTTCGGGGTCGCTGACGTACACGAAGTCAGGATGCAACTCCTTGCGCATCTGAAAACAGGACGCGCATTGACAATCAGGCGCCCTATCCTCGGTACAAAACATCTGCATCGCCGCCTGTGAAACAGCGAACTTGCGGCCCACCCCTTCAGGTCCGACAAGTAGCAGAGGGGTTGTCAGATGCCCTTGCACCACCCGGGTCAGAACAGCGACAGCCTCATCCTGACCCTTTACTTCGTCCAACATCCGAAGCCTCCGGTAACGATGGAATACGGAGAGGGTCCACCGGAACGAGTCGCATCTCAGCCACGTAATTCTGGCCGCACTTCTCGCAAACGAACCGCTGGGGTTCCTGCCCACTCGGCGCAAGGAAACCCTTACACCGGAGACATCGCATCAAACTCGTCAACCGAGGTTTACTCCCCCACCGACATCGATCCCCCACGCCTGCTTGCACTTCACACACTGGTACATTCGCCCACGAGCACCTTTGGGTGTGATCTCGATCGCCACCATGTGACCGCAACTCTTGCAGCGGATGTGAACTTCGTCGGGCTTCTTTTCGTTCGAAACGAGACCAGGCTTGGTACCGGTGGGGTCGACGGGCATCGTGGGCTCCTAGTAAACGGAAATCGGGAAGTCTTCGGGAAACAACTCCGTGAGCTTGTCCAAGATGCGCTGATACATCGACTTGTCCCCTACGAGGCTTCCATCCCTCACCGACTTGTTGCCCAGGGCAATAAGCTCATCGGAGGGAGGACCAGTGTACACAGAAAAGATACCCGCATCAAACCCTTCCCGTGCCTTCTCAACGAGCCTCAGATAGTCGGTTCCTGAAACGGGTTTTTGCACTGAAGCCGAATCCGGACCGATCGCCGTAGCCACCATGGGAGTCGAAAAGTATCCGTCCATGATGTACGGAAGAATCTTGCTCCAATCCTCCCACATGATGACGACGTCGCCGTCATCGTGCTTGATCCTGACGAAGAAATCATCGTGGAAGGCTCCCTTGTCGATCCATGCGCGCTTGCGCAAAGCAGCCATGAGCGCAGAAGCAACAGCGGGGAGATCTGGCTTACGGAGTCGGTGCAGCCGACCGGGGCCGACCTGACGGAGACGAACGTCCATACCTCAGTCAGGTGATAGGAAAATCACCCGGGCTTCGGCTCTTTCTTGTGAATCGCACATTCCGTTGTCAGGAGAATGCTCGAAGCCGAAACAGCGTTCTTCAGTGCGCACCGCACGACCCGGAGCGGGTCGACGATCTTGGCTTCGTACATGTCGACGAAGTCTTCAACCACAGCATCGAAGCCAATGTTGGGTTCCTCGTTCTCCAAGAGCTTGTGCACCAAAAAGCCGCTGCTGAGCCCTGTGTTGATGAGGATCTGGCGAAGGGGGGCTTCACATCCTCGAAGAACCAGGTCGTAGCCCGCCGACTCGTCCGTATCGAGCCCTTCCGGCTTCTGAACGCGCTGTGCAGCCTTCAGAAGCGCTGTCCCGCCGCCCAAGACAATGCCCTCGTCAATTGACGCCTTGGTGGCATACAGGGCGTCTTCCATGCGGGCTTTCATTTCCTTCATAGCCAACTCACTGTTGGCGCCGACCTTGATCGAACAGATGCCGCCGAGAAGCCGGCTCACCCGGTCCCGGAGCTTGTCGGAATCCCACTCGGACCCAGAGCGAGCAATCATCGCCTTGAGTTGGCTCACACGAGACCCAATCAGGTCTTCGTTGCCAGCGGGATCGACGATGGTCGTTTCCTTGGAAGTCACGACCACATGCCGTGCCGAGCCAAGCATTTCCATCGTGACGTCCCCAAGGACCATACCCTTTTCCTTGGTCACGAATTGTGCGCCGGTCAGAATGGCGAGATCTTCGAGAGCGTCTTGGCGGGCCTGTCCAAATCCGGGTGCCTTGACCAAAACCGCCGTCATGGTCTTGGCCTGGTTGTTCTGGTAGAACATCGGAACCGCTTCGCCGCCGAAGTCCGGAGCGAGGATGAGCATCGGGCGGTCCTGGTTCACGAACTCGTTGAGCATGTTCATCAAAGGCTTGATGCCGGTGATGTCAAAGTCCGTGACGAAGATGAGGGGCTCTTCAAGAACGGATTGCTGCGCCTCGTTGTCGAGACAGAAAACCGCATTGGCCCAACCCCGGTCGATCCTGGTACCGTCCGTCGTCTCGATCTGGGTCTCGGTCGCCTTGCCTTCCTCGATGTTGACAATTCCGTCGACGCCGACCATGGCAACCGCTTCGGCCACGAGCCTGCCAATCTCCGTGTCCCCATTGGAACTGATCGTTGCGACCGCTTCAATGTCGTCCTGCGACGAAACTGGAAGGGATTGCTCGATGAGGTGCTCGGTCAGATGCCCGACGGCCAAATCCATCCCTCGCTTCAAGGCGACCGGAGCGAACCCGGCTTCGATGAGCTTGAGCCCCTCGTTGACCAAGACCTGAGCCATGACCGTCGCTGTCGTGGTACCGTCCCCAGCATCGTCACTGGTTTTCGAGGCCACCTCTTGGACGAACTGGGCTCCCATGTTCTCGTAGGGATCCGACAATTCGATTTCCTTGGCGACGGAAACGCCGTCCTTCGTGATCACAGGATCACCGAACGCCTTTTCCAAGCAGACGTTGCGTCCCTTTGGGCCTAGCGTGATCGCCACGGCATCGGCCAGTTGATTGACACCTGACCGAAGGCTCTTCCTCGCATCCGCTCCGAATTTCATCGACATCTAAATCTCCCCTTTCTCCTGATAGCACTTCCGAATCTCTTCGGGGTCAATATCAGGGGGATCCTCGACTTCGTTTGCTTTGCGAACGACATCGCTCGTTGACAACTCGCTCGTTCGAGGCGCCCAGGCATTTGTTGGTGCTGGCTTCCCACGCACCTTGAGCCAACCCCAAGCATGGAAGGAAAGCAGACGCAAGTCTGGGTCGGCTCTCTCCCACACGACAGTTTCACCATCCAAAATAGCAGCCGACGCCGTCTCGGGATAGATCTCGTAGGACCAATCTTCCGGGAGGGCGTCTCGCACAGCCTGGACCGTTTGATCGACGGTCCATAGGGTCATTTCTTGGAGTGTGGGCACCGGACGGATGATGATAGCCGGTGCCCCGGGGGGTGGTCAACCGCTTCCGTAATAGAAGCGATTCTCGGCTCGGAACACCTCGTTCCGAATCGCCGCCTGCACCATCTTGCGATGGGCCTTGCCCTGGATGCGGGGGGGATTGGCAGACGCCACCTTGTAGGTGATGACCACGGTGGGGACGGTCACGAGGCGGCGGGTGGTGTTGGTGTTCATGCCCCTTCTAAGGCACGAGCCTGGTACCGATCAACTCTTTGATCGATATTCGTCACGAAGTAGCGGGAGGGAGTAGCGAAACGATTGCTCGGCCATGGCGCTTCGGGACAGACCCTTGGCCTTGGCGGCGGCTTCCAACAGTTCCAAGGCTTCCTCACTCAGCGCGATGGAAAGCTTGACCTTCTTCTTTCGCTTCGGAGCTTTCATGGCGGAAAACAGAGGAGTCGAACCCCCAACCTTTCGGTCGCCCCGGTGTTCAAGACCGGTTGCCCACCACTGAGCAGTGTCTTCCGTAGAGGAGAATAGAGGAGTCGAACCTCCGACCTTGCGGTCGCCCCAGTGTTCGAAACTGGTTGCCAGCCACCTAGCGGTATTCTCCATGGGCCTTGCGGCCCAACCCATCACCAGTTCTTGCTAATGCGGTTCTTGGTGATGCGTTTCTTGACGGGATCCGAGTTTGTGCTTTCCGATTCAGGCGGGGAAACCTCGTAGACGGGCGTGTTGGCATCCGGCGTGTGGACTGCCGGGACCACGAACATCGAAGCCGCAGCATCCGAGTCGACCGCAAAGTCCTCCGAAAGCTGCTGTTGAGAAGCGTTGCAGGACACAACCCCAAGCTCCTGAAGGTCGGCAGAGGCATCCGAATCGGCCGAGAAGGTTCCGTAGCCTGCCGACATGCCCCGGCCCACGCTGCGCAGGTAGCCTTGGCCTTCGTTGAAGTTCTCGCTGGTTGCCATCCGTTGACCAAGACGCTGGCTCACGTTGGCGACCCCGACATGACCCCGGCGCTGGGCGCTTTCAGTGTGGACACGCATGATTGACTGCGCCTGGGCGAAGTTGCCGTTGTTGGCCTGTTCTTCGGCTTCAAGCTGCGCCTTGGCCGTTTGAGCCAAGACCACGATGGCGTCGACGTCCTTGGTCGGCAAGTCCTGCTGTTCGCCGTTCTTGACGAACCGGACCTTGGCTTTGATGTCTTCGTTGTGATCCAACTTTTTGCCGTCCTTGTCGAGGCAACTGTACTTGACGTTCACCTCGAAGGCGTTGACGGCACGAGGGAAAGCTTGCTTTTGCTCTTTGAACTTGATCAAGAACACGAGGTGACGCGTTTCCTCAGCGAGAAGGTCAGGCGTCTGGACACTCACTTCGCCGGTCACTTCCTCTTCAACGTCGGCATCCGAGATGCACTCAACGATCTGGTGACCGTTGAGGGGTTTGACTTCCAACGTGACGTCGGTTGCGTAGGTCGACACCAGCCCGCCAAGCTCTTTGCCGAAGGCGGCGAGAGCCGAGTCAGGGTTCTCGATGTAGGCGTAGTTGCCCTTGCCCTCTTTGGACCACTCGGTCAGAAGCTTTTGGTCGCAGTCACGGGCGTTGCCGTAGCCGAAAGCGCTGACAGACACCCGACCTCGGTTGGCTTCCAAGAGCTTGAGCAGTTCAGGAGCGCGCTGAGCGACGCCGCAGTTGGCGTAGCCGTCCGTGAACATGATGGCCCGGTGGATGATGTCCGAGCCCAGGTCCATGGAGTTCATCAACTCGACGGCCTTCAGGAAGCCGCCAGAAAAGTTGGTGCTCCCGCCAGGGGTGAGCTTGTTGACTTCGGCCTTGAGCAGTTCCTTGGTCTGAGGCGTGATCTCGGTCGGGGGGTAGGACCGCACACGGTCATCAAACGCCACGAGCCCACAGTAGTCGCCTTCCTGAAGGTGGTCGATGAGCTTGAGGACGGAACGCTTGGCGTACTCCATCTTGTTGCCCATGCCCATGCTGCCGGACACGTCCATGACCGGCATCACGAAGATGCGGGGCCGTTTGGCGGTCGCCGACGGGGCGGTGAGGCTGATCACAAGGTGGGCGTCGGTGTCGACGTCATGACGGACTTGGTCAAATGTATGGCGAGCTTCAATCTTCATGGGATTCCTCCGTACACGTTATCGGTCGGTGCCATCAACGCAGAGCCGGACATGCTCCCATAATCAATGACGTGCCTTACGATCGTCCTCAGTGTCTCCAAAACCCTTTCGGGCGCGATTCACTGTACGGGGACTCAACCTATGAAGGCGCATCCCCTTGCAGAAGCCATCCTCTCAAAGATGACTTTTGATGTCAAGCGTGTTTTTCACACCGCCACTGAAGTCGACCAAGAGAGTCTCGGCCGATGATCCGACGTGTCGCCGGTTCTCCACACAGAAACTTGAGTTTGCTAGACCGACACTTGTAAATCTTCACATGGCGCCTGCCCCGGGGCAGGCCCCCGGTTTGAGCGTAACCGCACACGAGGCACTTGGAGCACTGCCAGTAGCGATCTGGCTTTTCACCAAGCGGGATTCCTCGAAGGGGCTGCCAGTCATGTTCGCAATCCATGCGGCCGACACTAGCACAGCGGAAGCAGGAGGTATCGATCCCCAAGCAGCGTGAGCCGCTCGTACACGTTTCCAACGTGTCCCGTACCCTGTACGGTTCAGCTTCCAGGCAGGGTCTCGTAGGTCGCCAATTGCTGGGACCACAAGACCCCTTCGATCCACCCAAGGGCTCCCGCTGCGGCGAGCGAGTTGCCTTCCCGGGCGATTCTCAAAACGTTCGGGATCATCCAGAGCACGTGGCACAGGACTTCCATCCGTTCCGGGATCTTGCCCGGGAGCGTGTATTGCTTCGGAGTAGCACCCGCCTCTTGAAGCAAATCACGGTACTTCTCAAGAGCCCGCTCGAAATGAGGATCACTTGGTGCCAAGGTACCACGTCCATTGCTCGGGAGCGTTGTTCATCGGGATGGGAGGCGGGGTGAGCGGCAGCGTCTTGGGCTGGACCGGCTTTTTCAGCAGCCGCATCCCTGCTTGCTGCGGCGTGCGACCCGCTTTGCGGTTGTTGCACGGGTAGCAACACGTCACGATGTTCGTCCACACAGTCTTCCCACCTTGGGAGCGAGGGATGACGTGGTCGTAGTTGAGCTTGCTCATCGTCGCCTTCGTTCCGCAATACTGGCAAACGAACTTGTCCCGGGTCATCACGTTGATCCGAGAGAACTTCACAGCCTTTTTGCGAGCCGAAACCGTCTTCGTGAGTCGAGCCACGGCGGGAATGCTCATCTCCACCGAAGGACTACGGACCGTTTCCTCATACTCTTCCAGCACCTCGATCTTGCCCATCCACAGCAAGCACACGGCTTGCTCCCAGGGTACGATCCGGTGAGGCTGGAAGCCTTGAGTCAGGATAAGTGTGTGGGATGAAGCCATGATAAGCCTACCGTTTCTTTTTCCGCATCATTCAGCCTTGTTTACACCGTGGAATTAGTGGAGTCGCCGGGAATCGAACCCGGGTCCGAAAAACATCGTTTCAATCCGTCTACGTGCGTAGCCCTTCTACCCTCGGGCGGGGTTTGCCGATCTTCCAACCGACATGGGGATTTTCATTGTCTTGATCGGGGGTTATCGACACGTCCCTCAATTTTGCCCCGAAGCATCCTGTGTGGGTTGACGTCGCCGGGGTACTCAGGACCCTTCCCGTTTGACGGACACTACGCTGCTGCGAGCATCAGGTTACCATTATCGTTGGCAATTGACGTTCCACCTGTTTGATCATGGCTGTTCAGGTGGCTCAGCCAGCACGCGAGATCGAACCTCCATCCTCCGTCGAAACCAAGTCGACCCCAAATGAGTCAAGAGAAGTTACACCGAGTTGATGCACCCGGCAAGCTGGTAGGGGTGACAGGAGTCGAACCTGCACGCCACGAAGGGCACCTGAACTTAAACCAGGCGTGTCTGCCAGTTTCACCACACCCCCGTCAGACGCAGGCTTCCCCAGCCTGGGAGAGCCTCAAGACACTGTGAGGCACGTCGCACTGCAAGACGTAGTCGAACCGAGTCGAGACCACGTAGTGCAGCAACCCCTTCTCGACCAAGGCATCCCGCACCCGCTTGGTGGGGAAGCGACCCTGCATGGTCTTGAAGTATTCGAGAGCGGCTCGTTGGGGGGTTGTGATCTTCATGCACCCTCTAAGACAGCCGAGCCGCCTCAATCAACCGAAAGTTGGTGGCAACGGGGGGAGTCGAACCCCCACGCTCACATGGAGCACCTGGGTTTGAGCCAGGCGTGTCTGCCATTTCACCACGTTGCCAAAAGCGAGAGCTAACAGGACGGAGCAGAGATGCTCGGGTAGGGGCGATGAAAATGGAGTAACCGACTTGATAGTGGAAGAACTGTCGGTGTTCCAGATTGAAGTTTTTCGCACACTTTCCCGATTTGCCGTGAGCGTCTTTCAACGCTTATTGTAGGTAGGTCTTCTCTCGCCTCGTTTCCGCCCCCGGATTACTCCGGGAGGGTTACGTTCATTTCGATTTCGGTCAGGTTGCCCTTGGCGATGGCGGCTCGAATGACCGCCGCTTCTTTCGCCGCCTGGTTGGCGAACTTCAAGGCTTGTGCCTGGGTGACCATGCGCTTGGCCCGGACCTCGTTGGGGTCACGGGTGAGCGTTTCGTCCCGGTAGCTGTAGCGGTCTTTCTTGACCCCGGCGACGCTTCGCCACATCTTCTCCAACCGACCCGCACCGCCGACGCTCTTGATCGCTTCGGTGAGGGTCATCGTGTCGGAGCCAACTTCAACACGAACCTGCATGTTGTAGTCGGTCTGCGCCGTCTGAAGCTTGGCGACCATCACATCATACGCATGGAACTTGTCAGCGATCTGCTGAGGCGTTTCCTTGTCGTCATCCTCGAAGGCGTGAAGCGAGCCATCGAAAAGGGAAGCCGTCGTGTCTCGAACCATCACAGTTCGTTTGATTGCGTCTTTCAGAATGTGTCCGGTAACTTTCATGGTCGTCCTCTGATCTGATCTACACCGACGGGTCAGTGTCGGCTGAATTTTCGGTCGTGAAAGAAGCGCCCGCCTGGTTCAAATGATGAGCTTGGGCCGACGTCAACGCAAATTCGGTGGGAATCCCATCCATAAGGGCGGCAGCGGCATGAAGCGGCACGTCAGGGAAAAGCTGGCGGTACGCTCGAAGGAAAGCGATCCGGTCTGACACCGAAGTGAGGGTGAGATTGAAACGTTCCTCTTGAATACCGACGGTCAGTTCCTGGTTATTCTCTTGGTAGGGCTCATCGGGTACCCCAGCCGTAGTCACAGACGGAAGAGCCTCCCGATACGGTGCAGGAGCAAGCCCAGAGAGCCTGCCAATACGGGGTGAGCGTCGAACAGGCGGGTGGTCGCCCTCTCGAAAGGGTGTCGGGGCCGAACCTCGAATCGGCTGCACCATGGCTTCAGCAAGGTCTGCCATCGCTTGCGGGTCGTGTATGATCTGTTCGACAAGGCTCGGATCCATGATCGGAGCGCGAGGTTCCGTACGGGTCTCCGTGAAGGGAGGCGCAACGTCTCCGCTCATGACCAACCCCCGGGGCCTCACATCACTGATATCGCCCGAATACTGAATCGGCTCACCCGGTTGCCGGGGGTACCCAGGCGGCGCCAAGCTCGAATAGATCCGAGCACTTTGGTCACGGAGCTTGAGCGCTGCCTTGTCCTCGGCTTCCTGCACGAGTTGTATCAACCGCTGCTTGCTCACGATGTAATTCCTTCCAGATCCACGTTGCCCAAATCTCTCGTCCCTTGAAGGTCGGGTGAAGTTGGTCCTCCCACATGGGAATGGTCACAGGCCTGGAATCAAGATACACCACGCCGGTTTCCAAGATGAGGTTGCGGACGTAGGTCGGACGGATCGACAAGGGAAGCTTGGGCATCCCCACCCACACGAGCCGTATGCCAGTTTGCCCCATCCGACGGTGGAACCGAGCCATGAAGGGCCCCGTCTGCACGTGAGGCTTCATGTAGGCGTCGTTGGCGCCGAGCACGATGACGACCAACGTAGGCCGAAACCGGCGCAAAGGCGTCAGGTCTGCTGTCGACCACGAGATGATGCTGGTACCTGGCACCGTGTCAGATCCGAAGGCATGGCCCTCGGTGACCGCAAGCTTTCACAAGGGCTCCACGAGACCATGCGCCAGCGAATCACCCGTGAGCCAGATTCGGTCCCCCGGATGCACGAGCGCTGCGAGTAGCAACGGCCACATCAATAGCCGTCGCTCATGTAGCGTTTCCGCCATTGGGCGTAGTTGAGCCACTCGACGAGAATGCTTTCACATTCGGGGCAGTGCTCAACGTATCGCCGATGTTGGTGCCACACGTGCTTGCACTTGCAACACTTGAAGCGGGGTTTGATTTTCTTGCTAACTAATCCCATGGTCCGCTGAGAAGGAATCGAACCTTAAGCTCTGGCACCTTATAAGGATGCTGCTGGCAAGCCCAGCCAGCGCCTCAGCGGGCAGCCTCAAGCTCTTCCACTATGATGAGCTTGTCCAGCCGCCGCCGACCCCGCCGAAGCCCCTTCTTCAGTCCCCATTGACACGGGTGACCGGGCTTGGAGTACCTTGCCAGGCTATGGGTTCCTGTGAGGCCACGGTTGACGCGAGCTTGTTTGATGACGCGTCTTCCAGCACCCATTACGAGGCCCCTTTCTGGCACTGTTTGCAGAGCGCCCTGTTGTCAGGGGCCGTGCCCCGGTAAACCTTTTTGTGGCCGCATTCCAACGTCAAGGTGAAGATGTCGATCCCCCGCCGCCAGTTGAGGGTCTTGGGGGTGACGGACATCGAGTCACGTTCCTTGGTGACCTTACAGTCGACGATCTTGCGATAAGGCATGCGATGTCCTACACCGGGCCTCAATCCCCAATCAAATGGTCCCAAGTGGTCTTCAGAGATTCGGGGGGCTCGGGAGGCTCGGGGGGTTCCAAGGGTTTGACTTCAACGTGAATGGTTCCGCCTGCATCGACGATGATCTTGATCCCACGTTGAGCCCAACTCAAGGAAGGCTCAACGATAATGAGCTTCGGAAAGGGGCCTTCTGCGACCACCGCTGCCGCACGTGGTGACAGATTGAATGCATTGATCATGGCCGACACCATGCACTGGTTTGCCGGTGCCAAAGGGTACCGTGTCTGCGGCTCCCAACCATCGAGATAGACTTTGAGCGGCATGGGGTTGATTTACACCGGTACCCAGAGCGGGATTCGAACCCGCACCTGTACACGTTCTAAGCGTGTTGCCTCTGCCGTTGGGCTACCTGGGCTCTTCTGAGAAATGTGGTGCACGGCGTGGGAATCGAACCCACCTAAACTAGCATGTCGAGCTAGCGCTCTCCCAGAGAGCGAGCCGTGCGTAGTCGGGGTGACGAGAATCGAACTCGTCATCGCTTCTACCCGAAAGAAGTGGCCCACCCTGAGCCTTCACCCCGTATCTCAAAACATTGGAACCAGAGGAGAGAATCACCTTAGCCATTTCCGAATGGCGTTATCGCTCACACCATACTTCCGACCCACCCCAGTGAATCCCAGTTTTTTGATTTCCTCTTGAAGCACGGATAGGGTTGGCCGCTTGACTCTCCGGTATGGGAACTGGGCACACCTCCCGCACTGACCCCCCTGTTGCCCTACAAGAGCACCACACTTGCAAGAATGTATTTTTCTCGCATTTCTTCCTGCATGTGTCGGTAGCTGGCTGGCACAATTGGGGCAAACAAGACGTAGATTCTCTATACGATGATCGTCGGCCACACCGTTTTTATGATCCAGCACCATAACCAAGGACTGCCCACGCCAAACGGGGGGCAGCCCGCAGACAGAGCACTCATTTTCCAGCACTTTTTCTTGTAGCAATCGCCGCTTTAAGTGACCACGACCAAAGGACGAGTTTTCAACTAGAACAGAATCAAGGGGTTTCTTAGGCCGAATCCCATGAGGATGCACTCCGAAATGAGAAACATCGACACCCTCCTCAGCCAAACGACGGTGAAGGGTTCGACAGTTTCCCCCTTTGTTAACCAAACCGAAATGTGCCAAAACCTCGGTATAAGTGTGGCTTGAAGCTACCAAAGACCTGAATTCATCCGAGGTCAGGCCCCAAATAGGGCTGGTCCGTTTACGCATGGGGTAGAGCTTACTCCACACCGCAAACAAAGTCTACCCCTAGCACCGAGAGCTAGATTCGAACTAGCACAAAGGGCTTCAAAGGCCCTCGTCCTACCATTAGACGATCCCGGCATTGGTCGCAAAGTCCGGTGTCTTGCCGTTAGACGACCCTGGCAATAGTCGCGACGAAGGGACACGATCCCTTGCGGTGCCGGGTATGGACCGGCCCTCCAACCTCTGGACGTCGCGTTTGGAGTCTCCGGTGGGAGTCGAACCCACAATCATCTGGTTCGAAGCCAGAAGCTCTGTCCATTGAGCCACGGAGACGTAGCCCCCACGGAAGGATTCGAACCTTCATTGCAGGATTCGTAGTCCTGGATCCTATCCATTGGATGACGTGGGGTTGTTGGAACCTACACCGGGACTCGAACCCGGATTTCAGCCGTCGGAAGGCTACGTGATGATCCATTTCACTATGTAGGCATTCAGCGCCCCCGGCAGGACTCGAACCCGCACCGAACCAGATAGAAGCTGGCTTGCCGTCCATCGGCGTCAGGGGCTTATTTCAGCAGGTCGGTAGCCTTGATGGGCTTACCCTTCTCGGTCTCGACCAACTCGAACTCGACCACTTCCCAAGATGCAGGGATCTTGGCGGGCCGGACAACCGAACCTCGGTACCCTCTAAGGTGAAGCTTGAAGTGGGTTTTCACACCGCACAACCGATCCCAGGACTTGCCAATTTCGGTGAAGTGGGGGTTGTAGCCACCGGATGAGAAGAGCCCGGTTTTCGTGTCCCGAACCTTGAAGATGGTCTTCATGTAGGGGACTACACTGAATTGGAAGCACGGGTGGGAATCGAACCCACGAATACCTGTTTTGCAAACAGGGCCCTTTGCCATTTGGGTACCGTGCCAAGTTTTCATCTATGAAACGGGATGGGCATGTCGTTCCCATCCAATCTTCAAGAACGTGAGCAATACATCCTGGACCAAGTCCAGGCTGGAAAGTACGAGATCGACTGGGTCCCGATCAAGTCGATGAATGACGATGACGAAGTCACCTTGTGGGTGAGCGCCGACGCCTTGAAGGTCGAAGGCACCCGGGTCAACGTCATGGCCGAGACGCAGCAAAAGATCGCTGACGTGTTGGGGGCCAAGCTTCTCACTGCCAAGATCGCCGACCTGATCTGGTTGCAAGCAGACCTGATCTTGCCGCCCTTCCCTCGTGCCATCACGTCCTCAACGGAAGCGATGATCGAGCACAGCGGCAAGATCGACAACGCCATCGAGGCGCTTGGCGGGGCCGCTCCCGGCAACCTCATCTCGACCGTCGGCAAGCATTGGCTCATCGACAACAAGCTGGCCCAAAAGACCGTTGGTACCGCCATGAACTATGGCTGGCATTTCTTCGGTCAGAGCTACCAGGGGATCAACGGGGAGGCGGTCGCCTCTCTGGAGAAGGATCCCAAGACCGGCATGTACTACCGGCTCATCCAAGGCCGGGGGACCGCTCACGACATGCACCATGTCGACTACAGCCAGACCGCCATGTTCGTCCTGCGTGCCTGTCACGTCAACGGAGAGGCTGCCTGGCTCGACGACGTCATGGTCGATGAGAAGTATGCCAAGCTCGTCAACGTCGAAGGCGTCATGACCGTTCTACGCCAGCCCGGGGTACCTGAACCCGAAAACCCGGTCTGCGTTCTGCCTGAACAGATCATCACCGTTCCGCCCCCGCCGACATCTCGACGTTTCCGCAACTCCTAGTCCAAAACCACGTCGAAACGGGTCCTCGCTTGAACACGAGGCGGAAGCCTTGTGTCTCGTTCAGGTGCACGATGGAAGGATCCGACTTGCTTCCCGAACCCGTCAGGATGCTGCGAAAGTCCTCTTGGAGTCTCGCTCGAAGGGCCCTGCCGTAGCCTTTGCCCCGGTGCTCGGGATGGACCGCCGTGGCGCTGATCGCAACCTCTGGATCGAGAGCCTTGATGACGGCAAAGTTCTCGTCCTTTCGCCACAAAAGCAATGGTCTATGGTTGACCCGGCTCGTGGCTACGATGCTGCCGTTATCAAAAACCCCGTAGGATGTGTATATCTTGGCAGAGAAGGGTTGACGACTACAAACCCGGGTACCGAAAACGAAAGCCTCTAGAACTCGGGCTTCGTACTTGTCACTTGGCTCTTGAAGTTGGTGAACGCTATTCAGGGTATCTCTCAGCAAGTCCACGCCTCACCATCTCCTCATTGACGTCGATGGTCTTTACACCGTCGTCAACGTAGAGGGTGCCAATCCACCGACCATACTTACCAGTTTTCGTGGTTTTAACCGTGATCTGACCCTCTGCGAGAAGGTCTGTGATGACCGCCTTGGCAACGAGCCCGGCTTCACGTTCAGAGCCACGAATCTCCGGGGTGTCTATCCCTCGAAGCCGAAAGGATTGGACCGTCGTGATGTGGAAGCCCAGATCGACTTTGAGGTAGACGGTGTCGCCATCGACGACGCGCACCAACTCGGCCTTGTATTCGTACATGCCCTAAGCCTTGGCACAAGATGATTTTGGTGGACCAGATGGGTGTCGAACCCACAATAGACGGCTTGTAAAACCGCTGCCTTACCGTTTGGCTACCGGTCCAAATTGATGGCCGGGCCCTATTACGGGCCTCTTCATAGCGGCTCCGCAAAGCAGAGCACGCAGCCTGAGCGGACGACGAGAATCGAACTCGCAACCGTCTGGATGGGAACCAGATGCGCTACCGTTGCGCCACATCCGCAATAGTTGGCGTACTCTTTCGAGCGTAGGGGCAGTGTGTAGCGACGCCAGTATCCCTACCTTTCGGAGCGGACGACCGGGATCGAACCGGCCTGTGCTTTCGCACGCCAGGGTGGAAACCTGGTGCCCCGCCATTGAGGCTTCGTCCGCAACAGATGGGTTGTAGGGGATCTAATCCTACTTCCCACCAGGTCTTTGACTCATCTTCCCCTCGTGCTGGTGATACATGAGCCTTCCCCTTCCATGGCACGAACCAGGTTGAGGCAAGTGCAGCCGTGCTTAATGGCACGCGACATGACGGCGACAGCCGCCCTGGTGGAGTTGGGGGGAATCGAACCCCCATCCGAGGCTTGCAAAGCCCCTGTACTCCCGTTGTACTACAACCCCAATCATGATTTTCTATACACCGCCCGAAGCACCCCCGCTTTCTCGCGAGGATGGTCGTCGATGATTTGGTCGGCTAGGCTCTCCATGAGCCGATTGACCGACGTCAGAGCCTTCTCAGCGGGCTCTTGCATCCCAAGCTTGGCATTGTAGTGGTCATCAACGATCACCAGAATGCTGAAAATCTCATCACGAACCGCCCGGAGTCGTACTCCAAGCGCCTCGTGCTGGATCATCTCAAGTTTTGGTTTCTTTACCGAGCCTGACATCGCTCCACTCCACCGGTTTGACATTGGCAAACCGCCTGTCCAAATCAACAGCGATTTCCGCAGCGTATCGCCGTGCTTGCTGGTACCTCTTGCGCTCCTCGTGCGTGTCGTCTGAAGGGGTCGCTCGGTTGCGGTACATGAGCGCCGCCATGTAGGCCGCTGCCACCCAGTCTGAACGAGCATCGTCGGGCACCAAGCACAGGTTCGAATGTTGGTCACTCAAGGGGTAGAAGAACCGGGGTTCCCCCTTGTCCTCGATAGGCCCAATCGGAAGAGCTTCGTTCTCGGCCTCGACCTTCTCGAAGACGTCCCGGATCTCTTTGGGGAACTTGCTCGTGTCCGTTCGGAAGTGCTTGCCAGGGTCAGGCTCCTGATTTGTTCGGATGATCGCCCCGTCAAGCCACTCGTACCCATTGCCAATGGTGAAGAAAAGCTGGCCGTCCGCATCCGCAATCGTCCGGAAGAGAGTCTTGTACTCACGGAACATGGTCTCAAGGGTCGCCTCATAGCTCGTGGGACCATCCTTGAGGTACATCTCGACCCAAGCCAAACCGGCCTGCATGGATTCTTCCATGGTTGGGCGAGCCCCAAGGTTGATCCCAACCTCATTTTTGGTGCCGACCTTGTTGACCCAGACCTTCACACTCCACTCGGGCTCGTCACCGTAAGGCCACACCCCAATGAAGAATCTTTCATGGACCGTCGTTGCGTAGCCGTCATCCCAACGGTCCCATTTGTGTCCGAGCTTTTCCATGAGGTATCCTACACGAGTTTAATATGAGGCCTTCAAGCACAGGAGATCATCATGGACCCGAAAGACCGTCGTTGGAAAACATCCCGTACCGCCATGCTTGCTGATAGCCACCCCGTTGGCAAAGCGGTCTTGGAAGCCGCCGAAAAGGATATGCACCAGAAGTATCCCGACGCCGGCTTTGAAGGACATGAGGACGAGTCCAAAGAATCACGCGATGATGGTGCCATGTACCAAGCGTGGTTCGAGGGCGGATTCGAACGAGCCGAAGATGTTGGTGAGGATCTCGACAAGCTCATCAAACGGATCGGGAAGATCGAGCCCAAGCGGCTAAGCCGCTGGATCCCGGCTGCACGAGAACTGCAAACCGCATATGTCCAGGCTCAAAAGGCTCTTCGGGAAGCCAAAGGCGCCGTAGACGGCTTGGAGATGGCCTATCGTGGTGGACAAGATGGCATCCAAACCTTCCTGGAATCCACCGAAGACGATTAGAGCCAACAGTGGGAGTTGAACCCACACCTCACCCATACCAAGGGCGTGCTCTGCCTCTGAGCTATGCTGGCAAGTTCTGGTACCTACACCAGATGGTGGAGCCGGGGGGAATCGAACCCCCATTCTGAGACTGCCAGTCTCATGTCTTCCCGTTGGACGACGGCCCCATGCAGATTCTTTTAATAGGTTGCTGTAAAGCAAAGGAACCTGGAAATGCATTCGCAAGATCCTCGCTGGAAGTATGCCGACACACAACGTGAAGGCACCACCACGTTCAATTTCAAGTCCCCCTTCCCCAAGCAAAATGCATACGATGAAGCCTACAAGGGCTGCATCAAGGCGTTTCCAGACTGGTGGCGGCAACGTGAACGGCAAGCCCGTCCCCCCGAATTCGTAAGGGAAGTTCAAAATCAACTGGGCGGGATCATCGCAGAGTATCAAAAGGCCATCGCCGAGCGCAAGCGAATGGAAAAGCAGGCTTGGGAATTGCAGAAGGCGCACATGGATAGCCTAAAGCCCTGGAACAAGGGGCTGAAGCTGGCACACGCTGATCTTGTGGACGTGGGGTGGTACTCCGTGTCGATCACAAAAGGTGCCAGGGACGCGATCATCGAAACCATCAAACATCTGGAGGAAGCCATCGAGGGCATCGAAGCGTTCCAGATGGACGTGACCGACTAGTGGAATCACGGGGATTCGAACCCCCGTGGCTCAGTGGAGCTAGCGGGAATCGAACCCGCATTTCTAGCATGCGACGCTAGCGTCTTCCCGTTGGACAATAGCCCCAATCGAAGCCAATCACCGTTCGGCCGAACGGTGACCAGCCTCTAAGTTCCGCTGAGGATTTGAACCTCTTGACGCGTCTGCCTGCCAGGCACGGAACCTAGTTGCGGGAGATGGATTCGAACCAACCAAGGAATGGCTTATGAGGCCATCCCGGGCGCCAGCCCTTCCCGCACAAGTGATCGCATTTGTTTCATGACTACAGGGGCAGTCCGCAAACCCCTCATGTGTCACCGGGCTCTCCCCGGGCACCATACTGCGATCAAGCCCAAGCATAGCATGGGCTGAAACTCTAGTAATCGTAATCGGCACGGGGACTTGAATCCGTCATGCCGTACCCTCGAAGCCACCTTCGGTTCTGCTCCGTGTGGGTGAACTGGGAAAAGGTTTCCCATGCGTCCGTTCGGCCTTCGCCCGGCTTTCGCTTGGGTAGGGGCTTGGCTTCCCCTGTGAGGTGGTCGTACTGCGTGGGGCCCGGGATGTGGTCCTCCGTGATCGAGAGAAGCTTCGTGGGAGGAAGCCCCGGGAAGATCGGATGCTCGTAGATACGCATGCCGTAGCCACCGAACATCTTGCTCGGGAACATCTGCGTCAGGAGTCGATGCGTTTTGATGACCTTGAGCACCCGGTCGAAGTCAAGCTGGGGAAGCTCCCCCTCGGGTTTCCAATCAAGCGAACAGTTGTCGCCATGCTTGGGCCAAAGTCGAGCATGAAGCTCCCGCATCCATTCTAAGTCAGTTTCTTCCATGGTGGAGTCGGCCGGAATCGAACCGGCACCTGGGAGTTAGCGCCCCCTGCTCTACCTGCACCAGGGCCCCCGGGGAACAGCGCTATTCTTGCCGGGTAGCATCCGATGAACTTGAGCTACAACCCCTTCTGGTGGAGTAGACGGGATTCGAACCCGCCGTGAAGCTACGGTATGCCTAAAGGCTGTTCTCCAGCCATCCAGAGCCACTGGGTCGCGAACACCAGCTTGATCCCTGGTCCTAGTTTTCGTTTGCAGCAAGGCGACCATGCCTTCCTACCCCATGTTGTGTTCCTTCTAAGGGGTCTACACCGACAGGATCAACCACAATCGGAGCCCCCACTGGGATTCGAACCCAGAGCCTTCGGTGTAGGAAACCGCTGCACGATCCGTCGTGCTATAGGGACCTAGTCTTCCAGGATGCGCTGCCACAGGGTAGGGCGAACGATGGTGGGAGGGGCCGAAGCAAACAACGGGTCGAACCACTCGGTACCCGTCTTGGTCCAGATCTCAGCTAGCTTCCTACGACCCTCAGCGTGGCTGAAAAGCCCAGAAGTCCGAATCTTCTGCTTGACGTCGTCAGGGACCCGCTTCTCGTCATCAGTGAAGAACTCCTGGACTGCCGAAATAGGGCAACCCACCCACACCTGATCTTCGCCTTCGGTGGTTACCTCAAAGCCGATCTGCCTTCGAAACGGGATGTCGGCTGCGTAAACCCGATGCGCGCTGGGAAGCGACAGAACGCCCCGGATGCCCGCAAGCATGGCGAACAAGGACTTGTAGACCAGTTCATTGGAATAGGTGATGTCGTTGACGTCAGGCATCTGTTGAGTCTACACATTGCAGGTATCGGACTGCACTCCAAAATTGAGGGGATTGCCCCCAGCCCCCTACAGTTAGCCGCTGAACACGGTCCGGCTATAGGGAGGTGGCGGGGGCGCTGTTCCATTCCAGGGATCCCCTTCCCTGGCAGCTAGGGTGACCGACGGGATTCGAACCCGCACATACCTGGACCACAACCAGGCGCTCTACCATTGAGCAACGGCCACAGCGGAGAGTGTAGGATTCGAACCCGGCCTTTCGGCACCCGGTTTTCAAGACCGGTGTGGGGACCTTTCCCACCTCACTCTCCAAACGCAGCGGAGACGACGGGAATCGAACCCGCACAGCCCACATCGACAGTGTGGTGCCCTTCCATTAGGCTACGCCTCCAAATTCCTATGATTCTTGAACGGTCTGGGTGGGATTCGAACCCACACCTCCGAGTTTACCACAGCATACGCTTCTCGGCATTCTACCGTTAAACCACCTCTCGAACTGCCCTCATAGGCGTCACCACCATCCTCTTCCCACCCTGATCCGATGTCTCCAAGCATGACCTGTCCAGGCCCTTCCCCTGGCTCACGGTTTTTATAGCGTTAGCTGTGGTTATCATGCGAGTGAACACCGGGGGCTTTCCGCATCCGATGGCTACTTGGTGGGGAAAGGCGGAATCGAACCGCCGACGACGGAGATCTTCAGTCTCCCGCTCTTCCAACTGAGCTACTTCCCCATGGACTCCGGGGTTGGGATCGAACCAGACATCCCCCGGTGTGCGCAGCGCCCTTCCAACGACGCCCGCCTACACCAGATGCTCTTCCATTGAGCTACCCGAATACTTGTGGGTGCTACCATGCTCTGGGCACGCACCCGGCACCCTGGTCCCTGCACGGCTGGGGGCTTCGGCTTATCGGGCAGCCTACACCATCACTGTTTTTGAGTCTGTCGACACCCCGAAGTGAGAACTGGACGTTCCTGCAAGGCGATTCGAACGCCATCCAGATCGCCCCCCTTTGCAGGGGACGTCGCCGCCAGGTACCATGCGACGACGACGCTGGTCCCTTCAGGATGGTACCACCCTGAAGTGCAGAAACGGTCGGGGTAGTGGGGATCGAACCCACCAACGCCTGGACCCAAACCAGGTGGCCCTCCCTGAGCCCTCACCCCGTAATGTCACGACGAAAACTGCAAGACAACAGCCTTTCGGCTCCGGAGAGGCTACCAATTTCTCCACGTATCAGCCATCTCAGCGAACCGAGAGGACCGACCCGACGGGACTTGAACCCGCACGCCCTTTCGGGCACCGGTTTGCGATTGTAGTCCGACATGCATTCGTGACAAGTAGTAGGTCTCGACGAAAATCGACGAAAGTCTTGGTTATGGCCGGCACATTGGGGTCTGGCTCTTTCGAGTAACCCCCGTTCGCCCCGCACCCGTCTGGTCAGAGACCTGAAAGGTGCCATCACGCTACCTCAGTCGCCTGAAGATCGCTACCTTAGGACCATTGTAGTATTGTACTTCCGTCCGCATTCGAAACCAGTGCGTAGAGCGGGGCTCGAACCCGCACGCCCACTATGGAGCACGAGCATCTCAAGCTCGCGTGTCTGCCATTCCACCACCTACGCATAAAATATTTGTACGCTTTGATAAGCATGAACAAGTTTGCAACTCCACGAGAACTCCTCGTTGAACTTCGCAGTCTGATTGCCACCATCCAAAGTTATGGTGAAGACGGCAAACCTGACCGTCATATGGTCGCCGAAAAACTTGATGGCTTGGCGAATCGGATGGCCGGGGATCTTCGTCCAAAAAAGATGGCCCCCATCAGCTACACGTACGACCACCCAAGTCTCGGCAAACTTCTCGTGAACTGGGTAGGCCGAGATGGATGGGTTGTAATTGACGCATCACACAAGGTTTTGGTTGCAAAACTGCTGCCTGGTTTGCAACCCATGGACAACCCACGAGCCGCAGACATCCTTCAAAGAGCCGTGGACAAGGCTCTCTAGAGCGGGTGACGAGAATCGAACTCGCCGGGGACTGCGATGGCAACGCAGCGCTCCACCTTGGAGCATCACCCGCAATTTGTCGGTCTGACGGGACTCGAACCCGCATAACCACTCCGTACCTGTTAGGAAAACGCGCTTCCCTACAGAACCCTCTCGAACCCTGTCCGGTGCATCCGCAAACCCGGCACACGCTTGCTGGTTCTCCCTACCCGAGCATCACCCTGAAGGGTTTCCCCAGTTCACGTCGGAGCGTCAACCTTCCGATTGACCACGTTAACCGTTTTTCGTGGTGCGTACCCATTTTCGCCACAGACCGAGAAATTGAAGCTTCGAAGACCCAGGCCCGACGGGCGTTCATGAGAAGGTGCTTCGGCCGAAGTCCTAACTCCCGATGGGAGAGCCTTGCTACTCTCTTTCCTGAATCTTCGAAGCAGTGCCATCGGTGGGAGTTGAACCCACACGCCCACTATGGAGCACCAGATTCTGAGTCTGGCGTGTCTGCCGTTTCACCACGATGGCAATCAGTCGGGACGGCCGGATTCGAACCGGCGATCTCCTGTCCCCCAGACAGGCGCTTTTGCCAGGCTAAGCTACACCCCGTAGTCCCAACGAGCCAGCCGACATTTCCGCACGAGACGGGATGACAGAACCGGCCAGGTCCTGAACTGACTCGTTGGTGGTGGGCGCACCGAGAATTGAACTCGAATTTCTCGGATATCAGCCGAGCGTGGAGAAACCACCCTACTATACGCCCATTCAGTCTCAGTGGTCAGAGCGGGAATTGAACCCGCATTGCTGGATTTTCAATCCAGAGCACTTCCAATTGTACTATCTGACCTGGTCTGACTTGTAACCCCAAGTAGCCAATTGTGTATGGCAATTAGGGCAAACAAATCTCAAGTTCTCACGACGACAGTCCAAAGAATCGCCATTCACGTGGTCGATTTGAAGCGTCAAAGAAGCTCCCTCCCACATTGGGGGCAACCCGCATCGTGAGCAGATATGGGGCACCCCTGATTCGAGAAGGGCTCTACGCAGCCTGTGTGTGTCCTCCCGTCGAGCCTTCCGCTTCACCAAGATCAACTCTGGTGGCTTCTTATGCGACGGCGGTCGCCCAACACCAGTTCGATGCCCAACAAAATGGGAGGTATCAATCCCAAAAACACGAAGTTTTGACCGAATCAAAGATGATGAGGCACCCGAATAGGTCTTGAACCCCATCCGACGCATCATTTCTGACACCGAAGTCGAAACGGCAGCCACCTCTTCAAGCAGTTCCTTTGTGTACTTCCGCTTCATGGGACAAGGTACCTAGCATTGACGCAGTACCTTGTCCAGCGGTCCTGACGAGATTTGAACTCGCGATCTTCACCGTGACAGGGTGACGGGGACTCCAGGCTCCCCTACAGGACCAAATTTGCTGGGAAGAGGCTGGAAGTGAACCAGCCCACCGCACGCTGATCATACGTGTGTGCTCAACCGAGCTTCCTGGCAGAGGTGAAAGGAATCGAACCTTCCCTTAGCGAGCCAGGCAGGAATCGAACCTGCTACCAGCGGTTTTGGAGACCGCCGAGCTGCCTCAGCATTCTGACCCTCGTGTCCATCCATTTTCCTTCGCTGTCTTGCGACGATGGCAGTTGGCACAACGTATCTCACACTTCTCAAGCTCTTTCTGTACGGCTTCCCATGTGCGACCGGAAGTCAGCATCTTGGCGATCCCCGAAGCCTTCCGGCCACGCACATGGTCGGCATCGAGTACCACCGGGTCTGATTCACCGCAATCCACACACTTCTGGGTAGCCAGCCACACCCGGTACGCTTTTTTGACCTTGCGCTTGTTCGCAAGAGCACGGTCTTTGTATGGTTGCGGATGGTTGCGGTAGTGCTCCTTGCGGTACAACCGAAGACAATCAGGACAGGCCGATTGCCTCCAGCCTTTCGCTTGGTTCTTAAAGGCGTAGGTTTCTTCGGGAAGATCGTCCCCACACCGAGAGCAATGCTTCATACCCATGAGCGAAGTGTAGCACATGGTACTCCAAAGGCAAGACTCGGTTTTGGAGACCAATTCGCCGCCTTGGAACATGCACCCCTAAATAGTGACTCGCACGGGAATTGAACCCGTCTTTGCAGAATGAAAACCTGCCGTCCTTGCCGATAGACGAGCGAGCCTTGGTTGGTGTTGGTCTCAGCGGACCCGAGAGCGGGGGCTGGGGAATTTGGAATTTGTCAACGACCATGGCACTCCCTGCTTCCCAAGCGAGGAGATTAGAGCACGTACGACCCGAGTAATAGGTACCTTTCGGCATTGCTGTTTTAACCAGACATCGCATCGTAAGGTTGGGAGCCCTACTCACAAAGTCGTGCCCAAGTACCATGGTAGAGGCCCACGACCAACACCAGCGGAAACAGGAGGAGTCGAACCCCACACCTTGCGGTGCACTTCGGTTAGCAGCCGAGCCTTGGGCCATCCAAGTGCAGTTTCCAATGAGCCAGCGGGCGATCCAGATCGGGGGGCTTGAGAGGACCCACCCACGGCTCGGCGTTCCCAAGGGGAATCGAACCCCTGTTTTCAGATTGAGAATCTGACGTCCTTGCCGGACTAGACGATGGGAACAATCGGTGATGGGCAAGCCGTTGAGCAAGCCCGCCACCTTCACAATTGCGGGAGCTACCGACAGGATTCGAACCTGCTGACTCCGGTTTACAAAACCGGTGCACGACCTATCGTGCTTCGGTAGCACAGGGCCCACAAGTTGGGCCCCTTCGAACTTCTTACCCTTGACTTAGTGTCAGGAAAACAATAGGTTGCCACTCAGACGGACCTTGGAAGTGCAAATTCTAGGAGACGCCCAAGTGGCGTCCGGTTTGCGACACGTCCGAGAACTTCGGTGACTCCGAAGAGTTTTCGCCCCTGTCAGGTCATGACGGGAACACCGATACCCAAACACGCGACCCCCGGCAGGAGCGTTCTCGTAGGGCACATTCCACGCACTTTCACATGCGGGTCGACACCCGGTACTTGCCCCCAAACTTAGGGCCGGCAAAGAGTGACGAGACGTAATGTTGTTGGATTGTAGTCTCGTCGGCATCCGGCCTAGAGCCGCCAGGGGGAATCGAACCCACCTTACACTCGCTTACGAAACGAGGACTCGACCATCGAGAATTAGCGGCAATGCCTATTCGGTTGTCAAGGGTCAGGGGGGCGACGCCCCCATCGTCTCATGGTATACACCGAATGTTCAGTGTTCGGCCAGACTTTCTTCAGACCCAACGAGAATCGTTGTTGGCAGGCTTCGTGCAAGCGAGGTGGCGGCAGACGTCGATGCCCTTGAAGGTCACGAAGTCATCGTTGGGAAGCCCTTCACGCTTGACCATGCGGCGGGTAGCGCTGCGCATGTACTCTTGCGCGAGCTTGTTGACGTCATTGTCGAAGTATTCTGTCATGACTTCGTCATCGGCCAAGTTGGCGTAGACGTGGACGACGTGCTTGTAGCCGGTGAGCATGTTGCCCTTGCGGCCCCCATACACGGGGATCTGAAAGTGGTACCTCAGCCCGATGACTTCTTCGCACTCGGCGATGGTCAACTGGGGGGAGGTGGGCTCTTTGGGGGCGGGGAAGTTGATTTCGGTCTGCATGGACCCTCTAAGGAACGAGGGGCGAAGCGATCAACCAAGATTCGCAGGTTCTTTGGGCAAGCCCTTCGAATCACGAAGGACCCGGATGGTCGCTGCCATGTCCGCAATCGCTTCCTCGGAAGAGTCTCGGATGTGCGACCAGTCGAACAACAAGGGAGAGTCCGGGTTCTTGCCGAAGCCATCCGCCATGCTGCGGATGATCTGCTTGTCCTCATGGGTCAGAGCGTCTTGGTCCGAACCCGTGGGGGCCAGATGGCCCACCACGAGACACCAGTCACGGCTCACGAAGTCGTAACCGACGTAGACGTAGCCAAGGTCTTCCATGTCCTTGACGACCTTGTTGGCCGCATGACCATCGTCAAGGTCGCCATCACGAAGGCGGGAGACGCCTTCACCAAGGGTGCGGAGAACTTCTTTGGAGAGATTGAGCGTTGTCATGCACCCCCTAAGAGATGGGGGCAGGACCAATCAACCGACTTGGTCACCGTAAAGCGTTTGCTGGGTCACGATCTCGACCGTCGTGTGAACAGAAAACTGCTTTTTGGCAGCTTCCTCATCCGACAGCACTTCGTCATCCTTGCAGACGACCGTGACGCCAAGCCCATTGAGAAGGTGATACAGATGCCAAGCCAGCTTCGACTTGCCTTCACCAGTGGTGCCTTCGATGATGACTCTCATGCCACCATCTACACCAGTGGAGCTTGGATGCCTCGAACATCCCGCCAAGGGCTCTCTTGTCCCCCACGCTGTCGCCACCCGACAAACCCCATAGAGGCGGTGGTGAGAATTGAACTCACGTAGGGCAAATTAACAATTTGCTGCCTGGACCACTAGGCTACACCGCCAAACTTTGCCGGGGGGCGAACCCCCCGGCGCACAAACTCGGGAGAGGACTAACCCCTTGCTGCCACCTGACCCGCTGCCGGCTCCATGCCGGTCGTTGTGAGGTGCCCGGCCCTTATGAGGCCGATGAGGCGTTTCCAAATCCCGTCAAGTTGTCATGGATCAGCGGGGCTCGTGCCCCTAGATGGAGTGGAGAGAATCGAACTCTCATTGACTGATTCAGAGTCAGGTGTCCTACCGTTGGACGACACTCCAATTGCTCGGCCCTCACGGGGCCTTTTCAAATTCCAAGTTTCATAAGCCTGCGTTTCATAATTTCCAAGTGATTCTCAGTGGGTCGTCGGGGAATCGAACCCCGCCCTGCCGGGTAAGAGCCGGATGCTCCGCCTTGGAGCTAACAACCCATTTGGTAGGACCGAAGGGACTCGAACCCTCACCGAACAGATTAAAAGTCTGTCACGCTTCCAATTACGCCACGGTCCCAGGGGGACCTATTTCAACCTCGCCTTCATTCTGTTGTCCTCAGTGGGCCGTGAAGGAATCGAACCTCATAGTCATTAAGACGGGAGGGTTACAACCTCCGGGCGGTCCCAGCCACCTATTCACGACCCAAAACCTATGCCCCAAAAACGACAAGCCGCCGTGGTTTCCCAGGGCGGCTTCGGTTTCTAGAGTACCTTTGCCGCCCTACGTACCCACCTCCGGATTGGCGATCATGATGGAGGTGGGAAGCTGGGAATACGCGCGATCATGCTTTGTCAAGGCTTCAGCGCTAAAGCTTCCCTGGACACACCACGACGCACAAGCCGTTTGGCTTGAGGTGCGTTTGGTTTCTTGTGTCCTGGTACTCATGGTGTCCTGTGAATGATGTTACACCTGTCAGACGTGCGGTCAACCCAAAAAGAGCATTTTCTTTTCAAGTCAATCAGAACACTGATTCGTTGCCCACCTGGGTTCGATGAATCTCGTCGCCAAAGGCAACGGCGCCGGGCCGGAACCCTGCCATGAGCCAGGTCGGCGTGAAGGGGGCCCAAGGCGCAATGGGGTCGACCGTCCAGGTCGGTGCCGGGTCCAAGACCCCGTCGATGAGCAAGACCGCATGACGGGTCCCTGCAATGGGACTGAGCGCGTTGTAGACGATCCGAGCCTGGTGCCTACCCGCAGCCAAAATCAATGATGACGTCACGCCAGCCCGGACGGTACCAAGCTCATCCGTCACGCTCGCGAGGATCCGGTTGGCGACGTTGATGCCCACCTCGCTGATCGCTGTCGGAGCATCCGAATCCGTCAGGGACACAATGGTCCGAGCAACGCCGAGCGTCGTGAGGGTGAAGTCGACGTCAAGCACACCATGGAACTTGCTGACTCGCCCAACGGTTGGTACCCCCAAAACTCCCGTGGCAGGATGAGATTTTTCCAACAGATACATGCGGCCGGAACCGACCATGTCGAAAGCGTAGCCAGGGATGGTTTGTGCCCACGTGGGGTCATGCATCCGACGTCCATCGAAAGCGTTGCCAGAAACCATGGCGTAATTGATGAGGGCCCCTTGGGGGTTCACGGTGCGATGTGCCATACCAAGGGCAGAGCAAAAACACTTTTGCGAAACCCAAGGGTATGACTCCGCTTCCGAAACCCGTTCTGGCACAACTCCGAACGGCTTCTTTCAAGGCTTCTGCCAAGTCTCCATTCCGTTGTCGGCACCTGAGCCCCGAATGGAATTCCTTCGTCGAATACTGGGCTGGCGTGTCCTACCACTTCATCGAGCAAGCTCTGGGACCCTACCAAACGCAGCCGCTTCCCCTCATCAAGTCCTTGGAGCCGGGGATGCGAGCCGTCGGGGCTACAGCCTCGTTCAATCTCAGCACGGGTCAAATCATGCTGGATTCAATCATCGAGGGGGACCCTGGCAAGACTTTGGAAAAGATCACTCATGAACTGATTCATGGGAGCCTCGCCAACTTCCCCGACGACCCCTTTTACGATGAGGGCTACGTCGACTACACAACCTGGGTTCTGTCCCATGCCCCCATCTGGCGAGAGCACCAGGCGGCGATGAAAGTCGCTGCGGAGTACAACATCTCGGAACGGCGCCGTCGGGCCTTCCTCGACCAAAACGACTACGATCGGAAGCGTTGGGCCGGGGGCACGTTCGCAATGCTCGCCCGGGGTCCCTACATCGTCTCGATCCTGAGAATGAAGAAACTCGAAGGGGACTTCACATGGTGACCATGGCCCACGTCATTGCTTCCCGATTCCTCGACAGGATGCCCGGTGGTGTTGGCGACAAGAAAAAGCCCTCTGACTTCGACCCCGCTGCCGTTGCAAAGGGGAAGAAAGTCGAGATGGAACACACCGACGACCCTAACCGGGCAACCGAGATCGCCGTGGACCATCTCTCTGAAGACCCCAAGTATTATGACAAGCTCGAAGTCATGGAAAAAGGGGCTTCAGACGAAAGGGTCACGATCGAAGTCACCGTCTCTGCCGGACAATCGGTCAAGACCCTGAAGGAACTGCTCTTGGCGCTCAAGCACATGGGCGACATTGGCTCGACTCGGGAGATCAACATCCCCAACGACGGCCGGGAGAAGTTCTACAGCGGTGAATGGGATGGGGACGGGTCCGATCGAATCTACGAAATCAGGATCGACGGAGAACCAATCAAGTGAGCTATCATGATGAGGATGACGATCAGAACGTCGCCCTCATCATCTTCATCCTGGTGTTGTTCATCGGGGGGTGGATTGGCTACGCCGTCTTGGAGTTCCTTGGATTCGTCACCTTCTATGACTTGCGCTGATTGGTTCGTGTACATTCTCCAAAGCGAGGCGACGGGGACCTTGTACACAGGAGTGAGCAACGACCCATGGGCACGTTTGGTGAAACACAATACTGGCAAAGGTGCCAAATTCACGCGTTCAAGACGACCGTGGAAGATGATCTATCTGGTGGGTGGACTGTCGAAGTCCGAAGCCCTGAAAGCCGAAGCGTGGATCAAGAAAATGAAGCGAGTCCAAAAGCTCAAGCTCGTTTCCGGCGCTTCTTGGGCAAGTTGATCTCGAAGACCGGAAGAGACAACGGTTCCCGGTCGAGCCCTGCCAGGTAGGCGACCCAGCCGCCCGCCACTGTCATCCCGATCGATCTCTCCCCAAGCAGCGTCGTCGAATTCCAGGCGGCGATCTTCTGAAACCACAGCCCGTCGAGAAGCTTGGCAAGCCTCACTGCATCCACAGCAACGCCAAGTAGATTGCACGGGGCGATCCCCGTGTCCTCTTCCCTCGAAATCTGAGTCACGTCTTGTGCCCACTTGGCAAGTTCAGGAACCGAAACGGCAGCCTTGTCTTGGGGGATCTTGGATTCCAGGATGTTGGTGATCCGAGTCACTTTGTCAATTGGACCTTCGTAGGGCTCAAAGTCACCACCTCGCATGGCAACGACCCACTTGCGATCCGTGGCGACGCTCCATTGAACCTTGTTGACTTCGAGCCGAAAAGGCCGTTTGTTCCAATCAGAAGGTCCAACGAAGTCTTTGAGCTTCGTGGTCAGGTACGTCATTTCTAAAGATCCGGGTCACAGTCCAGGTCGTTAATCATGTCGAAGATGTTGCGGGCATGCTGCTTGTCCCGCTCGACCCCCTCAACGATAGCCAAGCGCTTGGTTGCTGTATCATGATACACCGGGTCTCGTTCAATCCCGACATATTGCATGCCAAGCTCGACCGCCGCTGCACATGTCGTCCCGCTCCCACAATACGGGTCGAGCACGAGCCCACCGGGCCGGGTGACGAGCTTCACAAGCCACCGCATCAAAGCGATGGGCTTGCGGGTCGGATGCTTGTTTTCAAGTTGACCACCCATCGTTGACTCCGAAGGGCTCACCTTCGCTGTGTACATGAACGGGGCGTCAGGGATCTCTTGTCCCTCGAACTGTGGGAAGAAGCGGGAAGCCCCTCCGGAATCGTCATGACTGACTTGCGGGGTTCCCACAGGGGTAGTTCGTTCTTTATAGGTATTCCATTGGTAACCTTTAGCAGTAGCTTTGACCACAGCACCCGAACCGCTGGTGAGCATCCCGCTTTGCTCATCCAAGGCTTTGACCGGACAACCATCGGCGCATTCGTAGACCGCTTCCTCGATCTCGCCGCCCTCGGTTGACTTGAACGAATGCCCAGCGCCATCACCGAAGGGCTTCATACCGTCATCGAAGCGGTTGATGGTCGGAGCCTTGACCTTCTTTGTTCCAACGAGCTTGCACTCAGGAAGATGAGTGAACGTCACATTCGGAGGCCAACGCCCCTCACCCTCATTGACCCGGGCCTTGGCCCTGTCTTCGGTGCCGTCCCGCTCGTGACTCCACAGCCGGCCCCCGCCCCCTTTGAGAATCTCACCGCTGCCGACCCGGCACTCACCGATGTTCAAGGCGCCGGTTCCGTGCTTGAGGACGTTTTCGGCCACAGTGCCTTCGAGCGGCTTTCTAAAAACAAGGATTGGTTCCCACAGGGGTCTCAGAGCCGTGCCCCATCCATCCCACATCTCAGCTTCGGCCGTGGCCGGGGCTGTGACGTCAGGAACCTCTTGCCATCCACTACCACTGGCGTGTGGACGACCCATAGTGTCAATCCGAGTAGTTGATGCGGGAGATGAATGTTTTCCAATCACCTCTCGCTCGGCTCCCGCCGCCTTGTCAATGGCTTTGCTCACGTCGTGGTTCTTCGGGAAGCCTTGGCCTCGAAGCCAGATGAGAACGCCGCCGTAGATGCTGGCGATCGTGTCCCGGTCCGTGAACCCCGCCATCCGGATCCCCATGCTCATCAAATCCCACGTCCTGGTACCTGCCAAACTCAGCAGATAGCCCCCGGGCTTCAGGACCCGGTAGCACTGGGTCCAAAGCTCAACGGGTGGAAGATCCCAATCCTTGCCCATGAAGTCCCCACCCGTGTTCAAACCGCCGCCTTGAAGGAAGGCGATGATCTCTTCTGGGGTGGGCTCATGGTTGCCGAGCCCGTAGGGAGGGTCGGTCACGACGGAGTCGACGGATTCGTCTGGGAAGGATTTGAGAACTTCGAGGCTATCGCCCCACAGGATGACGTCTGACTCCATGTGGGGGAGTATACACCTAGACGGCGGCTTTGATGTACTCCTCCAAGACGTCCAGAACCTTGGGCTTGTAGTTTTTGTGGAAGTTGCGGTAGGAGATCGGGTTCTGTTGGAAGAAGGGGATCATGGCCGGCTTGTCCTTGTCCTTGTCTCCCACAAGCTCGTTCGTATCGTAATCCAGAACGAGCCCCATCACGTATTCATCGGCAGGCCACTGAAAGTTGCGCTGAAGGATCCGACGAAGGTCCCGGTGAAGCTGCCCGGTGGTCCGATCGATGATGTAATCTTCGAACGCTTCCAGGTCGGAGGTGTCCTCGACGTCGACCTGAACCTCGCCACCACCCTCATCATCCGTCTTGGTCAAGGAATCCGGCTCGCCACGGCGCCGGACCTTCGTCATCCACTCACGCAGGATGTACTTCATCTTGCCGATGACGTAGTTCTCCGCTTCCGTCCGAGTGCCCGTGAGCTTTTTGAAGTTCTTGAAAAAGAAGATGTAGACCGCTTGAAGCGCGTCGTTGGCACCTTCGACCGGGTTGTTCATCCCAAGCTGCCGAGCCACGGCATAGGCTTTCTTCCATGCCTTGTCAGCAAACTGCGTTGCCTCCCGAATCGTCGGCGACGGGGGCACCCGAACGAACTGGTCATCCTTCGGAGCACGCTCGGCCCACTCGTAGAAAGGCTTGCCCTTGATTTCGGGCATGTCCTCGATCTCCGCACGCCCGAAGATCCCGTACATGGCGGTGGCCCAATTGTACTGGTTGGTGGCGGAAAGGACGTAGAAAAGGTGGGCGACGCGAACCGACCTGGGCAGGGTGGCGAAGATCCTGCGGCGGGTGTCAGCAGCCGAGCGGATGAGGTGTGCTTGTCGAAGTTCCATCGCCTTAGCAATGGGACAAGTAAATCATCCGTGTCGAACGGCCTGGAAGGTGCGGGTCGAGATCTGAAGCTTGGTCGCCACTTCGGACAGGGTGTAGCCCTGGCGCATCATGTCGAGCACGTTGACCATCTTCTCTTCACCGATGGCGTCACGCAGACGGCCCAAGGTCATGTTGCGGTCGGTCACTTCGTCCACGCCCGTGCACTCAGTGTCGGCGACGTGGGATTCCCACGAGGTGCCGTCCTCGAAGGGGGCAAGGTACATGTCCCGGTCCTTGCGGCTCTTGGTCCGCAGCCAGTTGGCGAAGTGCCGACGCACAGACAGCGTCAGGTAGGCTTCGAACTGTCCCTTGGTCACGTCGCCAAGCTTCGCAGCAACCCGGGGCTCCGGATGCTTGCGGAAGTAGTTCGATGCGTCAAGCGCTTCGATGTCCTCGTAGGAGTAGACGGCCGACTTGGCTCCGAAGCCACCACTGAGGGGCTTGGGCATCATTCCGACAGTCTTGCGTCCCTTGTTGTTGCGGACGCCCCGCCAGATCGCGACCTTGAAGGTCGGGAAGGGTACCCCAAGGTACGCCGCAGCTTCGGCACCCGTGAAGGTCGCTTGGCATGCCGACTGCTTGAACTTCTTGAGCACGCCCACGCCGCCCGCCGACACGAGCCGCACCCAGATGTCCCCTTGGATGTCGTCGAAGTCGCTAGGGATGACGTTGTACTTGCGCAGAAGGCGAGCCACGAAGGATGCGTATCGGATGTACAGTTCTTGCTCGTCCCGAGGGACTTGGAAGGTGTCGCCCATGATGTGATCCCCTTAGCAGTCGGTGTAGTGTCGGGTTGCTACTTCTAAGGCACCAAGGTTGTCCCGATCAACCGTGATGTCCCAATAATTGGAGCGGATTATCCGCAGCGAACAGTGAAGTTCGCACCTATTCTCGTACACCAAACGACCCACGGGGTCAATCCTTTTTTACCTCTTCCCTTGGTGTAGGAGAAGCCATATGCCCCCCGCACAACTTCCACCTGAGGTGAAATGGTATTCCAAAGAACTAAAGGCCCGAAGCGCAGCCATCGAGGCGGCAGACAAAGAAAAAGCCATTGAGCCTGATTCCAAGGAAACCCTCGCCGAGCTACTCGGTACCATCGAAGATTCGTCGCTCTCGCACCACGTCATGCAGCATGCCATCGCTCGCCTAGCACAAGAGACGACGCCACCCTATCCGCTCACACAACCCAAGACATACTTCGACCTTGCATGCTTCGCTTGGCTCAATCTCGAAAATGCCTCAGCGCGTCATTGGTTCGAACGGCTCGATCCACTTTTCGAAGAGGAATCAGCCTTGTGGCAAGGACTTGAGGCTCAAGAGCTTCGGCTTTGGGTCCAGGCGATGTGGGCGTTCAAGAATGGTGAGAGGAAAGCTTCGAAGCGTTTTTGGTCTCAGGCGGTGAAGATCAGTGGTTCGTTTGGGACGGACGCTCATCCTACGATTGCTTGGACGTATGCTTGCACTTTCGCTCACGCGTAGCGTTTCGCTCAGACTCAACGTACTCGCCAGGCTCGTACTATGGGGTGGGATGATCTTTGTATCAGGAGCAGCAAGCTTCAGACGCTAGGAGTCTAGAGAGACTCCTAGAAGTGTATCCTCTTAGGAAGGTGATCATACACTTCAAGGGAACTACTTAGCTCAACCCCCACTGAAGGCGTGGATCAACACACCGTGGGGATGTACAAGCGCGTCGATCAAATCGACCCTACTGACCCCAGATCAATCTCCAACTGGTGTAAGTACCATGGCCAAGCTCGTTTTGGCAACACCCTAATCCACCGATAGGAAACTCACCTAAGAGATGATCGGACCTACTTTAATCGAGCTTTCGGACGTGAACGGCAAACCAAAAGCCCTCGTGGGGGATCTTCCCACCCCCTTGCGTGTAGGTGACCGGCTCACACTGAAGTTCACGATCCGTCGCACGAACAAGGGACGGCTCGAACAACTCGATGTAAATGGGGAATTTCGTATCACGACCGTGTCCTTCGACGCCTCAGCGAGCCCCCCTCGCCAGGTGATTTCCGTCCAGAGCGAAGACGTGCCGAAGTGGCGATCCGTGAAGAAAGCTTCCAAGAGCCGAATGGCCCCTGCGAAGTTTCCTCGAACCAAGATCAGGTAAACCATGCAGCCGACGATTGAAAGCAACCGTCCTTCCCGTCCCCCGTCTGCCATTTGGATTCCCGACAAAGGCGAAGTCAGCATCTACCGTGGAACCCCTGTTGAGATGGTTCAGCAGATGGCTGAGGAGATGACGGATACGGAAGGCACCCCTGACATCTTCGAAGCGGTCGACATGCTTTTGGAGAGTCTCGCCGATCACCGGGACATCTACGTCAATGTCGACCTTGATGGGGTCTCTGACGAATCGGTGATGGCGTCGACGCTCATCCAAGTCCTTCTCGGCATCGGCATTGCTAAGCCAATGCCCAAAGCGTAGCGCCCCTTCCTGCCCTCCGTCAGTCTTCCAGGTCGAACAGCATCTGGAGACTGACGAGCGCCGTGTACAGGTCCCCAAGGTACGTCAGAAGCTCACACGCTCGCTGGCTCGGCAAGTCCTTGCGGCCCTTAAGCTCGGCTGCCATGCGCAAGGCCCGGGAGTCGTCGGTGTGCTCCAAGTCGAACGTGAAGAGCCGACCCGCAAGGTTGATCGTCGAGTCGTAGGACCCAAGCTCGATCCCCTCTTGGCGGATGTAGACGGCGGCTTCGTCCACGATGGCTCGGTAGTGGTTGAGGGCGGCGTTCATGTTAGCTGATATCCCAGGCGGTGACATTGTGGGTGTCGATGATGTCAGTGTCGCCACGACGGATGGCCTGGCGAGCGGCACGGCGGTTGGCACGGTGAGCCTTGCGGGCAAGGCGGGTAAGGTCACGGGCACCGCCATATACGAGGCGGGTGCTGCGGCGGGCGGCTTTGGTGACAGTGTTCATGCCCCCTCTAAGGCGGGGGAGACGGCTCGATCAACTGCCGGGGGGCTTTTTTCTGAAGGCGTCGATATCGGTACCAACGGGGCCACGAGCTTTATCCCCGCAGTAGTGACCGGCATAGGGCTCGATATCCCCAACGACCGTGTGAAAACGCACCTGGGCGATGCGCATCCCGGGAAACACCCTCACCGGGTGCTGAACGGTGACTTCCATTGTGTATTGCCCGTCGAATCCGGGATCGATGTAGCCCGCCGTCATGTGAACTTGGATGAATAGCCGCCCCAAACTCGATTTTCCGTCGAGCACGGCGACGTAGTCCTGCGTGCACACACGCTCGTTCGTGTGCATGAGGTACCCAACACCAGGCTTGAGCACCCACCCCCGGTCCGGATCAATCTCGAAAGTCTTCGTGTCGAAGGGCTTGCGAATGTCGAGCGTCCGATCATGCGGGAAAACCCCACATCCGTCCGGCCCACGTCTTTTCTTGTCAGAAACGCCGGCCCATTCGTCGATCCACGTCCAACCAGCATAGACCGCCACAGTCTTGCCAAGCGTCAGGTCATAGCTCGCTGGGTTGATCTGTGCCGGGTCGTACGGATCGATGAAAATCCGTCCTTGCAAGATCTTCTGTTGGATTGCCCTGCCCGAAAGAATCCCTGCTTCCATGGGAGCGTACCTTACCGCATCTGATTCAGATGCCTCAAGAGGGGGGATTGCAGACAGGTTCGATTTCGGAACAGTACGTGATCGTATTCACGATGCACTCCGTGTTCCAAAAAACGCCGTCTTTGTGTCCTTGGATGCAGTCCATCTCACAGGTGATGATGCCGCCGTCGCCATCATTGTAGTTCAAGGATTCCTCGCAGGCGAATGCCTCCGGGGCAGCATCCGGGTACAGGGGCATGATGCGCATCTTGGCGCACGCCTCATCGCAAAGCTCGGCCCCTGTGACCGGAGTGACGTGCGGAGCCGGGTCACCGGAAGGGTGCCCGGAGCAAGCCGCCAAGGAAATGGCGAGGATTCCAGCGATGGTGTAAACGTGCAAAGTCATCACAGCGCACCTCTCGTGGGGACCCAAAGGGACTTGGTCCGGCTCCACTTGACGAAGTCGGGGTTCATCCAGAAGTAGCCCTTGTCACCCCACCGTGTGCTCCAAGAATTGCGGGCACGGAACGCGTTGCGGGTTTTCGACCACCCGCAGATGACCATGGCGTGACCGCCGACGATGGTGTCACGTGGGATTGTGACCGTAGCGGTCCCCTTGTGGGCCACGAAGCTCTTTGAGACCTTGGTACCGAACAGTACCGGGTGCTTGGCACTCAGGGCCTTGATGACGGCTTCTACGCGATCGTTGCCTGTGTCCCCGATGCAGTAGAACTTGTCGCACCGGTTTGGGCTGGCTTCCCGGAAGCTCATGATGCTCGGGCGGCGGGTAGCCTGATTCGTGTCGTAGGGCCAACGAACCTCTGTGCAGATGCCGTAGCGGGCGACCACATCCATGGCGAGCCGGTTGAAGGTGCCGGATCGAGCGTTGCCCGTCTGGTTGGGGTTCATCAAGTTGCGGGCGCACCACCAGACGAACATCCTCGACAAGTGAGGTACCTGGCTCGGTGGGATGTCCTTCCAAATGGACTGCGCCGCCTCCCACAAGTCTGCCGTCGCGTTGCCGACGCAGCTTGGAAGGTGGAACTGATCCGAGACTTCCTTGAAGTGGGGCGTCAGGTCAATCTCCCCTTGCGGGGTCACGCCTGATCCAATCCCACTGAGGCTGAATGGAAGGTCCCGGGTGTCAGGCGGGTCGTCCACCCAACCGAACGTACGTGGAACCGTGACTTCGGCGATTCGGATTCGCCGGAACCGATTGAAGATGCTGAACATGTCGAGTCTCCCTATGCTGAGAGACTCTTCACAAGAGGATCAACCCTTGCGAGTGGCACCGGATAGGTAGGTCGCGTTCCTGGCATCGGCAACCGCACTCAAGTCGGCAGCGCCCACGTTCACGAACACACCAGCGAGCCGAATGGCGCAGACGATGATGTGAACGTGGTGGGCGACTTTGGACATGACACCCGTAAGGGACAGGTACCAGGCCGATCAACCGAGTTTTTGCTTTAGCTGTTCAGGAGGGTATGCCCACACGCCGGGGGAGACAGCCTTGACGGAATGACCCGGTACATAGTCACTTCGGATTCGGGTCGGAACCGCTACGAGCCACCGCTGAACGGGGATCGCCACATGCTTTCGAAAGTGCCTGACCGCCGCATCCGGCCCCTGACCGCCCTTCTCGAATCCGATGACCCTTCCTTTCGGGCCTTCCACCAAGATCGTCCAGAAGGTCCCTCCTACCCGCTTGATGCCCCGCTTCTCAGACAAGCCATGCAGGTAGAGGACGGCTTCCCACAGCCCGGTTTTGATCAACCCCA